CTGCAGTCTTAACAATAGGGCCATTATCTTTTTGCCATTGTTGTTCTTCTTCCATTTGTATGGCTACGTGATGTCTATTAATCATCCCTGTGTTTGTTCATTTCTTCTAGTACTTTTTCTAATGCCCACTTTTCTGCAAAACGTATTAACTGTTCTTCAGTGTATTCTTGTTTTCCTCCTGGGTCAAATATTGAGTCATCCTCATGTATTGAGTGTAAATATTCTTTTGCATCCATTTCTTTAACGCCCTTATTAGTGAGAGGGACTTTACTCTTTAAATTCAATTCCGTTAATTCCTTTCCAAGTATTCTCTGTGTCATCTACTTTTACTTCTTTGTTCTTTACTACTAATGCTAAAACTAATATTATCACTAATGATATTAAAGCTACTCTTTCTATTTTTTTATCCATAGTTTCTTTGTTTGTCTTTTAAATTGATGAATAAACAAGACAAATTAATTGCCAAACTACTAATAATGTGGATATTATAACAAATACCACTAGAGGAAAAACACACCCATACATTGCTTGGTCATCTTGTTTCATAATTCTTTATAGTATTTAGAACCAGTGTTCTTTGGTTCATATTTTTTGTTATTATTATAGTCACCAGACTTTCTTGATCTCATCTCACCAGTATCAGGATTTCTTTCATAGATTTTATCTACAAATATACCTTCTGTTACAGATACAACTTTGTCCATGTTTTTTACAAGCTTTTCATTTGCTTTGGTGACTCTATTGCCTCTAATAGATCCCATTACTATAAGCACTGATGCTATAAATAGTACATAATATATAAATATTTCCATAATCATTTTTTTAGTGTTTCAGATAGCAACGGTGCTATAGTTTCTTTTATTTTATTTATTCCATGTTTTTTAACAGCATCAGATAGATCTTTTTCAATTTCTAAATAAGTACCGTGAATTTTATAGTGTAATAAATACTTATTTATTGCAGCATGTCCTGCTTGATCATTATCAAATAAAGTAATAATCTTTTTAAATTTACTTTTAAGATTATTTATTAAATAGGGTTTAATCATTGTATTTTCACTGTCTGGTGCAATTACTTCAACATTAAAGTTGAACTGTCTTAAACACATTGCATCTTTTAGAGATGAACAAATAATTAAATTTGGTTTTGTATATACAAGTTGATCTAGACCTTGTGTGTATGGTCTAACTTTAATGAACTTATAATTTTTTTGAGATGGTTGGTAGATTTTATATATTAAGCCATTCTTGTCAAAGTATCCATACATCTGCTTATTTCTAATAGTAATCTTATCAAATGAGTTATCATCCTCCTTAATCATATTATAATACTCAATTGGGTATACATTAAACTCTTCAAGAATAGAGGCACCAATGTTAAATGATAACCAAAAGTCAACATCCTCATTATACCATCCTCTTTTCTTTATAAAATCAACTTTATATTTTGCAGCTGGAGTACATTCTATTCTATCATGTTCCCCGTGCTTAAGGATATACTTATTGTAATCCTCAATTATACGAAATAATGCTTGTGAGAAATTTAATTTGAAAATCTCTTGAACTAAATCTATTGCACTACCCTGGCTTCCTGAACTAAAGTCTTTAAATCTATAATCTCCTGTAGTTTTTCCATAGTATATAAACATACTTGGGGTTCTCTCAGTAGGATTAAAAATAGATTTAACTTGTAAATCTTGTCCAAATAGTCTTTCTGGTAGGTCTAGATAGAATTCAAATACCCAAGCAGTATTAACATCTTTCTGATCTTTTATAAAATTCTTTGTACTTATCATAGTTAAAAAAAGGGGACAGTTTCCCATCCCCCTTATTTATTTAAATATTAAAGCTCAAAGTCTCCTCCTGTTGACCCATTTGTCTTTGGTTCAAAAGAAGTAGATTCTTGCTTTTTTGCTATAGCTCTAATATGCACTGATGCATCAAAGTTTAATAATCTTGTAGTCATAGGTTTTAGATTTTCAAGTCCAACTCCTTCTTTAGAGATTCTTGGAATGTAAAGATCATTATTTATATAACCTTCTTTGTTTTCCCATTCTCTTGATGCTAAACAACTATTCATCCATTCAGAACCTTTTTCATTATCAGTGAATAAAGATGCACATTGAGTCATAAAGTCTTCAATTGTTGCTGCTTCAATAGAATCTAAACCATCTCTCATATCAAGAACTTCAGATAAGAATATCATAGATTTAAGAATCTCTTGATCTTTACTGATTTCTCTACCACTTGGTAATGTTGCATCCTTAAATGGAAATGGACTCATTCTAACTCTACCAACTTGACCTTCATATCTTCCTAATGAGGAATTGTTTTGATCTCTTAAGAAACCTTCAAACTCTCCTGTTACAGGACGGCTTTCTATATGCAACATAATATTATGTGCTTCAGAATCATATGGTGTTAAATCATATGTGATCTTGTTGATTTTGATTTCATGGTTTCCAGGTCCAAGAACTGGTCTTGCTTTTCCTGATCCTGCTTGTAATCCCTTTGTGTTTAACATAACTTTCTTTTTTAAATTTAATTCATTCATATTACTTTTTTTTAAGATTCATACTTTGTTATACAGTCTTTTACAAACTGTAAATCATTTTCTATAAAGGATTCCTCAAACATTTCCATAGGAGACTTACATGTGTTTTCTCCATTGTTCTGTGTATCAAATCCATATTCTAATTTGTCCTCACTCTTCTTTACTCTACCAAATAATACTATAGAGAAAAGGCCTTCCAAAGTTAATGTATTATCTATCATTTTACCAATAGTTTTAGCTTTAACTTTTCTGTTTCCGTTTACATCTGTTGTTTCTTCTGAATGTGTTAAGAAAAAGACATATAAATTATCTCTCAGATCTTTTGGCATCTTAGCAACTTGTGCTAAATTAGCTGCAATCTGTGTAAACTTATCATATCCTTTTTCATTTGCTCTATCAAAATATTCAAATGAACTCATATACTGCCAATCATCTATAATTAAATTAGTGATGTGTGGCATCTTATCATTAACATGCTGTATTGCTTTAATTATACCTGGAGCTGAAGAAGCTGAGGTCATGTTACCTTTTGGATTGTCTTTAGAAATATTTGAATAGTTCTTCTTCCAACCTTTAAAAGGTAATGGTTTGTTAGCAATGTTAATAATGAATGTTTCTTTTGGATCTAGGTTTCTCATACTTGTTGACTTACCTGTCCCTGAGTCTGCTATGACTAATACGCTGTGTGCCATTTATTTATTTAATTTTTGATTAATACTTAGTAATGCTTTTTCTATTCCTTTTAGTACATCAACTATCCCTCTTTCAGTTTCTGGGTTAGGTAATGAATCAAAAGCTTTTTGTTCTACTTCAGGATCTCCACTATTTAATGGTAATCCTTTTCTGTCAGTAACATCATTTATAACTTTCAATTTAGATACAGGAACAATATGTCTTTGAAATCCAGAGTTACTAGTTATCAATTCATAATCATCTTTCCAATTCTTATTATTTTTTAACAAGTATAATGTTCTCTTTGGATCCTCAGTACTATAATCTATACTAACAAACTCAGTATAAATATCTTTATTTGGGATTAATTCACTAGGAAAGAATGTTATATGTAAATCATCTTTCCCTGGTGGCCTGTATGCCATCTTTGGTATATATAGAGAATTATTTACACTATCTAAATATAGATTGTGCTCTTCTCTTAGTTTAAGTACTTTTGCTTTACGTTCTTCTGGTGTCATATATTATCTTCTTTGTTGTTGTGGTGGAGTATCCATTTCATGTATTTCCATTCTTTCAAATGCTGCTTTAAAGAATGACATACGTGCATCACCATTCCTTGCTTTAAGGAAGTGAAGTACTAAAGTTTTATCATCATCTATTATAAATCTATCAGGACCATAAAACTTAATTTTTTGTTTAGCAGGTCTATTAATTCCTATTAGAGTATCTGCATGTTGCAACATTGCATCTGAACCAAATATATCTGATTCAAGTACATAGTTTCCATACTTACCATCTACTGCTCTATCAGGATTATCAATATTTCTATTGAGTTGTGATAATGCAATAAACATTATAGGATATTCACGCTTAACTTGAGTGAAGAATTCACCTAACTCAAATAACATATCTAACCTGTTGTTTTGATAGGGTGCTCTCTTTACTAGAATAGTATGGTCTAGAGTTACAATAGTTTTTTTACCTTTATGCTCATTCATATATGCATCAATCTGTTCCCTCATCTGATTAACAGTCATTGGAGTAGATATAATATCAACTGGATTTGTAACTCTAGTTTTAGCATATGCATGACATTTGTCAAAAGTAGATTGGTCCAATACAGTACCAGCACTACATAATTGTTTATATGTCTGACCTGTAAGTGATGAGAATTCTCTAATAGCTGAAGTTCTACCTACCATCTCAAATTGAAATTCTAATACACGGAAATCTTCTTCAGGGTTATGTATAAATGATTCTCTTATGATTTGATCTTTAATCAAAGTTTTACCTGAACCAGGTCTTCCACCAATTACTGTAAGAGTGTTCCATTCTAATCCATCTGTTATAGCATCATTAAATTTAGGCCAAGGTGTTTGTATTGACTTTTCTTTACCTGACTGTCTGTCAAGCATATATTTAAGTGCTTCATTAAAGGCCGTATATTGACCTCCCCATGCTTTTTTATCTGTCATACTACATTATCTTTAAAATGGTTAGGTTGATCAATTATTCCATCTCTGATCATATCACAGTAATCTGCTAGATCAGAATGTTTGATTTTGTTTTTGTCTTGTTTTGAAATAAAGTATTGACTATTCTTCATATATAAGTATTCTTTATCTTCAAATTCATTAACATACATTCTTGAAGCTTTAATGATTTCTTCCCATGTAAAGTCATAACATTCAAAGAACCATCTAAATGCTGTCTCTAAACTTCTTATGTTCTGTCTTGCAGGTGTACCACTTGGTAACTTCCCTGGAGGAAATACATTCCTATAATTTTCTAACTTATCTGCAAAGTCTTTACCCATTAGTTGGATATTTGTTTTCTTCTTTGCTCTTACAAAATAGTTGTCATACTTTCTTATGATGCCTCTACCACTAGTAGTGACTGTATAACTTGTTTTATTTTCTTTTTTATGTTGAGCTACATATCCTTCCTTTACTAAGAACCCTACTTGTGACATTGGATTAATTTGAGGAACTGATATACGTTCATTTATAGAATACAGTAATAATAACTGATTTGGTGTAATATTTTCTTTAAGGATTTTTTGTAATAATTCCCACATATGTTGATTTAAATTTTGTTTTGCAAATATACTACTTATTAATTTTTTTACCTATCTTTGTACTATGAATTTTACTCTAAATGACATACAAAAGTTAGAAAACTCACATCATATTAAAATGCTCAGAACTAAACCAGATCATGCATATAATAAAATATTAAGACAATGGCAGATAAAGAAAAAATAGATAGCAACTCTATTATAACAATGGACAAATTAGAGTTAGCTGATAAAATAAAAAATGATTTACCTAAAAATACTATAGTAAAGATGCCTGATGATGCTCTTATAAATGTTAGTATTTCTGGTGTATTTAGAAGTGAGTTAGGCATGCTTCAAGAGTATTTATTTGATAAAATTCCAGATAGTGATCAAGAGTTAATAAAGATTCTTGCACTAATCAATACTTCACAAGAAGATATAAATAAAGCAATAAAGGAACATGATTTAGTATTAGATGATAAGTATTACGCTCTTAAAACAATCATAATATTAAATATGGAATTGAATTATAGAGCAATAGAACAAGGTGCAGCTGCTGTGTATGATAAAGCAGATGTTTATGAATCTCTAGCTGATGAACTTAAGGGTGGTGTTCTTCCTTTGTCTGATGAGGAAATAAGTAAAAGAAAAGCAGATGAAATAAAATCTAACGAAGATTAGATCCAACATCATCACCAATCTCAATTATATTCTGTATAACTGCATTCATCTCATCTTTATCACAATCTGCAAATGATTTACAATATTCTTGTCCATCTCTATTAAAACAGAGACCAGACTTTCTTTTTATTATTAATTTCATTTCTTCTAGACTGTATCCTATCTCTGCTGCTAATTCTCTTAGCATTACATAAACCTTTGCCAATTGTGCATTAGATCCTTTAGGACCACTAACACTAACAAACATTTCTACTTTTGAGCCTTCTGGTAAACTATCTACAAATTTATCATAGATAGTTTCCCTGGCTTTAATACTATGTTGGAGTTTTCCATCCCTTTTAACAAGGTTAGAAAAGAAATTTTGCTTACTCATCTCCTTTAGTTTTTTTATATACATGCCTTTCTATCTGAGATGCAGCATACAAACCTGTAGCTAATCCCAATACATATATTACTATTCCTATTATTAGATATAATGCTTCCATTATATTGTTTCTAAAATTTGTTCACACATAAAATCATAATCCATATCAACATCTATGAATGGTGCAACATTTACTTCAACGAGATTACCATTTTTGTCTTCTGCATGTATCATAACTTTATCTATGACTACCATTGCACTACAACCTGGTTCTTCTCTAGTTTCTCTTTCTGCTGGTTCAAATGTATAATGTAAATTAAAATCTGACCCGTCTATTTCTATAGTATGTGTATCTTTAAATGAATATACTCTATTTCTGCTCATAAAAATTTAATTATTGATAATCCAGGTTGTTCATCACCTGGATCTGTTATTATTATTTCCATTAATTGTTTTATTAAAATACTAAGGGTTAGACAAAGTATTAACCTAATTTGGCAAAAACGCCTTTATGCCCTTAACCCCTAGTATTAAATTATTACATCATTCCTGGCATTCCACCCATTGGTGGTAAATCAGGTGTATCTTTAGGAATTCTTGAAACAACACATTCTGTAGTTAGTATCATACTTGCAACTGAGGCTGCATTTTCTAAACCTACTCTAACTACTTTTGCTGGATCAATTACTCCTGATTGATAAAGATTTTCAAAGCGTTCAGTTTTTGCATTAAAACCATAATCATCTCCTGATTTAATTCTCTTTACTTCTGAAACAATTACACTTCCTTCTAATCCTGCATTTTCAACTATTTGTCTTAAAGGTTCTTCAACTGCTCTTTTTATAATATCAATGCCTGTTTTTTCATCAGCATTATCACCTTCTAAACTTTCTAGTTCTAATGCAGCTCTAATAAGAGCAACACCACCACCTGGAACAATTCCTTCTTCCACAGCAGCTTTAGTTGCAGCTAATGCATCAACAACACGGTCTTTCTTTTCTCTCATTTCAATTTCAGTAGGAGCTCCAACATATAATACTGCTACACCTCCTGCTAATTTTGCTATACGTTCTTTAAGAATTTGTATATCATAATCACCTTTAGTGTTTTCAAGTATATTTTTGTTTTGCTCTACTCTTGCATCAATTTGAATTTTATCACCAGCTCCATTAATAATAGTAGTAGTATCCTTATTAGTTACAATTTTATCTGCAGAACCTAATAAGTCAAGAGTAACAGCTTCTAATTTGAAACCTTTATCCTCTGATATAACTGTACCACCACATAAAACAGCAATGTCTTCTAACATGTCAGCTCTTCTATCACCAAAGCCAGGAGCTTTAACTGCAGAAACTTGTAAAGTACCTCTCATTTTATTCATTACTAATGTTTGAAGAGATTCTCCTTCAATGTCATCTGCAATAATTAATAGAGGTCTTCCCTGTTGTGCTATTTGCTCAAGGATTAACATAAGATCTTTCATTGCTGAAATTTTCTTGTCAGTGATAAGAATTAAAGGTTTTTCTAAAATAACTTCCATTTTGATTTGATCAGTAACAAAGTAAGGTGATAAGTATCCTCTATCAAATTGCATTCCTTCAACAACATCAACATAAGTTTCCATACCTTTTGCTTCCTCTATAGTAATAACACCTTCTGTTTTTACTTTCTCCATTGCTTCAGCAATTAAAGAACCAATAACAACATCATTATTAGCTGATATACTTGCTATCTGTTTAATCTTCTTATAAGATTCATTAACTTGTTTAGATTGTTTCTTGATATTACTATTTATAAATTTAACAGCTTTATCAATTCCTCTTTTAAGATCCATAGGATTGGCCCCAGCAGCTACATTCTTTAATCCTGCTGTAAGTATAGCTTGTGCTAATACAGTAGCTGTAGTAGTACCATCACCTGCTTCTTCATTTGTATTATGTGAAACTTGCTTAACCATCTGTGCTCCCATATTTTCAACAGGATCTTTTAAGTTTATTTCTTTAGCTACAGTAACACCATCTTTTGTGATGTGTGGTCCTGTAAATTCTAAATCAAGTACTACATTCCTACCCTTAGGTCCTAATGTAACTTTTACTGCATTTGCTAAAGCATCTACACCTCTTTTTAGTGCGTCTCTTGCTTCAATATCAAAAGTTATTTCTTTTTTTGCCATTTCTTTTTAGTTTTTGGTTTGTTTATTTGTCTGTTAAAGGATTATACCTAGTTATTTTTGTTGGATCAAAGCCACTCAGAGCAGAATCTACCCATTTCTCATCAACAGTATCAATATAGCAAAGAATATGACAAGTAGCAGTTTCTGTAGGGTTAAGTCTTAATAACCTTCCAATTCTCTGTGCTGTCTTTCTTTCATTACCATATGCATGAAGGATTATTCCTTCTTTAAGTCCAGGAATAGTAACACCTTCACTTAATTGTAACACACATGATAACTTATCTATTCTACCATCAGAAAACAACTCTAAGTTTTCTTCAGACTTCTTGTTTCCAGAATGATAACTATGCTTACACATTCTATCTGCTTGTTTTTGAGTGTTGGCAAATGTAATACATTTTTCAGAAACATTCTTCATTAATCCCAACGCATATGATTCTTTTGTTCCATAATCCATCATTGCTTTCATCCTCATGATTGCAGAGAACTGTTTTTGTTTCTGAGTTTGTGCTTCAACAAGTCTTTGAGTATAATACTCATAATCCTTCTTTTCATTAGTAAACCATGACCCACCTGTTGTTTTATTAACCTTCTTAAGTGTAGGTAAACCACTGAGGTTTAATTTATGAACTATGATTTTGTAATCATTTAATATATTACTATCAGTAGCTTCATCAACAGTGAAGTTGTATACAATAGGACAGTATTTAGATACCATTCTATATTTCTCAGTACCACGCCTTGTTGGTGGTGTACCAGTAAGACCTAAAATCTTACCTGAAAACTTACTAAGAAATTCTTCATGATTATCCAGGAGACTATGACACTCATCTAAATAGACAATATCATAATCATTTGGGTTCTCTTTATTTATAGAAAGGTATGTAGTAAATTTAATGTGACCACCTAATGCATCAGTTAATTCCATCTTAACTAACTCATCTTCCCAAGCATCTTTGACAGATAACTTTGGAATTACTACTAATGCTTTTAGAAACGGATTATAATTAGCTTGAAGGTGTTGTATAGCTATTCTAGTTTTACCTACACCCATGCTGATCCCTAATCCACATCTTTTATTATTTAATGTTAGCTCTAATGCTTCTTGTTGAACATTTTCTCTACTCATAATAAATAAGGTTTACCATTATTAATATTATCTATTATTTTTTTTATTGTACCATCTGGTTCAACATAATGTCCATCAGGTGCTGGTTTCTCCTTTTTTAGATTCTTTAAGATTTCTTTTTTCTGCTTATGCAGTTTCTTTGATTTGTGCATGAGTAAGATTATATTTAGCCATTACAGCTTTTAATTTAGTTTGTAATTTAGTTTTATCTGACTCAATAGTTTTAAAACGATTGGTCCCAGATGTGCTTATACCATTTAATTGAATTCTGTGTGTCATTACACTTATAGTTCTTTTTAGATTCTTACAAATCTCTAATGCTTTAATTTCCATATTATGTTTTTGGTATTGAGAAGCCTAATTCAATAGCTTCAGATTGATTTAATTCTATCCATGTATGACAACTTCTGCATACTGATAACCATGTAGTTATATCATTATGATATTTACCACGTCCTTTTTTGTGATGTACTTCAGATGCCCTTAATGCACAACCAGGTAAACTGGCCATACAATTAGGTTTATCTGTAAGGAATTCAACTCTGAGTTTTGTATACTCTTTATTGATCTTTCCCATTTTCTTAGAATGATTGTTCATGCAGCTTTCTTTAATGTAAGAAAGTTACTAGGTAACAAACCTTCTGAGATGAATTTGATTATAACATCTTCATATGTTATATTGAGTTGTTTGAGGGTCATTCTGTTAGTATATGTTGGATCTGTCTCTTTAGGATCTACTTGCATATACTTTGCTAATTTACTATGTTTGAACATAGCAAATACTTTATTGGCCTGTCTGTTACATATTTCTTGCTTCCAACAGTTAAGAACTTGTTGACTACGTGTCCAGACTTTAGAGATTCTTTTCTTCTTGTCTCTATGCATGATATTTAACTCTTCTTTCTTGTACATTTTAAAACCATGTAACACTCTTTTGAATAAGCTGTGTTGATATTGATTCAATTTTGTATAATCAATTGGTTGTACTAAGTCTTTAGTAATTGTTTGATATTCAGGTAACATACCTAAGTATGTGTATCTATCTAATCTTGATTTTATTTTAAGTTCTGCTAGTTGCGTTTTATTAAACATTTTAGTAAGTTTTAAAGTTTGGTTGTTAATTTGAGGTGTTAAAATAAATAGAGATTGCTACAAGTATATTATACTTATGACAATCTCTATCTAAAGGTGTTATGTGTGTTATAGGTTGAAGCTTACTTCTTCTTCTTCAACTAATACTTCTTCAGTAGATTCTTCTACTTCATCTACAATTTCTTCTGCATCTTCTGAAGCGTCAATTACTTCATTAGTTATCTCTTCAATAGAATCTTCTAGATCTACTTGATTTGATGGAACTACTTCAGTTTCTTTTACATTGTCTTTTAATAATGTCATAACTTCATCAGAATTTGCTTCTCTGATTGCTTGATTATTATTATGTGGTTGTAAATCATCCTCCATAGTCCCTGTTGGGTCATAGAATGATTTTCTATATATAGGTTCACCATCTTTACAACATATGATTCCAGTTCTACCAGCAACTTTTAAATCTCTGTCTGGATTATCTTTAGTAAATGGAGTGAATTGTTCTATTGTGTATATGCATCCTGGTAATACTTTCTTCTTCTTAATACCAATTGCTTTTAAATCTTCTACAAGTCCATGTAATAATGTACTCTTAGTTGATTTTTTTACCCATCCTGTTGTTGTGTAAGATGTACCTTCTTGTGTCAATCTAACATGTCCATAATCTGGATTGTTTCTTGAAATTCTGATTACACTACCCAATTCATCTTGGACAACGCATACTTTACCTTGTTCTGCCATAAGCTTTAATTAAATTTGTTAATAAATGTGTTTGAAAAATTATTTAGATGTCATCCCTGTTGAAATACTCATCTCTGAGCTTATCATCATTGGATATATTATCTACACCATATTTTTTATCTGCTGATAAAGGTTTTAATTCTGGTGCTTTACCTTTTGAATAAGGTTTATAAAATGGATCATTCATATCCATAGTGTAAGACTCACTGAGACAGTCTAATTCTTTTAATTCACTGTCAGTCATGTCTAGATATTGGTCTAGTGATAACTCTATTGTCCTTCCACTTGGTAATTGATATAACATTTTATTACGTAAATTTAATTGTACAAATCTACATAATTATACCTTTTGTTATACATAAAAAACTTGAGACAAGCAAACTTTTTACTAGTTATATAGCTAAGTGCCTACATAATAATTAAAAATCTACCTGACCTTTTAACATATCCCATGTCTTTTAGTTCTTTTATTTTCCTATCTACTGTTCTTTGACTTATATTAGCTTGATCAGCTATTGTTGCAATAGAAGGAAAACATTTTCTATTTTTATTTGCATATGTACATAATATGCTATAAATACCTTTAGCTTGAATACTAAGTTCAGGATCTTTTACAACACTGCTACTTACAATACCAAACCTTTCTTTGGTCATCCTGTAAGAAGTTGTATTATAACTACCAATACTATTCCTACAACACCAATAGAGAAACTAAGCATACTAGAATGGTAACTCTTTTTCTGTCTTGTTGATTGCATAATATATTTCTTTTATTATAGTATCTTTCTTTTGTATTTCTAAACGTTCAAATGGTACTTCTTTTCTTGTGGTAATAAGTTTACCTTTATCATCATGTGTAATAACATCTACATCAAATTTATAATACCATGGATTAAACTCAGTACTGTATGACTTATCATCTGATATTATACCAAATAGTTTATTTTGACCTGCATAAATGTTATTGTCTCTAAGTATATCATAGTCTACATCAATAATGTCATACTTCTCATCATTTGGAAAGTAGATAACATCACCTTTCTTAACCAATACTGGTTCTTTCTCAGTGACTAATAAATCTATAAGTGTAGATATAGCATGATCTGATAGGTAATTATACATTAAGTTAATCATATGTTCCCTATTCTTCACGTTTGTTTTAATACCATCAAGCAGTATAAGTGCTCCAGCATCATCTGATATGTTTATATTTCTTTTCATAATTCTTTTATTTCTTTTAAAAAAAGGGAGACCATTACGATCTCCCTTCCCCCTCTCAATGTAGCTATGTGGTTTCCCACCTAACTACTCTCACTATATTGTATGTATATATATGGTATATAATACTGGTGTTGTTAGTACGTCACTGATGACGTATTTTTATTAAATCCTGATACATTATTCTATATGTTGAGTCTCCATCTGTTGTACCATCTGTTAATTTTCTAAGTTGGTCCATAGATAAAGCTTTAATCATATTCCTAATGGAAGAGAGAGTTCTATTATGTACTCTTAAAATATTAAGATGTTCAAAACTGTCTTTAAGTTTAAGATTGAGATAACTCTCTTTGATATTGAACAGGTACTCATGGTTATTGAATTCAAACATTTCTCCTTCATCCATACTTACCTTGATAGAATTATAGTTAAGTGCCTGTGAATTGTTGATCATACCCAGTTTCTTTTGTAACCATTTAGGTGACGGTTGGAAACCACAATAAGTTGTTTGTAATACATTAGACTTGTAGTCTAACAGATCAGTAACGCTTAGGTTAAAGAACGTTTTAAATATAGACATCATGTGTTCATTGGATGATATACTAATACCATACTTTATATGTTCACGCTGTCTTATTCTTATTACGGTTGTATGATCAAATAGATCAGTCATTCCAACCAAATGTGATCACGAAGAATGGAAATACTATTCCAATCAATCCATTGTCCCAACCTATACCTATTGTGAACATTGGTACATATTCTATACCTACTTTGAATTTATGTTTTGGGTGTTGAAGATATAACATAGCACAACCTATAAGAGCAGTCATGTCTACTATTCCTAATGCAAGGAACTCAATAGGTCCTGACAATAAGGTTATGATGATTATGTTCATGTATATTAATGCTACTGGTACTATTAGTCCAGCTATTATTTTCTTGATAGTTACTTTCATTTCTTTATTCTTTAATTTGTTATTAATTGCCTAAGTGTATTGGACTGCCACCACAACCACCCTTTTGGGTGCCACATGATGTAAATACAAATGCTAAGGCTGTTATGAGTAGTGTAAATAAGATTAGAGTCATTGCTCTATCAAATTTGTTTACTTCTTGGTTATGTTTGTTCATGAGTTATTATTTTTGATGTTTGGGTAACTAGTATGCTTATCCTATAGAGAGAGAGACAACTGATAGTATAGTATCATACATAGGAAACATCTTTATTGCTATAAACTCATATCCATGCACTATTGCAAGATATTTCAGCAGACCTATGTTAATGATAGCTATATATTATATAATGGTAACATATTAGTTCTATTGTGGTAATATGTGGTATTATGTGGGTATATGATGTCCCACTCATCATGTAACACCTGTATTTAATTAATTTCCCTACCAATTAAAGAAGGAAAGATGAATTAAATAGGATGTAGACGGATAAAGGTTAGATAAGGGACAAGTAACTAGTATTTAGTCACATTGTCCCTATAAGTTGCGTCCACCCTTAAGGGAAGTAAAGGATACATCAAGTATCCTCACATATACATTACGCAGGTGTTACCCATTGTAATGTTGTCATCATTGGAGACCCGTCATCATTCTTGTTGTTACGGTCTTCAACAAAGTTTCCAGACATTTTGAAACCTTTAAGCTCCTGATTAGGTTTAAGCTTAAGGTCTCGTGGATCAATATCCACTAGACAAAGCAAACCAAACTGTAAGTTTGTTTGAGTTCTGGCTTGAACTTGCTTAGGACCATCTACTGTGTTGATGGTTACAGTCTCAGTAGATGCTACTGCTGACTTACAAACGATTGTGTTTGACCCCTCAGGGATTTTGTGAAAGAATACTGACATAATATGATTTTTTTGGTTGTATACCCAATGGGGGTACACCTCTACCTTTTTTAAGCTGGGGAGCAGAACAGTAGGACCTAACACTCATGCCACATATACAATTTTTCATTTAAGAATTTTTTATGTGGTGGGATTTTTGTATATTGAAAGGGTAGGGGGGGTTTGTTTAACAATCCATCTTTTATAAGAAAGAAGTACTAACCAAAAAATAATAAATGAATATTCCTAAATTCTTTAGATTTTTTTTTATTAATTTTGAAACCAAAAAATTAGAACATATGTCTGTAAATGACCCACTAGATAAGTATGATAAGTTAGATGAATATCAAATACAAGAAGCTGAGTATATAATAATGGATAAGGCGTTTAGGAATTCTTTTATGATCGTTACTAAAAAGAAAACCTTTGAAGAAGTAATGGAGTCTAAGGATGGTGCTTTATTAGCACATAATCCTGATGATGGTATTACGGATTATGAATTGGAAAACATGATGCAGTATTTCGTAGATGAAGAAGAATATGAGAAGTGTGCTGTTCTTAAAAAAATGTATCCAAAGATCAAGTGGGATATTCTTACTTAAAATAATTTTATGAATAATAAAGAAAAGACTCCCCCAAAGGGAGCAATAAGTTTTTCTATTACATTATCTGATGAACAAAAGGTAGCTAAGGCAGAAATTCTGAAAAATCCGTTTAACTTTATAATAGGTAAAGCGGGAAGTGGTAAAACTCTTTTAGCCGTACAGGTTGCATTAGATCAAGTTTTCAAACGCCAATATGATAAGATCATAATTACTAGACCAACTATATCTACTGAGGATAATGGGTTCTTACCTGGATCTGAACGTGAGAAGATGGAACCATGGTTAGTACCTATCCGTTCTAATATGCGTAAGGTTTATAATAAATCAGATAAGTTAGAAAAAATGGAAAAGGATGAGACTATTGAATTAGTATCCCTAGCTCACTTTAGAGGGCGTACATTTGATAATGCAGTAGTCATAGTAGATGAGTTCCAAAATCTAACTAGAGGACAGCTAGCAATGGCTATAGGTAGGTTAGGTAAGGATTCTAAGATAATCTTCTGTGGAGATTCATATCAAATAGATCTAAAGGACAAGAACTGGTCTGCATATCATGACATGGCTAAGTTAACTAATTCTAAGTTTGTATTTAAAGCTGTATTGGAAGATTCACATAGACATGCTGCAATAGATGAGCTGTTAGAATTATTAAATGGTTATCATTAAATATAAAACGTCACCCATGGCGTTATAGATAAAATAAAAGTATTTACACTTTATTTATTTAAACTTTTTTTGTATCTTTGTACTATAATTAACTATTAATAATTTAAAACCAATATTATGGCAGATCAAAGTGCGGGTAACTACTCTGATGAAGAGGTGCAGTTATCAAAAGAAGAAGTAGAAGCAAGAAGAGCTGAAGTAACAGCTTATTACAAAGACAGTATCAAAGACCTTAAAGTTCAGAAAGAATATGAGGAATTATTAAGAGACATTGAGGTAACTCGTTCTGAAAGAGTACAATCTCAAATGTATCTTGCTCAAATGATGTCAGGACCTAAAGAAGGAAATCCAGAAGATATAAACAGTGCAAGATCAGAAGCTGTAAGACAAGCATCAGAAGATTGGGATGCAGATCAAGCTAAAGCTCCACCAAAGAGAACTCTTAAAAAACAAGACTAATGAAGTACGGGAGAGAGGTGCTTCAAAGAGCTTTAGATTCTAAAGGATATAAGTATTTTACAAATGGTGATTATAATTTAAATATTATAGGTATTAGAAATGCTGATACTGATGATATGGTTACAAATAAATTTGATGACACTATAACATTATCCTATAAGAAAGATGGAGAGTGGCAGTATCATGAATTTGATTGTACCACTGATCCTGGAACCCATTGGGTAGATAATATATTAAATGAGGATGGTGTAGCTATTTTAAAACCTGGACAATATCCTAAGTCTCATAAGATCAGAAAGCATCAAGGTAAGTATGAAGCATTAGGTCAACAAAATCCTGTAACTGTTTATAGAGATAAGAATAGAGATGATATTTACAATATGAATAAAGAAAATACTGATACTGGTTTATTTGGTATCAATATTCATAGAGCTACTAGCCGTGTTGGAAAAACTTCAACTCAAGTGGATAAGTGGTCAGCAGGATGTCAAGTTATTGCATCTAATGATGATTTTAAATTGTTTATGAAGATATGTAGAAAAGCTAAAGCTGTATGGAGTAACAACTTTACTTATACTTTAATAACAAGCAAAGAAACTGATAGGACAAAAACCTGGATATAATGATAGTAAAGAAAGTAGAAAAAAAAGTTAGGATGAGTAAGGATGAGGTTATAAAATACCAAATCCTTACTTATTGCTTTCTTAATGACATACAAATAAGCTTGTCAGATTTATTATGTTTATCTGAACTTGCAAAATTAGAAAGTGCAGAACTTACAAAGTTTTGTTCTCTTATATCAGATAAAAAGATATTTAAGAGTTCACAGTCTTGTAGAAATGCAATTACTAAGGCAAGTAAGAAAGATCTAATAATCAAAACAGGAATTAATAAAAAGAACATTACACTAAATCCAAAAATAGAGATACAAACAAAAGGTACTATATTATTGGATTATAAATTATTAGGAGTTGAATCCTAAAAAGTATAAAGATCTTTATCCTGAAATTGCAAAAGAATGCAATGCACATGCTGACTTAGTTGGTAATCTAGTATCTTTTTATTATGGTAGAGTTAGAAAAGCTTTATCTGATTTAGATGCAAGTAAAATATACATACCAAATTTAGGAACTTTTACACTAAGAAAGAAAAGGTTAGAAAAAAGTATTAATAGAAACAAGGATATTCTTGGTAACATTCAAAAAAATACTTACAAAGGATATGGTAAACACATACCTGTAAAAGAAAAGATTGAGATACTTGAAAAGGCATTAGCTAATATGAATGAAGAATTAGAAACCAAAAATAAATTTAGAGATGAAAATAATTAAACTATTATCTGCAATTAAAAATGTTGATCAAATTTTTGAAGGTGTTAAAAATAACATTTTCAGATCTGATGATGTTGAACTTGTTGCAGCTGAAAGATGGGATATATGTAAAGAGTGTCCATCTCTTGATAATGCAGGTAAAAATTGTGCAGCTCCAGGAACACAACCTTGTTGTTCTGATTGTGGGTGCTCATTGGGTTTTAAATTGAGAGCTTTATCATCTTCATGTCCAGTAGGACAATGGGATGCAGTACTATCTGAGGAGTTAGAAAAACAATTTAAAGATAAAACAGGATATAAAGAATAAAATTATGGCAGTTATATTTAAAGAAGAAGGTCACATATATGAGAGTCTAGATGATAATCTAGATAAAGATAAAATCAACTGGACTAGTGTTACTAGTTTTGTAGGGAAGTTTAAACCTAAATTTGATGCTAAAGGTCAGGCAAAAAAGTCTGGTAAGAATAAGAGGTCTAAGTGGTATGGTATGACACAAAAAGAAATACTAGATGCTTGGAGTAATGAGACAGATAGAGCAATTGGTTTAGGTAATTGGTATCATAACCAAAGAGAAGAAAACATTTGTGAGTTTAATACTATTGAAAGAGAAGGTGTTAACTTACCTATTGTAAGACCTACTATAGATAAGGCAGGTATTAAGATTGCACCAGACCAAAAGTTAGAGGACGGTGTTTATCCAGAACTTTTTGTATATCTAAAATCATTAGCTATATGTGGTCAAGCTGATTTAGTTAGTATTGTTAATGGTAAGATTAATATACTTGATTATAAAACCAATAAGGAAATAAAGGAAAAAGGATATACAAACTGGGAGGGTATTACTTCAAAAATGTATAATCCTGTAAGTGATCTTGATGATTGTAATCTAAGTCATTATAACTTACAATTAAGTTTATATGCTTATATTATTAAGAAGCATAACCCTAAATTGAAGATTGGCAAGTTAATAATTCAACATGTTTCCTTTGAGAAGGAAGGTGAGAATGAGTTTGGTTATCCAATAACTAAGTATAATGATCAAGATGAACCAATCATCAAAGAGATTAAAATGTATGAACTACAATACTTAAAAGATAAAGTAGACAGTTTAATAATGTGGCTTAAAGATAATAAATAATGCTAGTAAAACTATTTGATATACAAAACGGAAAGGTGATACCTTCAGAACATTGTTATACAATTAAATCATTAAAATCTATTATGGATAAATATCCAGATACATTTTTATCTGTATATTTGTATATATTTTATATGACTTGTCCTGATCCAGATATGAATCCTTTTTTTAATATACCAGAACATGAAAAAGAAGATTTAATCATAGAAGAGGTGGGACTTGAAGAATCAACTGAAGATGTAGAGATAAGACAAGCTGTAGACATGTGTAAAGAAATGTATCAAACACCAACGTTTAGAGCCTATAAAGGAATCAAGTCAATGCTTGATAGACTAGCTAGATATATGGAAACTACGTCTATAGAACACGGTAGAGATGGAAATTTAACATCATTAGTAAACACTGCTGCAAAATTTGACCAGATTAGACAGTCATTTAAGGGTGCTTATAATGATATGAAAGATGAACAAAAAAGTTCTGTCCGTGGAGGGCAAGGACTTGCATATGACCAAATGTAATTATTAATATTTAAAACCAACAACATGAAAAAAGTAATACCAATGGGAAGAAGAGTTCTCGTTAAACAAGATGCAAAGATTGAAAAGATAAAGAATGGATTAATCTATTTACCTGAGTCTGAACAACATCAACCTCCTATGGGATATGTTGTATCTACAGGACCTAAGTGTGAACAAGTAAAAGAAGGTGATTATATACAATGGCCACTAGAAATTAATACTACTAGTATGTTACATGATGAAGAAGAACATCTTGTTATTGATGAAGCAGCTATTATTGCTGTAATGATGGATGTATAAAAAAGTTCCTACATATCAGGATAGTAAATGGGGTTATAAAGAGTTTGAAACTAAAGAAGATTTCATAACCTACATGCTTACTCTATTTAAAGAGCCTGGACAATATAATTTTGATAAGACTGCTTTAATGTTTAATGAACAAGCAGTCTTATTTAATTCTCAAGGGTTTTATTGTGATAAACCTTTTAGATCAAAAGATTATATTACATATTGGAATGATCAAAAAGAAAAATGTAGGGAAGGAGTACTATATATTGGAGAGAAAAGCACATGGTATCTTTCAAGAGATTATTATATGTGGTTAAATTTCTTACCAATATTTGATAAAGAAGAAAAGAAGTATGGCTTTGCTAAAGTCAGGGATGCTCAATATCATATGGCTCTTTATGAAATAATTGCTGAGTTACATTGTAAACATGTTGCAATACTAAAGAAACGTCAGATAGCATCATCATATTTTCATATGGCCAAACTTTTAAACCAATATTGGTTTGAAGAAGGGTCTATATGTAAGATAGGAGCATCACTAAAAGATTATATCAATGATAAAGGTTCTTGGAAGTTCTTAGATGAGTATAAGACTTTTCTTAATGAACATACTGCATGGTATAGACCAAGTAGTCCTGAAAAAGTTCTACTATGGGAGCAGAAGATTGAGGTTAGAATAAACAATAGAAAAACTAACAAAGGTCTTATGTCAAAGATCCAAGGAGCTTCATTTGAAAAGAATGCAACTACTGGAGTAGGTGGACCTTGTACTTTTTTCTTTCATGAAGAAGCAGGTATTGCACCAAAGATGGATCAGACATATGAGTATATCCGTCCTGCAATGACTTCTGGTATGATGACTACTGGACAATTTATTGCAGCAGGTTCTGTTGGTGATCTACAACAATGTAATCCTCTTAAGGAGTTTATACTTAACCCTCAAGCAAATGATATATATGCTGTAGAAACAGACTTAATGGATGACAAAGGAAAGATTGGTATTGCTGGATTATTCATTCCTGAACAATGGTCAATGCCACCTTTTATTGATGATTATGGAAATTCATTAATAGATGAAGCTTTAAAAGCAATAAAAGAAGAAAGATCAGGATGGCAAAAAGATCTAGCACCAGAACAATATCAATTACGTATATCTCAGAAACCTATTAATATTGCTGAAGCATTTGCATATAGAAAAGCAGCAATATTCCCACAAGGTTTAATATCAAGACAACTAAAAAGAATAGAAGATAAAGAATATGGTTATGAATTCTTAGAACTTGAAAGAACAGAGGAAGGTATTGAAGCAAAGAAGACTAGAAAACTTCCTATAATAACATTCCCAGTAAAGAAAAAGCTTGAAGATAAGACAGGTGTACTAGTTGTATGGGAAAGGCCTGTTAAAGATCCACAATTTGGAACATACTATGCATCAATTGACCCTGTGTCAGAAGGAAAGACAACAACATCAGATTCATTGTGTAGTATATTTGTGTATAAGAATGCATGTGAAGTTACAAGAACTGATAAAGGTGGAGAAACAGAGACATTTATAGAAAGAGAAAAGGTAGTTGCAACATGGTGTGGTAGATATGATGATATAAATAAGACCCATGAACAATTAGAATTAATTATTGAATGGTATAAAGCATGGACATTAGTTGAGAATAATATATCCTTATTTATTCAACATATGATTGCTAAACGTAAACAAAAGTATTTAGTTCCAAAACAACAGATTCTATTCCTAAAAGATTTAGGTTCTAACAACAATGTATTCCAAGAATATGGATGGAAGAATACAGGTACATTATTTAAGAGTCATCTTATTTCTTATGCAATTGAGTACATAAGAGAAGGTATAGATGAAGAGCTAGATGAGAATGGAGAAGTTATATCTCAAACATTTGGAGTGGAAAGAATTCCTGATAAGATGTTACTTACAGAAATGATGCAATATTATCCTGGGCTAAATGTGGATAGACTGGTAGCTTTTGCTGCTTTAGTTGCTTTTGTGAGAATACAGCAATCAAATAGAGGATATACTAAGCGTAGAGAGAATCAGGACTCAAATAACTTGGATAAGTCCAAAAATTTGTATAAATTAAATGTGAGACCATTTAGCAATATGGGAGGTAGGTCAGCTAGAAATAAAAACAAAATAAGAAAATCACCTTATAAAAACTTTAAATAATGAAAGATTATTGGACAACAACAACAACATTTGAAGATCACGGGTTTACATATATTAACGTTAAATAAAATATAACATGCAATTATATAATGCAATGCAGCTAAAAGCTGGTGCTAAAGTCAAAGGGGAAGGCTTAACAAACAGTAGTCTTACACAACCTTTACAATTTATTAAAGCCAAAGAGAAGGATGATGAGTGGGCTGCATGGAATCTAGATTGGATTGAGATGAGGGGTATGGAATACCTTAGGAGAAATGCAAGAAAGTTATTAAAGAATTATAAGCTTGCAAAAGGTATTATAGATAAGACAGATTATATAATAGAAGAAGATAATGAGTATAAGGATATTATGGATATTCTTACAAAAGAGGATGAATCTGCACTAGAGCTTAAGTTTTATCCAATTATACCAAATGTTATTAATGTATTAACTGGTGAGTTTACAAAGAGATTTCATAAGGTTCAGTTTAGAGCAGTAGATGATACTTCATATAATGAAATGCTTGAGCAAAAAAGAGGGCAGATTGAAGAAAACTTATTAGCTGATGCAGAAAATAAGATCTTAATGAAAATGTTAGATGCTGGTTTAGATCCTAACTCAGATGAAGCAAAAGAAAAACTTTCTCCAGAGAACTTAAAAACATTACCAGAAATAGAAGATTACTTTTCTAAAGATTATAGAAGTATGGTTGAGGAATGGGCTACCCATCAATTAGCAGTAGATGAGGAAAGGTTCAGAATGAATGAGCTAGAAGAAAGAGGTTTTAGAGATATGTTAGTTGCAGATAGAGAATTCTGGCATTTCAAAATGATGGAAGATGACTATGATGTAGAATTATGGAATCCAGTATTAACATTTTATCATAAGTCTCCTGACTCAAGATATATATCTGATTCTAATTTTGCTGGTAAATGTGATATGATGTCTCCTGCAGATGTTATTGATAAATATGGATACCTGATGACTCAAGATCAAATGGTTTCTTTACAAAACATATATCCAGCAATTTCAGCAAGGTATGCACAGACAGGTGTACAGAATGATGGTTCTTTTTATGATGCAAGTAAATCACATAAGTGGAATACAGGTGCTCCATCTTTACAATATAGACAACACATGAGTACAACAGGGGGTGACTCTTCTGGTGATGCTGATATAGTAAATTGGATACTTAGTGAAGGAGATGATGTAGGAAGCTGGGGTAATGCAGATATGATGAGAGTAACAACAACATACTGGAAGACACAAAGAAAGGTAGGACATTTGACAAGGATAACAGAACAAGGTGATGTTATGCAAGAAATCATTGACGAGACATACAAAGTTACTGAGAAACCTATTTACAATACTAATTTATTTAGAGAAAAAACAAAAGATAATTTGGTACAAGGAGAACATATAGAATGGATATGGATTAATGAAGTATGGGGTGGTGTAAAAATTGGTCCTAACTTACCTACATATTGGCAACAAAACAATGATGGAGGTTTTAATCCAATATACTTAGGTATTAATAGAAGTAAGCCAGGAAGAATACCATTCCAATTCAAAGGAGATAATTCTCTATATGGTTGCAAGTTACCTGTAGAAGGAAGAGTATTCTCTGATAGAAATACAAGATCTACATCTCTAGTTGACTTAATGAAACCATATCAAGTAGGATATAACATGGTTAATAACCAGATAGCAGACATTCTAGTAGATGAGTTAGGTACTATTATCATGTTTGATCAAAATGCTTTACCACGTCACTCTATGGGTGAAGACTGGGGTAAGAATAATCTTGCTAAAGCATATGTAGCAATGAAAGACTTTGGTATGATGCCATTAGATACTTCTATTACTAATACTGAGAATGCAACTAACTTCAATCATTACCAGACTTTAAATCTTGAGCAATCAAGCAGGTTAATGTCTAGAATACAATTAGCTAATCATTTTAAACAACAAGCTTTTGATGCTATTGGAGTAAACCCACAAAGATTAGGAACTCCTATTGCACAAGAAACTGCAACAGGTGTTATTAATGCTATGACTCAATCATATGCTCAAACTGAAATATATTTTGTACAGCATTCAGATCAACTTATGCCACGTGTACATCAGATGAGAACAGATCTTGCACAATTCTATAATAGTACAAATCCAAGTGTAAGATTAACATATATTACTAGTGAGGCAGAAAAAGTAAACTTTACTATAAATGGTACAGACTTATTGATGAGAGATTTTAATATATTTTGCACAACTAAAACAAATCATAGAGGTACTCTTGATCAATTAAAACAAATGGCACTTACTAATAATACAACAGGTGCAAGTATTTATGACCTTGGTAATATTATTAAAGCAGATTCAATTGCTGAAGTTTCTGATATACTTAAAGATGCAGAGACTAAAACAGAACAACAACAGCAGCAAGAACAACAAAGTCAACAACAAATGCAAGAACAGCAGTTACAAGCTGCAGCTACTGAGAAACAAGCTGAACGTGACTTTAAATTACAAGAGTCTGAAGCAGAAAGAAGAAAAGATCTTATGGTTGCAGAAATTAGAGCTGCTGGATATGGTGGTGGATCTGATGTTAATCAAAATCAAGAGAGTGATTTCCAAGATGCAATGCGTGATATGCAGCAAAGAGATCAATATAGAGATCAAATGGATTTCAAAAGAGAAGATGCTACTAACAAGAATGCAATGACACGTGATAAATTAGCAGTTGAAAGAGAGAGAATTGCTGTACAACGTGATGTAGCAAGCACAAATCTTGAAATTGCACGTGAAAACAAGAATGTATATGACGTAAGTTCTAAGAAAAAGGCAGAGGAAAAGGATAAGAAAAAGAAGAAGAAATAAGACTTAGCTATATACTCCTAAAAAAAACATTTTTATATAAAATTTCTAAGGTTTATCCTTTAAAATGTTGTATATTATTAATGTATTATTTATAAACCAACAAATAAAATTATGGCAGAAATAGAAAAAACTGTAGAAACTAAAGTCCACGATGTGGATATTAATCTGGATGACATCTTCACAGGTGCACCAGGAGCAGCTAGTATAACACTACCTGAAGAGACTGATGTAGATAAAAAACCTAATGTGTTTTCTAGATCAGCAAAAGTAGATATGTCCTTTCTTAATGAGGAAGACATGGGTGTTAAAGAAGAAACTCTTATAACTGAAGTAACTGATGACACAACAGATCTTAATGTTGAAGATGAGAAACCAGTTCTAGAGAATGCAGAAGAAGGTGTAGAAGTAAAAGAAGAAGTTACAGAAGACACAATCAATGAACTTCTAGCTCCAGATTCTGATGAAGATGAAGTACAACCAAAGAAAAGAGGTAGAAAACCAATTACTGGAATGGCAGATGTTTTCTCAAAGCTTATTGCTGATGATAAAATTGTAGGATTTGATGATGATAAAGACTTATCTGAATATAGTGCTAAAGATTTTGAAGAACTTATTCAAGCAAATTTAGACCAGAAAGCTAATGATGTAAGAAGAGAAACTCCAGCTCAGTTTTTTCAAAGTCTACCAGAAGAATTACAGATAGCTGCAAAGTATGTTGCTGATGGTGGTGATGATATGAAAGGATTATTTAGAGCATTGTCACATGTTGAAGAATCATACCAACGTAATATTAAAAATGAATCTGATCAAGTACACATTATAAGAGAATATCTTGGAGCAACAGGATATGGTAATGATGCAGAGATTGATGAGGAAATAGAAATATGGAAAGACTTAGGTAAGCTTGAACAACAAGCAGGAAAGTTTAAGCCAAAATTAGATAAGATGCAGGAGAAAGTTGTAGCAGGAAAACTTCAAGAGCAAGAGATGAAGAAAAAACAACAAGAACAAGCATCACAAAATTACATGCAAAATGTATACAACACACTTAAGACTGGTAAAGTAGGAGATATTAAAGTAGATAAGAAAACACAATCACTTATATATAACGGATTAGTTAATCCTTCTTATCCTTCAATAAGTGGACAGAATACAAATCTTTTAGGTCACTTATTAGAAAAGTATCAGTTTGTAGAACCAAATTATGATTTAGTATCAGAAGCATTATGGTTATTAGCTGATCCTACAAGCTATAAAAATCAAATAATGAAGAAAGGTGAAACTAAAGCTGTAGAACAAACTGTTAGAAAGCTTAAGACTACTCAATCTGATAAGAGTGCATCTACTTCAGCAGAAAGAAAATCAACAACTCCATCAAAAAGAAAAATACAAAGAGGTGGTGAAAACATATTTAAAAGATTTTAATAACATAAACAAACAAATAAAAAAATGGCAAATAATGTAAATGCAGGCTTAACAAGCCTTAATAACTCAGAAAGATTTCTTGGGTTTCCAATAGAAGGTAGAACCGACTTAATATATGTTGCAGCTACTGATATTGTTATGATAGATCAAGATGCATCATCAAATACTTTAACAAATATCTATTATAAATCAGGAGTAGATACAAGTACTATACAAATAACACATTCAGCTGATGTTTCTAAATCAGTACCAGGTACCATTTGGAAAGCACTATGGGATCTTAATCAACGTCAATATGATGTAACTGTTGAGGTGTTATTACCACGGGTAGTATCAGCAATTACTACAGGGTGTAGTATATGTGCTGAAAAAATTGTATCAACAGTTGTTACAGATAATGGACCTATCCCTACATCTGGTTTAGTACTTTTACAAATAAATGGTACACAAACCTTTACTTTACCTTCTGCGACATCTACTGGTACTACAGTATCTGTGATTGTGGATGCAGGTATAAACACACCAGCTGGAACACTAACCCCTTATAAAGTTATGGGAGCAGCTAGTAATATACTCTTTAATGCAGTAGGTCAAAGAGTAGATCTTCAATATACGGGTGATAATGGATGGTCATTAGCAGGAAGATCATCAGGAGCAGCAGCAACAACAGCAGTAGTAGCAGGATTACCACTGATTGTATAATAAAATAAAAAAACAACAACAACAATAATAATTAATAACTAAAAAAAAGAATTAAATTATGGCAACTCCAGTATTAAACAATGGCTTGTTCCTTAGGGATACAAGTTACAATGCGAGTTCACACGTGGACTCATATCACTTAGCAGGAATGCTTGGTAACGCAGAACCAATGGACATGGGTCCAGTGGATTTGTGGGCAATGACGCAAAAGGTAGAAATGCCTTTATACCAAATGGCTTCCTTCGGTGGTAAGAACACTATTATGGTGGACAACGCAAGAGGTGAATATAAATGGCAAACACCTGTAGCAATTGACTTACCATTTGTAACTGATGATCTTACAACAGGTGATGTTGTAGGTAAAGACGGGCAAAAATTTAGAATTAAACTTTCTAAACGTAGCTTTGGACATGGGGACATTATTACTTATGATAAGTATAATGGACTTGAATTATACATTACTGCTGATGATATATTACCAGCAGGTAATGGATTTATCTATACTGTACAACTTGTAAACAATGCAAGTAATACAGGATTAGATACAACTAAATATCTTGTAGCAGGAACTAAGTTCTTTAGAAAAGGTTCTGCTAGAGGTGAATATGGAGAAAGATTCTCTGATATTACTACTGAAGCAGGATTCAGAGAATTCTACAACTTTGTAGGAGGAGCTGAAGCACACGTTCACTATTCTATTTCTTCTAGAGCAGATTTAATGCTTAAAGGTGGAATGAATGCTGATGGTACTGTACCAGTTACTGAGATCTGGAGAAACTTTGATAAGAATCTTGATCCTTCAGTTTCTACATTAGAAGGAATGGTATCTGCAATGGGTAAAGATTATGTAAAGAGAGCATTTGATAATGGTTCACTTTCTAGAACATTCTTAACATCTATGGAAGCTGCTCACCTTACTAAGGTAGCAAATGACATTGAGACTTACTTAATGTGGGGTCATGGTGGTAGAGTTAAACAAGACGGTCCAGATGATATTAGATTATCAGTTGGTCTTTGGAAACAATTAGACAACTCATTTAAAAGAGTTTATAATAAAGCTTCTTTTGATCTTGACATGTTTAAGAATGAACTTTACAATTTCTATCAAGGAAAAGTTGAATTAGAAGGACCAAATCCAGGACGTACTTTAGTAGTACAAACAGGAATTGGAGGAATGAAACTTATCAATGAAGCTATTAGAGTTGAAGCTGCAGGATTAGCAGGTACTGGTGCTTTAGGTAGTGGTGCAGTTATTAATGCAGACAATTTAGGAATTGTTAAAGGTGATGCAATGGACTTAGGTTTTGGGTATGCATTTACATCTTACATTATTCCTTTCTTAGCTAATGTACAATTTGTTTTAAACCCAGCGTTTGACAACTTACATACTAATGACATTGAGAATCCATTAATTGATGGAAGACCTTTATCTTCTTATAGTTTCATCATCTTTGATGTAACTGATAATGTTCAAGATAATATCTTCTTGTTAAAATTATCTTGGGATAACCAATTAAAATGGTTCTACCAAAATGGTACTATGGATTATATGGGACGTAGTCAAGGATTTGCATCATCAGGTAACTTCAATGGATACCGTGTAATGATGACACAGACTATGCCAGCTATTTGGGTTAAGGACCCTACTAAAGTTCTTAAGATTGTAATGAAGAATCCTGTAACAGGAGGATCATTCTAGTCTTAATTAACAATATGAATGAAGGAGGAGCCTTGTGCTCCTCCCTATTTCTTTCTTAAAACCAACAATATTAATAAAACCAAACAAAAATTATGAGTACAATATCAAAAGATTTCACAATTAGTGAAAAATACCAAACAGGTAAAGAGCAAAAGATTGCAATACGTCCTTACTTTGATGATGGTAAAGAAAACATGGGTCTTGAAAAATATGGAATGACACTACATGATGGTGTATATCATATGGAAGATCTAGCTTGTCTTGAATTAAATGGTATCAAAAGGTATGTAACAGGATTAAATGAATTTGCTCCTGCAGTTAAAATGTTACCAGATGCTGAAAGAAAAGCAAAAATAAAAGAAATTAGAACTGTTGTTATCCAACTAGAAAAAGATCTAGCATCTAATGTAATTGAAATAGATGATCCAGAATTTTGGAACAAAGTTCAAATCTTAAAACCAGATAATCATATATTCTGGAGTAAGATACACTTAAAGGTAGGGAATGATCCTTACTTTTTAGACCCAAAGAAAGATCCATATGATCTTATAAAAATGTATGCAATTAAAGCAGGTGGATTTTCTATTGTAGCTAAAGACTATGAGACAGTTCAGTCTATTCCAAATTGTAGATTTTATTTAGATCAAGTTAAGAAGACTACAACAGCTAAGACTAAACCTTCTAAAATAAGAAATAAAGCATTAGCAACTCTTCAAAGATTATTTGATGAGGATACTGAGAAATTATTTTATGTAGCAAAAATGATTGATTATAATAGTGCACAATATACAAGAGCAACTCCTGTTGATATTTTATATGAAGCAATGGATGCACATATAAATGGAGATGGTGCAGAATCATCTAAGACAAAAGCTGCTTTAGAATTTACAGCTATTGCTAATGATAGTATGGAAAACCTAACTCTAAGAACATTGTTAAAAGATGGAACATACTACCAGTTTATGACAAATGATGGTGCAGGATACATTATAGAATCTGAAACTAAAATTAAATTAGGTAAAACCAATGAAGAAGTTTTAGAATTTTTTAAGAATCCTTTAAATGAAGAAGTTTTAGATAGATTATTTTCACAAACTGAAAGATACTGGAATTCATAAATTATGTTAAATCAAACTATTCAAATAAAATTTAGACAAAGACTTAACAAGATTGCTAGTGATGACTATGATAATATAGAATGCTGGCAAGTTGTTGAGGCTTTTAATAAAGCACAACTTGAATGGTGTAGAAGAAATCTACATGGTAACAACATGTTTAAAGAAGGTGATGAAAATTCTAAAAGACGTATTGATGACTTACAAGTTCTTTTAACTACACTACCAATTACTACTACAGATATGGGTAATCATGAAGTGTCTACTAATTTTCCAGATAATGAAACTTATCTTGAATATAAAAGAGTTAGTGTTGAAGCTACATCTGAATGCTGCACTGATCCTAGATCTATGACATGCTATCTGATAGAAGAGGCTAATATTGATCTTGTATTGAGAGACCCCTTAAAGAATCCTAATTTTGAATGGGGTGAAACTGTATGTACTATGGCTAATAATACTCTAAAAATATATAAGGATGATTTTAATATTGTTAATCCATCCCTAATGTATTATAGACAACCTGTTAGAATAGAAATTGTAGACTGTGTTGATCCATATACAGGAAATACTTCAACAGCAGATATTGAATGTGAATTTAAAGATGATCTAGTAGAAGTATTTATTGATGAAGCTGTAGCTATCATTGCTGGAGATATTGCAGATGCAAATAACTATAGTAGGGAAATGCAAGCTGCAGAAAGAAACAACTAAAAATTATAATATACTAGATATATTTAGTATATTATACATGTACTGTCTAAACAAACTAAGTCCTTGACAGTATATATTATAAGGGCATTATTTATTAACAAAAAAAAGACCTGGTAACAGGCATTAAAAAAATGGCTTATTTTAACAACGCTTTTCAACAAACATTTGTCCCAACTTCCTTTTTGGTAGCTGGTGGTGAAGACTCCTCTGTATACACTCCTATGGAGGCAGGGTTTATTGGTTCACAATCTTATGATACTGCAAGCACAGCAACATTAGCAGCAGGTAAAACACCTGTTATGTTATGTATGGGATCTCCTTTAGGTAGTCCAACTGGTGTAGCTGGTGCTGCAAATGATATCCTAGGTGGAAATAGATTTCATGGTGGATATGCAGAATCATGGAAATCAAAAGTAATCAATCCAAGATATGTAAGATTTATTGGTAAACAACCAGTAGTAGCTGCTGCAACATCAAGTGTTGTATTAGATGCTAAAGGAACATGCTTTGACTGTATTGGTGAACAATCAGTTAGAATTGATTTAAAAGGTGCTCCAGTACTTAGAGCATTAAATAGAAATGGATATAAGATCTTAGGTGGTGACGGATACTGTTGCCCAGCTGGACAAACTTATAAAGACCCTGCTAAAGTATTTGCTGATATGGCTGTACAATTATTAAGAGACCCTATTCTTAGTCAATTAGTAGATGTTAAAGTTGAACATGATAATAATGCTGGTTCTTTTACAACTATTACTGATTCTGCAACTGCAGCAGGTAACACAAGATATGAAAAACAACAAGCTGCAATTGCATTACTTTTAGCATATTCAGGTGCAGCTGCGGTTGTTGCTGGTCACTTAGGTAAATTTACTATTACTGATACTAGTTCTGAAACTGTATTTGGTAACTGTTCTTTTGATACTAGAGATTACTATCAAGAAGAGCCTTTACAATTATATGCATCTCAGTTGGATAATGATGGAGATCCATGTACTGCTACTTGTATAGATATTTCAAGAAATAAAGGTAAAGAATCTGAAACTAAAGGTGAATTAATTCAAAGAGATGTAATGATGTTCCAAAGATACATGCAACATCCTACTAATCAAGGAAACTTAGATTCAACTAGAATGAGAGAAGTTGAAAGAGTTGGTCCAGCTAATGACTTATTAGGTATTGTTCGTTCAGCAAATTACACTGTATACTACTTATTACATACTGTACCTCGTTTTAACAACCCATCTGGTACATTTGATAATGATCAATATATGGTTAAACTTGCTACTAATGGAATAATTGCTAATTTAGAAACTGCATTAAATGCAATGGCTGTAGGTTGCTTTGGAGTTGGTTCTACTATGACAGATATGAGTGCAAACTTTTTACCTACTGAAGGCTTTCCAGTTGGAAATTCTCAAGGGGTATAAATCTTGTAACTTAGTAGAGATACTATTATATTTAAGAAGAGTGAGATTTAAACGTCTCACTCTTTTTTATATAAACTTTTTTTTGTATATTATTAGTGAAGAGCAGTACTATATTAAACAAAAATAGAATGGCAAACAAACATATACTTAGTCTTGAAGTACCTACAGTAGCAAATTGTGAAATTTTTAGGGTAATTGACACCAGTCAATATACAGATAGTTTGTATGTAGATTGTGGTGAATTACTTATAACACCTCCTGGTTTTAATCAAGGTAAAATAATAAAAGTACAACCAGGTTTTAGTTTATCTATAAACTCATGTTCACTAGGAGTTCAAACTTCTGGATGTTCAGGTACCTCACAATCAGGTCTACTTACAACAAGTACTGATGCATGTGGTAATACTATAAGTACTACAGCAGCAAATGCATTATCAGGATCTAGCTCAAGAGCATCAATATCAGATGGAATATATATTATAAGATATGCTGTTGCACCTACAGATAGAGCATATGTAGAATATAATCATTTAAGAATAACAGGTATAATGAGTACTTACTATAAGAAGTTATGTGAGATAGATGTTACTCCATGTGAACCTAGCACAAAACAGCAGAACAGATATAGAGAGATGAATCTTATTAAACTCATGATAGATGCTGCAAAAGCAAAAGTTGAATACTGTCAAAGTCCTAATGAGGGAATGGCTTTATATGATTTTGCAAAAAAGAAATTATTAAAGATCACTTGTTCAAGTGAGTGTTGTTAATATAAAAACTAAATAGTATGAATTGTTCACACTGTAATCAAGCAATAGGATGTGGTTGTAACAAAGTTTCAGCAGGAGATGGTGCTGCTGTACATAAAGGATGTTTAAGTATATATAATAAAGGTTTAACGCAAAATGTTTCTATAACTGTACAAAATACAGCAGTTAATTTAGGACAAATAGTTATCCCACCAACTACAGCAAGATAAAAAAATGGCTTTAACATATTGTAACGCAAATAATGGAGCAGGATCTACATGCATGATTGCATTTGATGAAAGATGTAATTCACAGGGTGGAGAGGTTAACTTATACTTTGGAAATAAGATTCACCATGTATACATATCTCAGAATAGTACAGTAACTGATACTACTCTATATGTACCTACAGTTTCAATGCCTGCTTCTTTAACTTATTCTTATGATATGATTCAAACAGGTGTGAATCCATCAACATGGCAAACACAAGAATATATATATGTTTGTGGTGGTTTTCAAACACCTGCTATATATGATTTTACATCTGGTGCAGATCAACCAGATTGGGCTCAAGGATGTTTTTCAGGACCTTGTTCACTTGCAGCAAATTGTGTTACTATTCAAACAATAGATTTTGATGGAAATCCTGTATCAGGTTTTCCAATTGAAACAGATTTAGCTGTTGGGGCAACTGTTACTGACATGCAAGGATATGCCTATTTTACTGGTGTTCAAAGTGTAACACCATATGATATATTTGGTGATACGATTTCATTTCCTGGAACATGTATAGAATATCTTGTAACACAACTTGTAGGTATTTGTGAATTTACACCAACTATTAATTGTATATGTGGTTGTGATGATCCTGCTGCAGATAACTATGATGCTACTGCTAATTATTATAATTTTGAAGATTGTCCTTGTACATATCCTACGCTAGGATGTATGGATACTGCAGCTTGCAACTATGATGCTTCAGCTACATCAGATGATAATAGTTGTGTTTATCCAGGTTGTACTGACCCAGATGCATTAAATTATGATTCATCAGCAGGTTGTGATGATGGTTCATGTGTATCACAACCATCATGTGATACAGCATATGGAGAAAATAATCCAACTGATAACCTAACAGATGTTGACGTTAAAAGAATAGAAACAGAAGCAAGATTTGCTGATAATGTTTATAAACATTTCCAAGCTAGAAGATATGGTATGACTAGTCCATGTGAAACTAGTCTAGATGGTATAGCATCTGAAAAATATTTATGTTTTTGGGAAGATAAAAAAGAAAAAGAATATACAGGTTTCAACATTACAAGAGAAGTATTTAAACCTCTTATACCTGGGACACCTCCAGCTGCAGGAACATACCCTGCTTGGGTTGATCCATTATGTGGATTAATATCAAAAGGTCAACTTACTGTTTACTTTTATTATGATGGTACATCTATGGGTGTACAAGCAGTTAAAGATGCTCATGCTACAACAGAACTATGGATGCAAAGTCTTATTGGTTTAGGTTTTACAGGTTCTCACTATCATACAATTGTTAATGGAGAGAGATGGTTAGATTGGGGTACATCAGCTATAACTGGTATATTTAATAATGCAGGAACTAATACTAGTACTACACTTCCTTGCTCTAATCCTAATGATCCATCATGTGGTCCAGGAAGACCTTGTGGTGGTTGTGGTGTATCTGCAGACCCTAATGATGGTATAACTGGTGCATGTCAATGTTCTGGATGGGCTGGAGGAAAAATGTCTAGAACTCTTAAGGTGCAAGATAATTTCCAAAATGGTGATTGTCCAACACACTTCTATGATGCTTATACTAAAAATTCAGTATGTAATACGTGGGTGGGGACAGATGGTTGGGCACCAAAAGGTCCTATAGTTACATGGCAAGGAATGGCACCTCCTGCAGCAACTGAACAAGTATTAGTAGTATGTTTTGCTGATGAAACTGAAATACCAGGTGATAAAATTAATAATGATGTTAATTTTGCATGTTATCATGGTAGAGGATCTACTACTGGAGTTGCATCTGACTGGAATCTTGCAACTATAAGTGGTGTTATTAGTCCAGCATGGAAAGCTGATTATAATAAATACATTGAGATATATAATGAATTTGAAGGAAGATCTTGTAATCATTCATTAAATTGTTATATATATCCAAGTTTACCAGTTAATGTTAGTGCACCACATAGACCTTTTCCACTACATGCTATTGGTGCTGTAACAAGTGGTAATAGACCAGTACAAGATGGTACATATCTTACAAATACAGCTCCCGTAAATACAATGTCAAATACATCAATTGCTGCAATTGAATTACCTGGTTCAAATTTATATTGGAACGAACCTAATACTGTTACAGTTCATTCATTTGGATATGGAGGTTTAGATAATTATGGATGGGGTGGTACGTTTACATCTGCAGCATTTACACAAGAAGGGTTTACATCTGATTTAAATAACTTCTTTACATTATCATTATATGAATGTAATGATAATGAATGCTTGATATTTGATGTGGTTAATCAGAATGGGGTCCTTATAGAAGATTATGAAATAATACTAGATGGTAAAGATGTTGGTAAGACAAATTCATTTGGAAGATATACTCATATTATAACTAAAGCATCAATTAACACAGAGCATACTGCACAATTATGTGAATGTTTTACTACATCAGGTAGCTGTGCACAACAAAGACTTTTAATAACAGCATCAGAAAAATGCCCAACTGCAGCGTGTACTGTACCTTCTAAACAATGTACATGTAATGCACCAGGCAACTTACAAGTAGTTACTAGTTATAATTCTACACTGTTAAATTGGTCTCCATCAATTTCAACAGAAACCACAATAACTTATGATATAAGATATAGAGCTGTTAATGTTACAACACCAAATACATGGATAGAAATTACAAGTGTAGCAAGTACATCATATACTATAACTGGACTTTTAACCTTTACTGAATATGAATTTCAAGTAAGAAGTAAATGTGGTACAATAATTTCAGACTGGAATGCAACACAAACATTTACTACAATTACTGCATGTCCTATAATAGATTGTTTATTATCTTCATGTGCTACTGCAACTTCATATACTTTAGGTTATAACTATACTTCAATAGGTGAATTAGATATAACTGGAGCAACTGGAACAAATGGTGTATGGGGTGTCATATGGGGTACTAATGCAGATTTAGAAATTGGTAATATTGTAAATGGAGGAAGTACATCAACTACAATGGTGCCAGGAACTGCTAGTACATATCCAGGAGATGGAATAGTTAATACATTAATAACAGAAACAGCAACAGGACTTACACCAAACACATACTACTGGAGAGCATATATAACTATAACTAATATGCCAAATTGTTTAGAAAGTCAGTATTCAGATGTTTGTACATATGTAACACCCAGTTCCATCACAAACCCACCTAGTCAATGTTTAATACCTGATAATAATTTTGAACAAGCTTTGATGGATATAGGTCTTAAGTCACAAGGTGCATATACTGGTAGTATAGATTTCTCAGCAGTTAATACAGTAACAACTTTAAATGTTTCTATTAAAGGTATTACAGACCTTACAGGTATAGAATGCTTTACTGCTTTGCAAAGTTTAGACTGTAGTGTAAACTCACTTACAAGTTTAAACTTAGTTGCTAATACAGCTCTAACATTTGTAAATTGTGGTGCTAATCAACTTACATCATTAAATGTTACTGCTAATACAGCATTACTTGATTTACGTATATATGCTAATTCATTACCGTCTTTAGATATAACTAATAATACTGCTTTAACTACTTTGTATGGAGCTAATAATCTACTCACAAGTATTGACGTAAGTAATAATACTGCTTTGATTTCCTTAAGTATTCATGCTAATCAACTTACGGCACTTGATGTTAGTGCAAACACAGCTTTAACTATTTTATCTTGTGGTAGTAATCAAATAGTATCGCTTGATTGTACTACACTTGTTAATTTAGTAGAACTAGCGTGTGAAAATAATCCACCAATGAATTTCCTTGATGTAACTAATGGTAATAATTCTAATATGCCAATGGGTGATTTCATTGCTAATAATACACCAAGTCTTATGTGTATTAGCGTTGACAATGTTGCTTATTCTAATACTAACTGGCCAGCACCACTTTATACTGATGTTGGAGATACATATAACAACCCTTGTGTTGTAGTATCTCTTTGTACAATCCCTGATTCTAATTTTAGAAATGCACTAGATATAAATCAGCCTCAACTTGCTGGACAATGGGTAAATACTAATCAAATTGATCAAGCTCTTTTAACACCTATTACAGTTATAAGTGTTCTTTCATCAGGTATTAATGACTTCACTGGTATAGAATGTTTCACAGGCTGTACAAGTTTAAATGTTGCAGCCAACAGTGCTCCAACTATTAACCTAACATCTTTAGTATTGTTAAAGTCTCTACGAATGTCTTCACTAAATCAGACAAATAGTTTAACAGGTAATACAATTGATTTAAGCAATAATGTTCTTTTAACATTTTTAGAATGTGAAAATAATCAACTAGCAACAATAAATCTAACTGCTAATACTGCTTTAGAAGACATAAGTGTTGGTCAAAATAATCTTACTTCTTTAGATGTAACAACTTGTGTTTCATTAACTAGACTTAAAGTTTGGTATAATCAACTTACAAGTATCAACTTAGGATTTAATGTTGTTCTAGATGAATTAAATGTTCAAAGTAATAACCTAACGACTTTATCTCTGACTAATAATGTTCTTCTAACTACACTTAAAGCTTTTTATAACAATTTAACAACTTTAGATTTAACCACTAATACTATTCTAGAAGATGCATCTATTAGTTATAATAATATTGCAGGATCATTAGATCTATCTAATAATGTTCTTTTAGAATGGCTTATAGCTGCTCACAATAATCTTACTAGTGTTACCTTACCTTCTACTGCTACTTTAATTCTGGTAGATTTAGAAAACAATGATATTTCTCAAATTGATACAAGTAATAATGCTGGATTAGAAACCTTAAAACTTACGGGTAATCAATTAGAATGTTTAGATGTAAGCAGTAATGTTGTGTTAACTCAAATTTACTGTCAGTTCCAACGTCTAGGTATGACACCAACTCTTGATATTCTTAACTTAGCTAATGGTAATAACACAAACATGACTGATGCCAATGTTAGAATTGGAGGATTTGGATCAAGTAACCCTAATATTAATGGTTGTGTTACTGTAGATGCTGTAGCTTACGCAACAACTAACTGGACAACATGGGTTGATTTTGGACAAATATTCAATCTTGGATGTGCACCTTTAGATTGTGGTACTTCTGCACCCATGACATATATACCTGATAATGCATTTGAAAGTTATTTAACTGCTACTTATTCTATAGCATTCCCTATAGCGGACCATTGTTTAACAAGTGATATTAGTGGTATAACTGCTTTAAGTATGAATAATTTAGGTATAACTGACTTAACAGGATTGCAAGATTTTACTGCCGTAACATCAATAGCAATTAATGATAATACACTTACAAATACATTTCTTAATTTAACTGGAAATATTGCTTTAACTCATCTGTATTGTGATAACGCTAATATAGTAAGTATTAACGTAACTCAATGTTCTGCTTTGTTATACTTAGGGCTTGGTGGGAATCAAATTACAACTATTGATCTAACTAACAATCTTGCTTTAACAGGTTTAAACTTTATTAATAATCAGTTTACAACACTTGATGTAAGTGTTAATACTGCTCTAACATCTATAAATGTTAGTAATAATCTACTAACAAGTATTGATGTAAGTACTAATACTCTTTTACAATATTTGACTTGTTCTTTTAATCAACTCACAAGCCTTGATGTTAGTAATAATACCACTTTATATGTAATTAAATGTCAAAATAATAGCCTCACCAGTCTTGATGCAAGTAATAGTACTACTTTAACTTGGTTGCAGTGTGAGAATAATCAACTCACAACCCTTAATGTAAAAAATGGAAATAATAGTAATATGAGTACTTCTAATTTTATTACAACAAATAATCCTAACCTAATTTGCATAGATGTAGATAATGTATCTTACTCAACAACTAATTGGACAAACATTGATGCCACTAGTTCATTTAGTTTAAGTTGTATATCATTAATGACATATATCCCTGATAGTAATTTCCAAGCAGGATTAACAGCATTATATGGAATTGCATTCCCTATAGCGGACCATTGTTTAAAAAGTGATATTAGTAGTATGACTGCTTTAGATGTGTCAAATATGTTGATAGCTGATTTAACAGGAATAGCAGATTTTACTGCTTTAACTAATTTGGGTTGTTATGATAATCAACTCACAAGCCTTGATGTAAGTCAAAATACTAATTTATTAACTTTATTCTGTTATGATAATCAAATCACTTCTCTTGATGTAAGTAATAATACTGCTTTAACACATTTGTATTGTTATGACAATCAACTCATAAGTCTTAATGTAAGTTCTAATACTGCTTTACAATTTTTGAGGTGTCGTAATAATTCAATCACAACACTTGATGTAAGTACTAATACTGCTTTAATTTATTTAGATTGTTTGAATAATCAACTTACATCACTTAATATAAAAAATACTAATAATGCAAATATGTTGGTTAATAGTTTTTTAGCAACTAGTAATTTACTAACTACTATTCTTTGTGATAATCCAGGAACTGCAACTACTACATTTACAGTTGCAGCAGGATGTATTGACGCAGGTGTAACATTTATATAACATGAATAAAAAAATAAACGAAATAAATAACTTGGCTGTATCATTAAAAATCTGTATATTATAATGTATAGTGGTAATAACAAATATAAACTATGATTCCTTTTAACTCTAATAAAACTGGTGGATGTGTCAATACATCATCAGATTGTGTAATTTGGCAAGGGCCTAACCTTCCGTGTATTGACTTATGTCAAGGTGATTCAATAAGTAATGTAATTGCAAAACTATGTGAAGAACTATTATCATTAAGCAGAAGTTCAGGAGGAGGTGGTGCAACATTACAATTAGCAAGAGTAAATCAAGCTGGTCTTCAAAATAAAGAAGGTCAACAAGCAAGTATTGCAAACAGTGAAACAGAACTACAGAATCTTATAATAGAGAATGTTGTTCAAGCACGTCTTGCAAATCAATCTGATTTTGATCAGGAAGATGTAAGAAATACACCAATCTCATTACCAGAAGTATTACAGTATCAAGATCCTAATACATCAACTATAGTTAGAGCATTACCTTTACAACAATATGCTATACTATTAGGAACAAGAATTAGTCAAACAACCTCAGAGATACTAACCTTACAAGGTCAAGTAGCAAATCATGAAGGGAGGATTGTTTCATTAGAATCTACTGAAAAAAGAAATAAACAAAATCCTACAGAAAAACAAATAGTTCCAGTATGTGTTGGGACACCAGGAAGACTAACAAATGTTAGTACAGCTTTAACTAGTTTAGAACAAGCATTCTGTGGATTACAACAAGGGACTGGTCCTAAATCAGATTTAGCTGCATCAATTGGTTATCAAGATGCTTCATTAAATAGTCAAACAAGACTAAATGGATCAGGGACTATGTCAGCTATTACAGGATGGGTTAATAGTCCACAAAACTTAGCTCAATCATTTTCAAATGCTTGGTTGACTATTAATGATATGAGGAATGCAGTTGTAAGTTTAATTGATGATGTTATACCAACTGCGTGTAAAGACATTACATATAATTTCTTTGGTAATGTATTGGGTACAGCAGGTGCTTCAACTGGTATAAATATGAATTTCACACAGTCATCTATTCCAAAAAGTTTTTATGACTGTGATAGATCACAAGGATCTAAGATTACAATAACAGATTCTAGTGGAAGCTCACAAACATTTCATAAACAAATACACCAACTACAAAATACACAAGCTGGAGTTACGCTTCATACAACTTCATTAGATGCAGCAAGTCCTACATTTTCAGTAGAAACTCAGTTCTGCTTTACGAATGGGCAAGGTTCTGAATGTGCTAATACAATAACAAAATTATTAACTTCAATAGATATATGCCCAATTTTGACATTAGGAACTCCTGGATTAACTTCTGTATCATGGACAGTTAATGCACAATACTTACCTGCAACTTATTCAGCTCAAATACAATTATTAAATAGTAAAGGTTCAGTAATTGCTAGTCAGGTTAATAATTCTCCTGGAGCTGGTTGGACAGGAAGTTTTACAGGTTTAAATGAAGGTGCAGCATATATACTTCAAATATCTTATGGTTTAACTCAAGGGGGTTCTTTTGAGCATGTCTGCCCACAACAATCATTCAACACAACAGGAACAACATGTACAGATCTTTCAGTATTAGCAGCATCATATAAATCTGTTATTACTGATTTAAACTACAATGTAGCTGGATCATTTACACCAATTGCTTGTGATGATTTAAGAAACCCAGGAGTAAATATGGGGGATATTATACTTGCAGGATTTACAAGTGCAGATGGAAGTGTACCTGGTGTATTAAAAAATAATACTATATGGTCAGAAAATTTAACACCATGTAGATCAGGAAAAATAAGTGCAAATGGAGTTTCAATTGATTTTAATAATCCTACTAAATCTCTAATAACAAATTCTGTTACTAAAGCAAGAGTAGATACAACTACAAATACCTTAGGGGATGGATGGAGATATACTGATGCTATTACATCTAGTTCTGGTGTAGCTAAATATGTTTATGCAGAAACAAATACAAATGCAGCAGCAACAATTGTACCTCAAGTATATTTCTCATGTGTAGGTGATGAGGTTAATATAAGTCAAGCAGAATGGACTACTTGGGTACCACAATCAACAGTACAATATGGATTTAGAGCTAATTATAATTACCAAATTGCACATGGAAATACAGTTGGATCTAGTTCATTAACATATAATGTGGGCCCTGGAAGATTTGGTACAACAACGTTTACACCAAATGTAATTCCTGCACAAACACAACAATTTACTTATCTACCTTTACAAGGAGGTCAGCTTAAAAATACAGATTCAAATACAACAAAATTAACTATTGGTTCTAAAAATAGTGGTGACTACGTGACTTCTATATCTAGAGGATTTAGACCTGAACATTTAGATACTGATCTTATAGTATTTATTGATACGGGTGCATATACAGAAACAGAAGGAGCAGCAATAAAAGCTTCAATGATAAATGTACACCAAAATATTGGATCTTCATGCAGTGGTTATACTGGTAAGTTATATGTCCTTCCTATAAGTAATTGTGGTTTTGCTTCTAATTTGACTCGTGGAAGTGCTAGTACATATTTATCTCATCATAAAATAATTGCTTCATTTGGAGTTGGTGTTACATTAACAACATCTGGTGCTTGGTCTACTATAACTCAAACATACTCAGCAGCAACAACACCAGTTGGATGGTGGCTTAATAAAGCTGATACAACAACTCTATCTGAACATTGTATGTTATTCTCATTTATTGATCAAGCAGATACAGTTACATGTGAAGGTACTACTTATCCATTATATTCAACAGCAACAGCAGGAGCAGCAATGCAAGCTCCTACTACTAGATATAAAGATGATTATGATGATGTAATGAATATTCTTGTAGATAACAACAGAAACACAACAGGTGATGCAGGAACATTTAAAGGACCAAGTACATGGGCAACTGCTGCAGCTATTAATACTGACTTTCCACTTTTACATAATGCACTATATAGATGTGATGGACATTATGTAATACCAAAACAAACTGGATTACATGCTGGTGTTGATGGACAAGATAAAGCTTTAATAAGACAAACAATTTTAGCTTGTAATGCTACATCAGGTTCAGCAATACCTGCTCTTACATCAATAGAATATGCAGCATATAGATTTGAGTCTGTATATTTAAATGTAGAAGGTATTACAAACTGGAAAAATAACTTAATTGTAACAGCTAATCCTTATAATTCAACTGTTACTACAACAAATGCAAACTCATTAGCTCCATTAACAGATCTTAATATAACTGTTGTTCCTTACATGGATGGTTACTTTGCAATTACAGGAAATCTAAATGATTCTTTCACAAATGAATTAAATAAGTTAACTTGTATGAGCTCAGTAACTGCAGCAAATGCTTGTCCTATTGCTGGAGTTTCAGTAACAATGGGAGGATCAAACACTTATCAAGAAGCAACTATAGCAACAAATACTTCTGCAGGAGCATGTACAAGAGGATCAGGTGCATCAATATATAATACTACTGGTATTGAATTTGATATTACTTCTAGAGCATATAGTACATCACAAGGTGCATTAGATAAGGATTATAAATTAGAATTAATTCATGATAGATGGTATGCTAGAGCAGCTGGAGGTACAGGTTTACCAGTAGCTCAGTATTCAAGAATATATCCACATTGGAAAAACCCTACAACATGTGCTTAATAAATAAAAATAAATAAAATGGGATGTAATTGTAATTCTAGTAACTGTAAGTCAACACCTTGTGCGTGTAAAGATACAGGTTTAACAACACCATGTGCATATTCACAATGTACTGGGGTTAATGTAGAAATGTGTGCAGAATGTTTATGTGCAGAATGTATAACATGGTGTCAAAATACTATTGAAGTAAAAGATGCTAGTAATAATATATTTACTATTGCTAAAGGAGAAAGATTTTCTGCAATATTACAAAGAGTAGCTCTCTTTATAAAAAACCCAAATACTGCTACTAGTTCTATACAATATTTGTATATTGTTAATAAGACTTCTACAACAGTTACATTAGGATGGGCAGGTGTTCCCGCTTCATCAGCTTCTTTAAACGTGAAGTTCAAAATATCAACAGCAGGATCATATACAGCTGCTCCAAGTGGAACAGCTATATCAACAGCATTAGCAACATTTACTGTAACAGGTTTAACTGCTAATACTGTATATAAATTCCAAGTTGATACAAATTTAGGTGGTACATTACACGGATCAGTAGAGACATATTGCACAACAAACCCATAGCGAGAGGAGTAGTGTTTTGTTGGTTTCATTGCACGCTTGCTGAGAAGGTCCTATGAAAATGGGGCCTTTTCTATTTTATATGTTTTTTTTTATATCTTTGTAGCACTAATCAAAATAATTTATATATGGATTCTATCCTTGAAAAAATCAAATCTTCTCTTAAATGGAAGAAGAACTCTGAGTATTGTGCAGAAAAGTTAAGCATCACAATAGATGACTATGATACATTAAAAGAATATGTAAAATCTAAAGAACTACTAGATGATGGTGCATCATCATATGAGTATGACTTAGAAAAAGGTCAAGCAAAAATGGAGACAGTAAGTTCTACTGAACCAAAATCTCCTGAAGAAATAATTGATATATTAAATATTGATATAACTCAGTGGAAGTTATCAAGTTATTGGAATAAACAAATGGGTGATCACTGGAGAGTTTCTGCAATGGTTACAAGACTTAAAGATAATGATGTAGATAATGTTGCTGAATTATTAAAAGGGTTTAAACCTAAAACATATAAAGAAGTTAAAAGAATTAAAACTCCAGGTAAAATTAAAACAGCTGGGGTTTTATCATTACAGGACATACATTTTGGTAAAGAAGGGAATGATACTATAGATGAATGTTTTGAAAAAACAATTAAAGATTTAATGGAAAGAGCTTCTAGCTCACACCATATAGAAAAAATGTATTATGTGATAGGAGGTGATGTAATCAACATGGATACATGGAATGGCTCTACTACTGCAGGAACGCCTCTAGACAACTGTATGACAGCCACAGAGGCATATGTACAAGCTTTTGACGCCCTTCAGTGGAGTATTAACTACATTAAACAATTTTGTGATGAATTACAAGTTATATATATACCAGGTAATCATGATAGATTATCATCATTTCATTTAGCTCATGCTTTATCTAAGTGTTTTGATAATCCAGAAATAGTATGGGATACTGTTTATCTAGAAAGAAAAGTATTTGTTTATGAAGATAACTTCTTTGCATTTGAACATGGTGATGTTAATACTAAGAACTCATTACTAGTTTACTCTATGGAGTATCCAAGACAATGGGGTAAGACATTATTTAGAACATTATATACAGGACATTATCATCACAAGAAAAAAATAGAATATATAACTGAACATGAGAATACAGGGTTCATGCTTAAAATATTACCAAGTCTTTCAAAGACAGATTATTACCATTATCATAATAAATTTATAGGTTCTAGGAGATCTGGTGTATTATCTTTACATAGTCCTACTAAGGGTGAAATATGTGAATTAACTTATTCTCCAGAATAATCTACTATTAAACTTTTATAAATGACTTATTTTTTGTAAATTATAACTATATATGTATGTTAAACAATTTTAAAAAACCTGATTTAAATAAACCCAGGTATAGAGAAAAAGTACATGGGCTATTAAACTCTAAAACTTTAAATGATTTTAAAGAGAAATATCCAATATATGCAGACATAGATAATGATAAACTTAAAAAGATAATTAAATGTTTCAATGGAAAAATATGGGAGAATGTAATAGATAATAGAAATGGTGTAGAATTACCAGATAGTTTAGGATACTTGTTCATAGGAACTTGTCCATCTCCAAAGAGTGTCAATACTGATTATTCAGTTTCTAATAAGTATGGTAAAGTAATTCAAAACAAAAACTGGGAAACCAGTGGGAACATTGCAAAGATATTCTACACAAACTATTCTACAAGATACCGTTTCAGAAACAGAGAGCTTTGGCAGTTTACAGCTATAAGACAATTTAAAAGGGCTGTTGCAAAAATATACCCTAAACAATGGAAAAATTACATTGTGATGGGTAATAAAAAAAGAGTAGCAGATATATATAAAAAGAAATAAAAAGCAATGACAACTATAGGAGATATTGTATCAAGAGTTAGGAATCAGATTAAAGGTGAAGTTCAAGATGCTTTTATGACTGATAGATTTATATACAGTATGGTTATTAAATATGCTCAACTTCTAATGAGAAGACAAGACCATGCTAATAAACTAATGAAATTTAATAGTGTTTGGCAAACTCTACCTTTTCTTGAACTTATAGATGTTGATAAGGTTGAGGCAGAGTGTAGTGGTATTCAGAGTGGAATTACAATCAAAAGAACAAAAGAAAAACTACCTACATTCTTTGAGGGATATTGGGGACCACTCATTAGGACCGTATCATCTATTGATGGCTCTATTGAATGTCAACCAACACAACCTGGTACTTTTACATCTATGAGTAAAACTACTTCCTTTAAGTATAACAAAAGAAAATATTTCTGGTTCTTGAATGATTATCTATACTTACCTAATGTGTATTGGGATGCAATAAAACTTGAAGGAGTTTTTGAAAAAGATATATCTAGTTTTACATGTGATACTAGTGATGATTGTTTACCAAGATATAAACAGCAAATTAATATTCCTGAATTTCTTTATGCAGAAATTGAACAACAAGTTCTTACAGTTATGTTACAAAGAATAAATATTCCAGCTGACGATTCAGATAACAAGAAAAACCCCCATAGATAATGAGTTTATCACATAAATATAGAACATTTGATCAACTTCTTGAAGATGTATCAGTAGACTTTTCTACATATGCATTAGAAGGAATGATAGAACCTCAACAATTAATTAAAGTTGCACAACGTGTTAACTATGATCTAGGTTTAAAGATACATCAAAGTAGAGAAACTATAATTGATGCTGAACATAATAAAGCACAACTTCCTTCTGATTTTACTACACTTAACTATGCATTTGTTTGTAGTGATTATAGAGTTGTAAACTCTCAACCATCAGGTACACACACTGATACTACACAACCAAAATGGGTTCCAGATCCTGGACAACCAAACCAATGTGAAAATCCAGCAGATTGTAAAGGTGTATGTGTAATTAAAACATGTCCTAAAGATGATGGTAGAGGAAGTACTACATATGGTGGTGGATATGTTGTATTGCAGAGATTAAATCCTGAAACATATAGAGAGTTTTCATCCTTCTTTCCATTACGTATTACAAATACAAGTAATGTAAGTTGTGAGTGTCCCAATTTAAATACACAATCTCCTAATGTAGCTGAAATACAAGATGGATATTTATTAACTACATTTACAACAGGTAAAATATATATAAGTTATCAAGGATCACTAGAAAATAATGATGGTGACTTATTAGTTCTTGATCATCCTTATTGTAATGAGTATTATGAATATGCCCTTAAAGAGAGAATATTAGAAAATATGTTATTTGCTGGAGAGAATGTTGCACAGCAATTAGGATTGATTCAGGGTAAATTAAAAGCATCAAGGAATAACGCATTGAGTTTTGTTAACACACCAGACTTTGAAGAAATGAGAAAACTATGGACTGTAAATAGAAGAGCACAAATGCACAACTATTATGATATGTTTAGAAGTGATGCCCCAAACCCTAGATCATAACTAATTGAAAAATGGCTAAAAAACAAACTCCAAACCCATCATTACCACAACAGACTTCATCAACAGAATCTAATCTGTTTATGAAAGGAATGATAAAGGACACCTTCCCTTCTATATCTGGAAAAGAAGTATGGGAACATGCTATAAATGTTATTAATAATTCAATTGATGGTGACACTGGAGTTATAGGAAATGAACCAGCAAATTTTGAATGTGCAGAAATTCCATATACTATAATAGGGTCAATACATATTTATGGTGATCATTGGGCTATTTTTTCTACAGATGACTTTTCCTCTGAGATAGGTACATTTGATGATAGTAAATGTGAATATACAAGATTAATAAATGATCAATGTTTAAACTTCAACAGGGAACATTTAATAATAGGAGCTGCTAAAGAAAACTTTGAATGCAAGTATCAAATATATTGGGATGATTCAGTAAATCCATCTAGAACTTTAACACTAGAAGATCCTCCATATTTAAGAATTGAAGTATCTGGACCAAGTTTAAATGGTGCTCCTTGTTCTATATATGAAAACATACAACCACTTACACTAGATTGTGAAAGAATAAGACTAGCCCCTTTAATTGATACACCATGTTTAGATCTTCAAAAAGCTCCAGAAGGTGGTTCATTAAGAAATGGTATGTATCAAGCTTTTATTGCTTATACTATTAATGAACAAGTATATGGAGACTTTATTGGTATTTCAAATCAACAGTCTTTATTTGAACATGATGATAGTGCAGGCTCTTTAATACTAACTTTATCACACCTAGATAAAAACTTTGATAATTATAAACTTGTAATTTTAGGTAATAATCAAGAAGAATTTAAATTTTCTGAAGTTGGTGAGTATAGTACAGAACAAACAACTATTAAACTAGATTATCTTGATCAAAAATTAAAGTCTGTTCCTACTGAGTATATGAATAAATTAACACCTGCATTAGAAAAGTCAAAAGGTATGTTTGTTGTCAATGACTATTTAGTTAGAACACAACCTACAAATCAATTTGATTTTAATTATCAACCTCTTGCAAATAGAATAGCTTGTAACTGGACATCTGTAGAATATCCAGCAGATTATTATTATAATGGAGGTAATAAACCAACATTCCTAAGAGACGAAAGATATGCATTCTTTATAAGATTCATATACAATACGGGTGAACGCTCATCATCATACCACATACCAGGAAGAGCTGCTACATACTATAGTGGAAGTGGTGTGTCTATGTTAGAAACTGATGTTATACCTGGAGATCCTAATGCATTAGATCCTACTGATCAAATATTTAAGGTGCATAATACAGCATTTGTTTCACAATTAAATGTAAATACAGTACAACCTGATGGTGGAATTCTCAGGACTAGAGGTGAAATGGGCTATTGGGAATCAACAGAATTATATCCGCAAGATGCAGTTAGGTGGGGGGATCTGTGTGGTATGCCAATTAGACACCATAAGATGCCTGATGAAAACACAGCTAATAATGGTACAACTGACAGAGCAACTCCAGGTGGAACTGGTATATATAATATTGCTGTAGAATTTACAGGTATACCATGGCCAAGAGATAATGCAGGTAATCTAATACCTAACATTGTTGGTTATGAATTTTTAGTAGGATCAAGAGAAGGACATAAGTCTATTTTAGGAAAAGGTATTCTTAAAAACATGGAACAATATATACCTTCTGATCCATCAGCAAGTGACGGATCTACATCTTTCTTTATACCTAATTATCCATATAATGATTTAACATCTGATCCATATATAAAAGGTCCTGGTGGTGGAGGTAGTGTAGGTTATGATAGTTGGTCAGGACTTGGTTATGAAGATTGGCTTCAAGGATGTGATAATCCAACAGGTCCCTATAATAGATATTCAAATAGTGTATTTACATTTCATTCTCCAGATTTAATGTTTAATAGACCTTTCTTAAATGCATATGAATTAAAGTCATATGGTGTTATATCAGGAACTCAAACAGGAAGATTTAAACCTTCAGAAAAACATCCAGGAGAAAAACTATTAAGAAACTCAACAGCTGTACTTGCAGCCTTCATAGGTGTAGGATATGCTATATATGCCATGAGAGGTTCTACAGACCAAAAGATGACTACAGGACGTGTTCTGGATATGGGTTATAGAGAAGAAGGAGAAATTACAAAACGTAGTGGAAATAATGGTACTTTTAGTGGAGGTGGTGCTTGGACAAATTTGGCTGGTTCATCTTATAATACAGGAACTTGGACTGGAGCAGGTGGTGGTAAAGGTACATTTAATGCATCAGCACCTAATAATGATAGGTGGCAATGGACTAGTGCTAATCAAATATCTGCAGCAAATAGAGCAAATTCACCTGGTACAGGTACTTATGATACTGCAGCCAATGGTTTGTTTCTTGGTTTAGGAGGAATTACTGGTGGAGCTGCATCAAATAAAGCAGGTGCTGTAACATGGCAAGCTGCACAAGCTACTAACTGGCAAGGTCAAGCTGGATCAATAGGACCTGGTCAAGAGATAGTTCAAAAAGGTACAAAGTTTAGTAATAAACCTTTTTGGATGGGTTTAATCAGTGGTGCACAAGAATTTATGAATTTTGTATCAACTGGTGGTCAAGAAATTATTGATTTAATTTATAATTTAACAAGCTTCAAACAATATGTTTATAAATATAATAGTCATGGTTGGTACAGAAACATGTCAGCAAATCCAAATGGATCAATATTTAGACACTCCGTAAATAAATCAAGGTATTTAAATGGTGCTATTTCTCAACTCACCCCAAGCATTAGAATTAATAATTTAAATAGACCTTTAACTGTAGCAGTTGAACTTGAAACTAATGGTAATGTAGATGTAAATGGACTACCCACTTCTAGTTTACCTTTACCTACGGGAGATAATTCTAAATATACTATAGGTACTGCACCAGGACAATGTGATTGGACTAACCCAGGAGGGGCAACTAGCTCAGGGATTGCAGCTCATTATTGTGCAATGAAGTATAATATAGATAATCAATATGGTCAACTAGAAGATATAAAACAAATACCTATTAGAGGATGCGTTGAATTTTTTGAAGACCAAATATTACTAGATGCAAGTGGTAACCCAATTATAAATAACTTAATAAGATTTAATTCTAAACCATTATTTGGTGGTGACTGCTATGTAAATAGATATACAGAGAAAGCTATTATGCCATTCTTCTGGGACTATTTAGCTGAAAATGAAAAAGATGGATTTGTATGGGATTATAGATTATATCCTAATGTACCGTTTCCAACATATTGGATGAATACTGAAAAGTATAGACTTGATGAATTAACAAAACAGTTAGGTGGTGTTAATTTCGCTTTTGCAATAGCTTCAGGTTTTAATGGTGCCTTCCCTAATGATTATTATTACATGGATAGAGATCCAGCATCATGTAGTGGAGGTGGTTTATTTAGTAGCTTTAATGATGCAACAAATAGTAATCCAGGTTCATTATTTACTATACATGATGCATACATGTATCTTCACTGTAATGGAATTAATGATTTCTTTGTTGAGTCAGAATTAAATTTAGCTCAAAGAGATTGGGGGGAAGATATTGAAAAAAGACATTATGATAGTTTAACCTTTTCTGCATTGACAGATCTATTTCATGTAGATGGAATAAAGAAGGGTAATTATTATAAGTATGATAAGTCATTAAGTATTGAACAAAACTATAGTAGGACATTATCATGGGGGTTCATCCAGCCTAGATCATATGATCCTACAGTAGCTGAAAAATGTTATATAACATGGAATAAAAGACTTGTGTATTCATTACAAGCTAAGAAAGAGGCTAAGAAGGATTTCTGGAGAGTCTTCCTTCCATTAAATTATAAAGAATTTAAGGACTCAGTTAATACTATTAAACCAATTAGCAAGACTGGTGCCATTGTATTATTTCCAAAACTTTCTCCACAAATATTTACAGGTAATGATGAACTAACTACAGATGCTGGAACTAAAGTTGTTCTTGGTGATGGAGGATTATTTGCTGAAAGAAACTGGAGGGATATAGTAAACTCAGATATATCTCATGAATATGGATCATCTGAAAGTTCAAGAGCAGTGTTAAATACACCAATGGGATTATTTTTCATATCTCAAGAACAAGGAAAGATATTTCAAACAGAAGGTAATTCACTAATCAATATTACTAATACAGGAATGAAGTGGTGGTTTAATAAATACTTACCATCACAACTATTAGCAACGTTCCCTGATGCTGAAGCATGTCCACAGATGATTGATAATCCAGTAGTATCTGCTGGTTGTCAAACTGTATATGATACAAACAATGATATTGTTTATTTTTCAAAAAGAGATTTTGCAGTAACTAATGCATTTGCAAATCAGTCAAACAACTGTATAGAGTATGTTCCATGTGAAGGGTTTTATCTAAATGAAACAATATGTAACGGTGCATCACAAATAGTAACATGTCCAGATGGATATACTTATAATTCTGTTTCAGAAATGTGCGAGTTGATTACTTATGATTTACCTTTTGGACCACCAGCACCTGCATGTAAATTAGATATTGTTCTTTCTATTGATGCTTCATACTCAGTACCTTTACAATCTAATGTTAATAGCATGAGGTTAATTGTTCAAGGTATTTTAGATGTGTTTGATAATGCTATGTCATTAGGTGATACACAAATAGGTATTATGGCTTGGGGAACTAGAGCATATGATGAAGGATCATTTAATGCTACTGCAATTGCATGTAATGGATTAAGAGCACCTGTAGCATTAACTTTTAACCCAAACTTATTAAATCAAACTACAGGTTTCATGAGTGAGTATACTTGTGCTTCTGGTACTTCAGCTTGTTGTCCAGGTGTACCTTGTGGTGGTAATGATTGTAATGTTACTGGGGGTACAGGATATGGAGATGCAGTATGGTCAGGTACAAACTGGTTATTTAATCCTACACCAGGACCAGGTGGTACAGGTGCAAGACCTAATGTACCTAAAAAATTAATAATATTAAATGATGGTTGGGATGCAACATCAACTGGTTGGGGTGGTACTAATCCAGATTCTACTGGAGCAGATAGAGCACTTACAAGACCTAATTATATAAACCTAGGTCAAACTTCTTCATTTGTAGCAACACCAACAACACCTCCTATGGTAGCAACAGCTCCTGATACAGGTGTTGTAGGTAACATAAGTGCTGCACAACCTGATAACTTAGTTCAGTGGATACAAACTAATATTCATGCAAATGCACAATATCAAGATCCTACTAATTCAAACTTTCTAGGTCAGTTAGAAATAATCCCTGGATGGTTAAAAAATAACAATACTCCAACTGCAGCTGAAGAAGCTTATGCACAAAGTATTGCTGGATATGATGCTATAACAGGAGATCCTAATCCATATATGGCTGGTGACTTTCAAGCAGCTAATGTACAAGGTATTATAAATGACTTAGTTGAAAAAATATGTCCAGGTATTTTACCAAATTGTCCATCTGGTTGTACACCAGTTATACAAGGAGGTGTACCAATGTGTGAATGTATAGATGAAGTTCCTGCTACATATGAAGATGTATTAACTTATATACCTTACCAATTAGAGAATCCTACATACTTCCAAGATGTTTCATGGACAGTTAGTTATGATCCTAAAGCAAAAGCATGGATCTCATTTCATGATTGGCATCCTGAATTAGCATTCAATAGTATCAATCATTTCATGACATCTAAAACAACAACAACTGAAATCCCACAATGTCCTCCTGGATATTCATTTAATAGTACTTTAGATGAATGTTGTATCACAGTAGCAGGATCTGATCCAGCATTTGTTGAAGTAAAATATATTCCATCAGATACAACTGTAGTAGATTCAGTCCAAACTGCTTTTTCAGTAGATACAGATATTGCATTAGTAATGGATGTATCTGGATCAACTGCTCTACCTGGATGTATAATACCTTTCCCTACTAATTGTACATTTGGTGTACTTAGTGCACAAGTAGATTTTTGTACAGCATTTGTAAATGTTATGTCTCCTGGTATGGCATCTGGAACTAACAATGTAAGAATTGGATTTGGAGTATGGGATAATGCAAATAGTGCTCAGGTAACAGGTTTAACAAGTAATGATTCTACTCTAATAGATCCTATAGCAGGTTCAATAAGCACCTATGATGAAACGTCTGCTTCATATACAGCAGGAGGTACTAATTATGAAACAGCTGTATTAAGAGCAAGAGCAATGTTATCTGGATCAACAGCAACAAAAAAAGTTGTAATAATAATTACAGATACACAAAATAATACATGTGCTGCGTCCCCTCCAAATAATATTTCTGCTGATTTATGGACTTGGAATGCAGCAGGTGGTGGTGATGTTGATACAATTGCTGTATTTGCTGATACTGTTGCTCCTGCAAATAATGGATGGTGGACTAATTTAAATTGTTTAGTTCAACTTGGTACTGCTGCACAAAGTATTGGTAATGATGCATTTGCAGTTGATTCTTCAAATTATGGAGATGTTGCAGTTAGTGTTATGAATTCACTTATTAGTTGTGATTGTCCAGTAAATACAGTTCCAGATATACCATCTATTCTTTGTAGTCCTGATCCTGGTGACCCATTACCACAATGTGTATCATGTGAATGTCCAGCTGGATATACGCAAGTACCTGTTAATCAAGTTTGTAATTCATTAAATCCACCAACATGTAAGAAGGTAGATTGTAATTGTCCACCTATACCTGTATTAGATCCTTCATTAGCTACTACTTGGTTTGAGGCTGGAACACAATGTGATGATTTATTTTTAGTTGATACACCTGGTTATGTAAATCCAAATCCACTTATATGTAATTGGGAATATAAACAATGTGTACCTGCAAATTATACAGTTGGTGGTATGTGGAAACACAATGTAAGAAATGATCTGTTTGTAAACTATTATGGAGAAGATTTCCCTTGGGAAGTTACACTAATAGAAAACACTGGTCAAGTTGTCAATACTCTAAGAAGTATAGAGTACCAACAAGAATCATATGTATATAAGAATTTTAACTTACCACGTCCTCAGCAGCTTATAGGTACAGATAGATTCCATGATTTAGATTGGAACTTTGATGAAACAATAATATATAATTCAGAACAGGTATCAGGATTATTAACTCTTGATCTTACTCCTAAGAATAATATTGTTTTACTTAATCAGTATCCTATAATTAATAATCCAACTGATATACAAATCCTATATTCTAAAGAAGAACAGAAATATAGATTTAATCAGTTCTGGGATATTACAGATGATAGAGGTGAGTTCACTGGAGTTGAAAGACCTATATGGATAACAACATTAAATGGGTATATTAAAAACTTAAATCAAGCAAATCTTAATTATATTAAAGCACCTTTGCAGCGTAAGAAGTTTAGACATTACTATAATATGATTGTATTAAGAAAGAACGTATCAGGAGACAGAAAGATGTTACTTAAATTAAATAATACTAAAATGAATATATCATTTAGATAATGGCATATAGTATAGACGGATATAAAAGAGATAGTAAGGATGTAAAGAAACCTTCCAACTTGATACCTTCAGGTAACATTACTATGAAGGGTGTAGACTTTCCTGTGATGGGTACAGACAATCTTGGTAATCAACAACTTATGCAACCTGGTCTTGATTATCAATTTCCTGGTAGTGAAGTCTTTGAACAACCTATGCAAAATCTAACGCAAGATAAACCTAAGAATCAAGTAAAGAAAAGGAAAGTAGATAGAGATAATAAATTAATCACAAACTGGACTTCAGAAATGGGTGATGTATCTTCACACAAAATGACTAGTATGTCATTTACTGATGATGATGGTAATCCAATATATGTTGCTATTCCAATGTTGTTTCCTACTATTGAAGGACAAGAAACTCCTGATCCAGCATCATGGACTCAATTTGCAGAAGGTGATGAGATGTCTGCTTTTGAAATGGCTATGCAAAGAGGTGAAGTGTATTACTTTAATTCTGAACAAGAATCACATAAGTTTGCTAAAGGTTCTTGGAAAACTCCAAACTTAAAGAAAAGAGATGGTGGTTTAATAAAGCATCAAGACATAGGGTCTAACAATCATATTATAAATAATAGAGACTTAAGTGACCCTAATAGGAAGTTTATGAAGCCTACAATAAACTTAAGTAATTATGATGAGCTAGAAGAAACATTAGGAGATACGTCTTGGGTGGACATAATGTCAAAAATGTCTGAGGAAGAGTTTAACAATTTTGTTGCACCTTATAGTAAAAGAACAGATAGTTTAAACAATCTTAAAAGGTTTACAGGTGATGAGAGATGGTGGGCTGGTAATCTTGCTAATGTTATTTCTGATGAAGAATATGCAAAGGCAAATGAAAATCGTAAATGGACAAGAGACAACCATAGAAAAGGGAACCTTCCTAATTATAGTGAAGTGGCACCACTTGGAAAATCTACAGAAGATGTATTTTATGATGCTGAAAAAGCTTACTATAATACACCAGTACACACTAAAGAAGAACTTAATGCTGACTTTGATACTGCTTATCCTTATACATTTAATTCAGTTGCTGGAACGGATCCTTTAAATAAGATACCATGGAAGAATGAGATGAAGGATGATCCAGAAAAGTGGGAGGGTTCGTGGTCTGATTATATAAGAAGTACAGATATACAACCTGACTATTATGAAATAGGGGACATAACCCTTGCTGAAGAAAGTAATCCATTTCATTTTGTATATGACGGTGGAGATCAAGATGGAGAGACAGTTAATACAGCAGTTCCAGATAAAGGGATAAAAGATATACAAGATGTACGTAGTCATGATGAATATATGAAATGGTATGATCATCATAAAAAGAGCGGTGTTCTTAATAATAAATCTAAAAAAGATATGGATTATTGGGAAGCTTTAACTGATAAAGATAATAATGTATGGACATCTAACTTTAAATATACAGATGCATCACCAAGATATAAGGAACTAGATTTCCTTGAAAACCCTAATATGAATATATCAGATGGGGAAAGAGGGAGATTATCTGATAGATCTGAACAGTCGTTATCAAGATTTGAAACATTAACGGGTAGAGATAGAAAGATGTATAATGATAACCATTTAAATGAAATGGAATATTTTAATTCAATTGGTATATTTGAAACTCCTTTAGATAAACCTATTGCCTACTATCCTAAAGAAGAAAGGATGGAGTTAATGAAAGTATTAAATGATTATGAAAAGAAACAAAATTCTGAAAATACAGCTTGGACAATAGATTATAAAAATTCTGAGTTTTATGGTAAAGAAAGAACATATAAGTATGGTGGTTCACTTCCAAAAGCTCAATTAAAGCAAGTTAAGAATGCATATGCTTTAACTAAGAGTTTAATTAAAGGTAAGCAGTTAGGTAAGGTTTTAAATAAATCATTAAAACTTAATGAATTTATTCCTAAAGCATCAAAGGCTCCAATCATACCAAAAAATAAAATAGCTTATGTAACTCCTATAAATACAGATGTAAACATAAACATAGGTAATGATATAATATCTAATAACAAAACTGTAAATGCTGATAATAAATTTAGTTTACAATCAGATGTCTTTAAGAACAAAATACCATTAACAAGAGTATTAAGTTCTAAAGGTTTAAGATTTACGGATGGTAAATTATTTAGTTCAACAGAACCACATACACATTATAAATCAGACAGCAGAGGTGAGGAATTTCCTCTTCGTTTAAAATCAACAAATAGAAATACCACACATTGGTCTTATGGTCATATAGGTAATCCTGGACATGGGGGTGGAAGTTGGTCAAAGAAGTCTACAGCTATCATTAATGATTATGAAAATTTGTCAAAATCTGGACTTGCCCTAGATCTTGATCCAACTGATACATGGTTCTATTCTAAAGGTAATTTTGAAATACCTGCTAATTCATTAATCTTGACTAGAGATAAGACGTTATATAAGAAAATAAAAAAAGAAACAAATATTACAAATATAAAACTATTTGAAAATACTAATAATGAAGATTTTGAAAGTATTGTAAACTCATATTCTACAAGAGGAGGAAAAGGAGCATATACTAGACCAACGGATGATATGATAAATCCTAAAGATCAGTTTTTTAATGCAGGAGAAGGTGAAATGATAATGAGAGACTATATGATAAAAAACTATAGTAAAGGAGATGATGTATCTTTAACACAGACTGCGGATCACTATAAACCTCATCAGTGGCAAGGACATGATTTTGATTGGGTACACCCCTTTACTGGTAAAAAATCAGGTATTACAACAATGCATCCAGATTTTGATCATTCTTATATGGATCTTGGAGATCCTTTTGGAGGAGGTCAGAGTAAGGCACACTCTGGTTCTCCATTATCTACTATAGAAAGAATGGAATATAATTGGGGAGATAATATGACAACTAATCATGGATTATACAGTAGTAACAACAGATGGGGCAATGGTGATAGATCAGGAAGCTTAGATATATTAGCAAAATTACCAAAAACCATACAAGTAAATGAAATGGAGAAGGTAATGAAAACCTATAAAAATCAACGTGAAGGTCTTAGACTTCAACAAGAACTAGCAGAATTAAACGGGTTTAAATCATATAAAGAATTCAAGAACTCAATATCAAAACAAGAATGGTTAGATTTTAAGAGAGATGGTGGCTCACTAAACAAAGCACAATGGTGGAATCCTAAGAATGCATATGCTTTAGCTAATACTATATCTAAATCATTTAAACCAGCTAAATCACTTCTTCCTAAACCTAGTTTTAAAAATATAAACTACCAAAAATTATTACCTTTTACTGAATCAGGTTCTACTCTTGTTCCTCAAACCCATATGAGTAGTGGGAAGGAAGGAACTAGTATGGATCTATCAGAGACATTAAATTCTATTTATGCTGATAACAAACCTATGTGGTTTGGTCCTACTGCAACAAGTAATAGATATAGAATGACAGATGATAATAATAAATTTATTCCAACAATTCCTGGACAAGGTGGACTTTTTCAAGTAGGTTCTGGAAGACTTGGTAATACAGGTAAACCAGGTTTTGATGAAATACCATTTACAGAAGCAACAATGCCATTTGGTGGTCTGGCAAATGATGGTTACCACCTTAATCTAGAAACTGGATTGCCTAATTACAATGATCCACTAATGGATCACAAACTTTTAACAAAAAATGCTTTTCAAAATAAGATTGATGGTGTTTTTAATCCTAATACTAAGTTTAAAATATTTAAGAGTGACCTCTCCAAAGGTAATCATGCAATGCACCAGAAATGGTCAGACAAAGAACTTGCTAAAATTAAAGCAGATGGGTATGATGCTATTCAACTTGTAGATCAAAATGGTAATCAGATAGAAAATATATTACTTAATAAAGAAAAGTTTAAGATAAATAAGATCAATGATATGGATGTACACATTGACAATCCTGAATTCAAATATGGTGGATCACTACCTAAGGCTCAATGGTACAATCTAAAGAATGCATATAATATCGGTAAGGGTTTAGTAAATACAATAAAGAGTCCTTTTATTAATGATTTAGTGCAAGGTAGTAATAAACTCTATAGGGGTATAGGACCAGCTGGATATAATAGTGCAGTAAATACTGGTAAGATACTATCAAATGTAAACCCAACTGCAGTAAATGAAGGTGCTTTTAATTTAACAAAGAACTTTGGAAATAAAACTTTTTTCACTCCTAATGTTGAAACAGCAAGTAAATATGGTGATGGTTATATAGCTGAAATAAATAATGATGTTAATGATTTTAGTAATAGATATAATTCAGACTGGAGTCAGTTTACAACTGACCCTGTTTTCTTAAGTCAATCTAACATATATAAAATGAATATGTTAGGAAATTATAAAAGAATACTTTCTCAAAATACAGTAGGAGATCATAGTAAAATAAACTTTTTAGATAATGTTAAACTTAGGACAAATTATACATCTAGTACAGGTTTAGATTATTATGGTCATAGAAATGTTAAACATAATATAAAAGGAGGATGGCCTACACAGTTAGAGGTTGAAAAACTAAAAAAAGATTCAGGTTTAACACTAACACAAGATAACTTAAGAAGTTATGTAGAAAAGATTGGTAAAGTTGGCGGTGGTAAATATCCTAAAACAACTTTATATAGATATGGTGATATGGCTACAAATGCAGCTGGTAATAAAGACATGGGTTACTATTCAGCAGATCCACTTGATCCACTTAGATACAGTGAAAGAGCAGATAGAACTTTTAATGGAAGTGTTTTTAAAATTGATGTTGAAAATGAATTACTACCAGAATTTTATAAAGGAATAGGATTTGGTAACCAAGGTAAAGAACCAGGATTTCAATCAGGAACATTATTTAAAGAATTTGAAGTTCCAGAAGATTTTTTAGGTAAATTTGGAAATCAACAAACTTTCAAAACTTTATCTGATTATAAAAAATGGCTTAATACAGTTAAGCAATCTGGAGGATCATTAACTAAACATCAAGTTCCTAAATTAATTAAAGGTGCATTAGACTTAGGTAAGAAGGTGAAGAATATTATTTCTCCTAAAAATGTTAACTCAATTATAGATTGGAGTAAAGTCAGTCCTGCAATATTAGCTAATAAAAACTTATTAAGTGAATATGCTGATATAGAAATGGCAACTAAAGCAAATGCAACATGGATGAAGAATGATGATGGTACTTCTTTCTGGGGTACACCTCAACAGTTTATTCAAGTAAATAGTGAGGCCTTTAAAAACTCTTATCCAGAAGGTTATAAAAGAGTATTCAGAGGTGAGTCAGGTACTTTGAAATTAACAGATCCTCTTTATTCAGGAGCTGCAGATATAGAATCAGGTAATAAAGGTATATTTACAGCAAATGAAGGTTTAGCTAAACTATATACAAACGATTATAGATTAGGGTCAAATAGTAGTATTCTTCAATTAGCAATACCTAGTGTTAGTGATGGTAGCAAATACTTAAATATAAACGGTCTAGGTAATGATTGGACAGATCTTAGTTCTATAGGTACTACAAAAAAGACTCTTGAACTAAATATAAAGAATTTAGAAAATAACATAAAGAAGGATGCAGAAGGATTTCAATGGGCATCTGGCAGTGGTAGTTTAGAAAGTTATGATGTAAATAAACACTTACAAAGTTATAAAGATTTTTACAATAACTATGATGAGATAGTTGCTAATCCTATCTATAAGAAATTACTTGAGTTTAAAGAAGCTGCTTGGGAAAATGACAAAATTCTTAATGGGGGAAATTTAGCAGGACGACAAAGTTTTGGAACTGGAGATGTAGGTGACTTTATGGAAAAATCAGGTTTAAATAATATAAGATTAAACTATATAGATGATGGTGGTTTTGGAGATGTAACACTTAACAACCAGATACCAGGTAACTATCTAAAATCTCTAACAAATAACAATGGTAGATTTAATCTAAAAAACCCCAACATGAATAGACAAAAAGGAGGATCACTACCAAAAGCTCAATTGCAATATTATGATAAAGCTAAAAAAACATATGATTTTGTTAAAGGATTATGGACTGTTGCTAAGCCTGTTTCAAAACTTGTAATACCAGGAAGGTCAGCTACTGATGTGGCTCATAAAATAAAACCATTAATTAATAGTTACCAAAAACCAAATTCTGCTGGTGTTGCAAGTTTGATAAATCCTAACTGGACTGTTGATGAAGGTGGATTATATGAAGGTATGGATAGTAGAGTTAGAACATTTATAGAACCAGGCCAGTATGGAATAAATGAACCTATAAGACTAATGGATGGTAATACTAGATTTCATTATGGACAGAGTCAAGGAAAAGATTGGGACGAATGGTATAGAACATTTCAGCATAATAACCAATCTTTATATCCAGAGATAGCTGAAAAAAATCTTACTCTTGAAAATGGAACATGGAGACCTAAAACACAGCTTGAACTTGATGATGATATACCAACAGAAGTTTGGGATCCTGTACAACAGAAATTTGTTAAACAAAATTTGAAAACAAGACCCTTTGCTGATCCCACATCCCTATATAGAGCTGTTAATGCTCCTGATATTCAAACTGCTGAAAAGTTTGGAACTACAATTCCTTCACTCAATTCTGGTGCAGATGGGAGAAGGACAGGATATACCGACTTACAAAAAAACACTCCATATGATGTTTTATTTACAACACCCAATGCAGGTTGGATAGGTGGTTCAGGTGTTGATGATCCATATAATTTATTTAATTTATATGCAAAAAAAGATCAAGGAAAATTTATAGTTAAAATGCCAAGAACAAATGGTGCTGTTGAGAGTTTAACTCAAATTAATAATAGGACAGATATTTTAAACAATTCTCAATATCCGTACAGTGGAAACACTGGTTCAGTTTGGAATGAAGCAACTGGTAAATTTGATATACCTACACATCTTGGTTCAGGTATATTCAATACAGTCTCTGGTAAGCCTGATTTAAGTTTAATACCAGAAGGATCAATTGTTAATCCAAATTATTCAAGTTTTAATGGTAACCAGATAACTCCAATATTTGGAACAAAAGGAACAACAGTTAGAAACGCACAAGATGTATTACCAATAGAAGACTATTTCAAAAAACTAAAAGAAGATCCTAATTGGAAATTTAATAAAGGAGGATCTGTAAAAGCTCAATATGTAGGTGAAACTAAAGAAGATATAGATTGGACAGGTACAACTCAAGGTGAGATACCAAGCAATGAACCAGACTTAGATCTTTTAAAGCAAGGTGTTGGTTATGCTGAAAGTCTTAATGGTGAGTTGATGATTAATTCTCAATCTACTGCAACAGGATTATATGGTCAAAGATTTTCTGAAGTAAAGAAAGGTAAATTATATGATGGAACAAGAGAAGAATTTGCTGTAGATCTTGATGCTCAAAACTCTTTATTTGAACAAAGATACAATGGAGAAATAAAAGATATACCAGGATTAAAACAAAGTGGTATAGATCTATATGAAGAGTATAACACACAAATAACAGACTTTCCATACTCAACAACTGAAGTTGCTGCACTGGTAAACTTCATAGGTAGACAAGGTACAAGAGACTACCTAGGATACGTTCTAAGAGACGGTAATACATTAGAATCAGTATTCCCTACTAAGTATGGATCAAAAGCAAATCAGTCAAATAAGACTCCAAATGAATATATCACTAAATTTAATGAAGGTTTAAATATAAAAAAGAAAGGAGGTGAAGTAGATAAGCTTACTGAAAGATTGATAAAGAAATATGAAGAAGGAGGAACACTTACACCTGCAGGAACTAAACATTTAAAGTCTCTAGGGATGATATAAGAATGGATATAATTAGACAATGTCCTAATAATTTAGTATATTATAAGTGTATAGTGCTAAATATTAATTAATTGAGCAAATGGCAAAAGAATTTCCAGATAATAAAACTTTAGAAGTTTACCAGCAAGGTGGTGCTACTCAGAGTGTTAACTCATGTCCAGAAGCTATATCTGATGACATGATAAATATAGATAATAGAGAACGTTCTATTGTAAGATCTAACTATAGTAAATCAAATACAGAAAGCAAATGTGGAAATTGTATCTTTTTTGACATATCTAATAGGATAAAAAAGTGTGCAGATACTAAGTCAGATAATAAAGGATACTGCTGGGATCAAGAGTTTGTATGTGAATCTCAAAATATTTGTGATATGTGGGAAGAAGGTGGTCCAATCAAGTCTAACAAAGACTCATATGCACAAGATGAATCCTCTAATGAGTTTGAACAAAATAAAGCAGAAGTTGAACAGATACAAACTCAGAAACAGATGCCTGTGTTTAATGAGTCTCAACAACAACCAATGGCTCCGCAACAAGGTGCACCACCTCAAGCAATGCCTCCTCAACAACAAGCTCCTGCACCACAAGAACAAATGCAACCTTCATTTGCATATGGTGGATCTTTAAGGAAGGCTCAAGAGCAACATGAAACAAATCCTATAAATCCTGTAACAGGATTACCTTTTGAAGATGATATGTTGGCAGCAAAGAAAGAAAGAGATTTACAAGCTGCAAAAGAAAGAGAAGCAATATTAGCTCAACAAGGTCAAGATAATAATACAGATATATATGATGAAGCAAATCCTAAAGAAGCAGGTTCATCACTTAAAGATAAATATAAAAACTGGAGAACTAAAAGAGCAATAAAAAAATATCAAAAGAGTTTAATCCCAGAAGCTCCATTTATGATGTATAACTCTGATCCTTCACAAGGTGTTCTAGGAGAGATAGGTAATTGGATGAAAAGTGCGAAGAAAGACTTTACTACTAATTGGGATAATAATAATAAGAAAAGTAACTATCAACAATTTAAAGTTTCAAATCCACATGATGATGTAAGATTCTTTGATCAAGATAATCCTGATGCACCACTGCTCAACTATGGCCAGAAGAATTCTAATGATTATAACAAGTTCTCTACTGACAGAACATCAGCATTTCCAGAACTATATCAAATATCATCTATGGATAATGAAGGTAACATAAGTTACACAGGAGAGAAGTTGTTAGGGGATATGGTTGAAACAGAATACATGCCTGATGCTGTTCACATTCAACATACTGAAGATGGAACAGGAGTTACAGGAGCATACATATATACTGGAATGAGTGATGCTGGAAAAAAAGAATATGAGTTTGTTCCTTTTGATAAAGAAAATCCTACTCAGATTTCAGTTGGACCATCTAAGCAAAAACGTGCTGAACAAGAAATGGCAGATAAGAATATATGTATAAATGCAGGTGGTGAATGGGATGCTGGAGTATGTACATATCCTGATGAGACAACTAAGAAAGATAATTTACAAAAGAAGAAAAATGAGAACTTTAAAAAGACACCATTAAATATAGAATTTGATAAAGATAAACAATTTGGAGGTACTCCAACATTTGCACATATGAGAGATGGAGGTTCTCTGTCAAAGTTTCAAAGTCAAAGTGAATGGACAGATGAACAACTAAAAACATATCTAAAGTTGCAAAATGAAATGCTTGTTACTGGTGGTGTTGATGGATCTAAAATTGATCTATCTAAAAAAGATACTTGGCCTAGTGTTAAATTTTCAGTTTCAGATGGTACATATAATACAATGTATCCTTGGTTACCAGATATGTCTACTAAAGAAGGTAAGTCACAAATGTATAATTTACATAAAACTGCATCAGATAAATTTCCTGATCAAACATACATGCCTGGTGTATATTGGGGATCAGATGATGAAGGTGGTGCATATCCATATCTAAATGAAACTGTTGAGGGTAAAGAAGAAAGAGCACGTCATACTGCATCATTGCAACGTGACTTTGCAACATTACAAGAAGCATTAGCATTTGCTAAAAAAGGTGGATATAATACTGAAGGCTTAAGTGTAAATGGTGTACCTATACAAAACGTTAGTAATATAGGTAGTTCTGCCGATGACATAGACTATGGTGCAGAAGGGAACTTTAATAGAAGAAGGTTGGGTATTAATAGAAGTGTAGGAACAGATGATTTAACAGGTACAGTTTATGATGCAGCATATAAACCATATCAAGAAAAATTACAAAAGGAATATGATAACCATTATGCTACTAAGTCTGGTGTAGATAATTGGTCTATGGAAAAATTTATGAATGAGTATGATCATAGTGGATACAAGCAAGACTGGCAAGAAGTTACTGCAGATAACATGGAGGATGCTATAAATTATTCAGGTAATCAAGCCTTTGAAGGTTCCATGGGAGGTTATGGTGGAGGTGCAATAGGATATAATTCTGGTAATAGTGAATACATTATAGGAAATGATACATTACCTAATCCTCAATTTCAAGATCATGGAAGGAATAAAGAAATGACTACTGATATGGGTTATATACCAGGATTGGTTGGAGGAATGGGTGGATTAAAACTAGGAATGAACTTAGCAAAATATGTAGGAGGTTTCAGTGTTCCTTATACACAAGGAGCACTTACTTTTGGTAATGTAGCTAATGGAATGATGGCAACTAATGGTGTAGTTAACACTCTACCAACTGCAGTTAATAATTTTAAAGAAGGTGACTGGGAGGAAGGGTTGATGAATACAGCTTTTGGACTTGGTGAAATGACAGGGTTTGGAAATATGGGTACTAATATTTTACCAAAAACATTTAATCAAGTCAGAGGTCTTAACTCAACAATGCCTGCTTTAAATATTAAAGGTCAATCTAAAATTATGGAAAGTTTAAACGCAAATAAGAATTTGAGAACATTCAATGCAAATCCTCTTAGTAAAAGACCTTCACAGCTAGGTATACTTAAGGATTATATGAAAACTAATTATACTAATAAGTTGATTAATCCTAACTTTGCCCCAAAAGTATTTCCAACTAACTATACTCAATTTCCAGGAGTTCCAGGGTTAAAATATGGAGGCTCTTTACCTAAAGCACAAATACAAAATGGTGCACATGATGTAGCAGCTAATTATCAAGTAAATCCTGCACAGTTTGATTATGATACAAATATGCCTAAGGAAGGAGCAATTAGTGCATATGGAGATGTATGGCAAGGAGGACAATGGGTAGATGCTACTGTAGAAGAACAAGGTTTTAATACTCCTAATTCAGAACAGTTTGGAAATGTAAAAACTGCATTCTCAGATGAGACAGGTGTTACAAACCGTAATGCAAATTATGATCCAGATAGAGCATATCCTTTTTCAGCAAATGCAATAAACAAAGATATAAAATCTGCAGCAGCTAATAGCTTTGATGTAAGAAGAAAAGACATAGATATGAATACTTATAAACCTGAAGATGGTTCTATAAATAAATCATATGGTGATATATATAATTCTGAGAGTGGAAACTTTGATGATAATCAATTTACACCAATGTTTGATCAAACAGATGATTTTGCATTTGAAGGAGATAATAATACATTAAGTAGAAGACAACTTAGAGATGTACGTCAAGATAATAGAAGACAAGCTAGAGCTGAAGATAAAGGCTTTGGATCTTATGAAGATATGCAAACTGATAAGAGTGAAAGAAAAGCAGAGAAAAGACAAAGGAGAAAAGATAAAAGAGATAGATGGGGTGAAACACCAGGGGCAAGGATGACTAATAAAGTGAATTATGCATTAGATAGTAATCTAGGTCAACTATTTCAAAAAGGATCTAAAGCTGCAGTAGAAGGAGCAAAAATTATAAATAATCAGTTTGATGGTTATAATGAAGATATGGAATCAGAAAAAGTTTTTGCTGGTAGATCAGCAGGATCTATGTATGGAGTAACAAGTTCTGATGCATTATCAAGAGGTGAACATGATAAAAACACTGGTATTTTCCAACCAGATGATAAAGTAATTTCAAGATGGGGTAAGTATGGTACTGAACTACCTAGAGCACAAGGTCAAATGGAAACTGCTAGTATATATGATATACCAAATAAGGATGGTTCTTATAATGATCAAAATTGGTTTACAAAAGCTAATCATGGATTTAGTGAGGGGGTGTATAATGATGCACAAAGAACAAATCATGGGGTGGCACCAATTGTAGGTGGTGGTATAATAGGTAAGATGGCAGACGTAAAAAGCATATATGATTTTGGTAAGAGTGCATATGATGGTGTAAGTAATTGGATAAATGAAGAAGAGGTAGATGAAATTGCTGGAACACCTGAAGGATATGCTATGGATATGGCTAAGTATGGAGGTCACCTGAAAGCACAAAATCAAAAGGAAACTGGACTAAAAGAATTTTGTGTTAATGGACCAATAATTGATTCAGGAGGTAGAGTTTTTTCTCAATGTCAAAATAGAGATTTTGATTCTAAGCATGACTTAAGTTTATATGGAACAATGTCAATGGGTAAATTAAATGATGAATTTACATCATCATTTGGATTAGCTCCAGGATATACTTTCAATCCTAGTGGAGGAACAAATGGTCTTAAAACATACGTTGGTGGAAACTATGGTTTACGTGCTACTGAAGATTCTAGTGTAGATGATGGATTGAATGGAACTACTGTGGATATGGATAATTATATGAAACTCTTGGCTTCAGTAGGATATACTGGAGAAGTAGGTGGTAACAATACTCAATATGGGTTTGGTGCTTATGCTGATAAAGATCTAATGGGTGATAATGGTACTACTTATGGTGGCTATGCTAATGTTGGACCTGTTACTTTTAAGGGAGGAATCAATCCAAACACAGGTCCACAATTTTCTTTAGGTATAGGGGCACATCTTAAACAAAGAGGTGGTGAACAAAAACAAAAAACAGTAAGTGTAAATTCAGATATGTATTACGAATTAATAGCTGCAGGAGCAGATATAGAAATTATATAATTATGAAAGTCAAAATAAATAAATTACCTGAAGGGTATAAAGTTAAAAATGGACAGATTGTAAAAGTCATGTCTATGGGTGGTGTTCCTTATAGTAATACTATAGGGCCTATTCCTGAACAGTTTGCTAATCTAGAAGCTGAAAAAGGTGAGACTGCACTTACTGATTTAACTAATGATGGAAACTATGAGCTATATAATATAGGTGGTAGAAGACATCAAGATGGTGGAACAAACTTAAGTTTACCACCTCAATCTTTTATCTTTTCTGATACAGCAAAGATGAAACTTAATAAGGCACAGCTACAAGACTTTGGTATCAACTCTACAAAGAAGATGTCACCTGCTGCAGTATCAAAGAAATTTCCATTAAATAGATATTACTCTATTCTTAATGATGAGTTTGTAGATGATATAGCAACAAGAAGTTCTGAACTAATGTTAGATAAAAACAAAATGCAACTTTCACATTTAGCATTTGTATCAGAAAGTAAAAAGAAATTTGAAGACGGTGTACCATTAGCAGCATACCCATACTTAATGTCTAAGGATATTGATCCACAAGAATTTGTTCAGAAAGTAAATAAGCTAAATGAGGAACAAGCTCAAATGCAAATGATTGATCAATTACCACCAGAACAACAACAAGAGTTCTTAGCATTACAAGATTTTACAGGAGGACAAGGAGGTCCCCCACAGGGAGGACCACAAGGAGGAATGCCCCCAATGGGACCACCACAAGGAGGAGGTATGCCACCACAAGGTATGATGCCACCTCAACAAATGATGGCTAAATATGGTGGTGGTTTACCTAACTATCAAGAACTTGGAGCTTATGATCAGCAACTAGTATGTTCTCAATGTGGTACACCTGAAGGAGAACCTCATAATATGAGACATATGTTTATGCCAATACCTATTGGTGATTATATTAACCAAAATCCAAGAGCTACTCCTCCTGGAGCACCCCGAGGTACTATTACAACTGATGTAGCTTCTTATCCTCCTTTTGATGAGAATGGTAATTTTCAGAATGTAAATAAATTAAAAAAAGCTGAATTATTAACACAGAAATATGGTGGAGGTTTACATAAGGCACAAATACAAGAAGAAATTCTATCAATACCACCTATACAAACACAAACTGTACCAAACTATAGTAAAACATCTGGTCTTGATATTTCTATACCTGGGAACTTTATGAAAGATCAACACTACACAGGTAGTGAAGCTATGAAGAACTGGCAAATAGAAAATGGATATGCATCTCAGTTTGATACATTTAATGTACCTGAAGGAAACGTGTTTTTTCAACAAGGTGGACCACCTGCAGCTCAACAACCACAAGGAGGACAAGGTGGTGGAGGAGAGATTGAACAAATAATGCAAATGGTTGGACAAGCTATGGAACAAGGTGCTCAACCTGAAGAAGTTATAGCAGAATTATTACAGAATCAAATTCCACCAGAAGTAGTAATGCAAATTTTTGGTCAATTAGGAATGCCACCACAGCAAGTAGAACAAATGATAATGGCTGTTATGCAACAAGTACAAGGAGGTCAGCAACAAATGGCTGCACCCCAAGGACCACCTCCAGGCCCACCACAGGGTGGAATGCCACCAGAAATGATGGCTGCTATGCAACAAGGTCAAGGTCAAGGTCAACCACAAATGAAGTATGGTGGTTTATTTAAAAATCAATCTGAATCTCCTGAAGGTCCATCAATGCACTTACCTTCTCAAAGGTTAGAAGAAGTAGAAGATATATTCCCTTTTAATGCAGCAGATTTTGCTAGTGAGTATCCACAAATTAGCTATGGTAGAGATATTAATGAAGGAATCAATCAAGGATCTTTAGTAGGAATAGCAGAAAGAGCTTTATCTGCTCAAAATGCTACTCCAGATCCTATGTATGATGGAAGATATAAAGATGACCCACAAGCAGATTATGCACAATCAGGTGGTGCATTAAATAGATTTGTATATGGAGGTGAAGAATATATAGATAGATACACTGACTATGACAATACACCTATGGGGTTACCTAAAGCACAAGTTGGTAGTGGAACCAAGTATGGTAATGATAACTATAATAATATGATGAATCTATATCAATCAGATGATTGGGATATGGTTAATGAATATGGTTATCAAACATATGAAAAAATGTATAGTTCAGGTAATTATGATATGGGATCTATGATGTCACAAGAAGAGTATGAAACACAATTTCTTGCTGATCAGAAATTTAAATACCTAATGAATGATCCAGGAGCATTATCCGAGATGGAAATTACATTACCTAATGGTACAGTAGTTAAAGGTGATAAACTTTTAGGTCATAAAGCTTGGGATAATCCTAATTCACATGGTTTTACTATACCTAATGGAATGTATAAAGCAGTATATGAGGAGTTTTCTAAATTGAATCCAAATTTTGAGTTACCAGCTTTACCTGAAGATATAAGAGCAGATGTAAGACAAAAACAATCTGTGTTCAATAGTCTAGGTGGTTTATCTAAACATGCTGAGAAAATGTCTGCAGATGGAGATGATAGCTGGTCTAATTTAATTTCCAATGTTAATCTAGAAGCATTTGGTAATGATGATGATGGTGGGTTAGGTGAAGATAGATGGTCTAAAATTGATGGTAGATATGGTGATACATATAATAGACAGTTAGTTACTATGAATAATGAACCAGGAGAAGAATCAACAAGAGATGTATCTACATGCTTTAATGATAAAGAAGGGAATCCAATTCAAGCTAAAGTAGCTGAACAACAGGCGTGTACAGAAAGAGGCGGTAATTATGATGTACAAGTTTGTAGATGTATAGAAAAAACAGAAATTATAACTAAACCTCCAGAAACACCTGAGTTCTGGAAACAAGATATAATGAAGTTAGATGCATTATCAGGCATAGATATAAATAAATACTATCCAAGTAGACAAAGTTTTACTGGTAACTTTATGGATCCAGCATATAAAGATCCAACTAGAGAGATTGCAGCTATTGGTGAACAAGCACAGATTGCAGGAGATATGGCAGCATCAATGTCAAGTGGTCCTGGTTTATCATCTATTCTTGCTAAGATTCAAGGAACAGCTGGTGCACAAATTGCTGGTGCTCTTGATAAAGTTCAAAATGATAACATTAGTATTTACAACGGTGCAGAACAATTTAATGCTGGTGTACAGACTAATACAGATGTGCTTAACCAAGATGCTGGTAAAACTTTTATGGATGCAGTTAACTTAGTAGATCAAAACTATGATAATGCAAGAAATGAATTAGATGTTCAGATAGCTGATATGCAAGCTAATGCTTGGACTAACATGGCTAATACAGCTAATCTAAATAGTTTGACACCTGATTTAAAAGTTAGCCCAGCAAATGCAGGATTAATTAATGCTAATACTAGTAAGGCTTTAAATGCTAATGTTCCAGTAGATGCTCAATCTAGTATGGATAAAAGATTAGCATTAGAGAAACAATACTATGATGCAAATTGTGGTAATATAAGTGATGATAAAGAAAAGGCTGCATGTAAGTTGGCAGCATCAAAAGCTGCTGATAAAACTATGAAGGCTTCTAATACAACAACACCACCTGCTACAGTAGTACCACCAGGTTATCAAGGTGAAGCTGGTAATACACTTAAAGAAACCAAATATGGTAGCGAATTGAGAAGAGAGTTGATGATGAGAAGAGGAGGACAATGGTAGTAAACATGAAAGGTTTACCCAATATATTTTATAAAGTTAATAAATTTTAGTATTTTTGTAACATGGCAACATACATTCCAGGCGTAGAAGATAAAATTCCACAAAGTCAACCCTTTGTGCCAGATTATAAATTCCTATCAGATGTCTTACACACAAGACAGGATAGGTTTGATAAGAACTATAAACAATTAAATGATGTTTATGGTAAAGTGGTATATGCAGATCTAACAAGAAATGATAACAAATATGTTAGAGATCAATATGCAGAACAACTTGCACCACAAATAAAACAAATTTCTGGATTAGATCTTTCTCTTCAAGAAAATGTTGATGCAGCATATGGTTTATTTAAACCATTCTATGAAGACAAACAGGTTATTAAAGATTTAACTGCTACCGCAACTCTAAAGCAACAAAGAAAAAAGATGAGTTCTTTTAAAGATAGTTCTATAAGAGAAGTTAGAGAAAAGTACTGGGACTATGGAAGACAAGGATTAGATATTTGGCAAGAAGATTTTAAAAATGCTGATCCTCAAAAAGCTTTAGGTATGGGTTTACCTCAATACATTGAGGATGTTGACTTAGTTGAACAAGCAATGATATTGTTAGATAACTCTGAGTTAGGAGATACAACAAGTGATGTAGATGTATCACAAGATAATAAATGGTTAATTACTCTAAAGAGTGGTTCATTAATTACTGCAGCTCCAACAGGTAGAATGATTGAAGTTAAAGATAGTAAGGGTAAAGTAATAATGGTTCCTGAAACTGAGAACCTAGCTCTTAATCATGTAAAGGATAGATTAATGGATGATCCTAAGGTTCAAGCTGCTTATCACTTAAGAAACTTTGTTGACATGAGAAATTATGTTAAGGAAAAGTCTGAAGAGTTAGGAGGTGACGATGCTGCTAAAAAAGCATGGGCAACTGAAACTATGGAAAAATATAAAACAAGATCTGAAGAAGATATTTCAAACCTAAGTAAAGTTAAAGAAACTAAAAAAATTGAAGTTAGTAGTTGGGAAGCATATGCTAATAAGATAGGTATTGAACCTGGATCTGAAAATGATGTTAGCTTTCTAAATTCAATGGATGAATTAGAATTAATAAATAAAGTTATAACTTCTCAAACTCAAAGGTTACAAGATGCTACAGCACCTACTGATGATATTAAGAACTTACTTAATAAAGCTTATAGTCTAGCTATGGGTACTCAAATGGGTGATGATATGCTCACTTCTGCTTCTGCATATGCAAAAAAAACTCAGACCCGTGAGATAGAACCCAATCCTAATTACACAGCATGGGTTGAGCATCAATATGCAATGGCAAGGATTAAATATAAAGAGGCATCTGATGCTGCTAAGGAAGAAAAGGAAAGCGTTTCTCAACCAATACAAGTACCTATATATAGATATAAAGCTGGAGACAAGTCTACAACAGGTAAGAATACAACTTCTGATCCTGACCAAAATCTTTTAGAAACAATAATCAATGGTGACGATGCTACCTCTGATGCAATAGCATATAATAATGAAACAACAACAAATGATATAAACTATAATGTAACTGAGCAAAAAAGAATTCTTAAGCAGGTATATTTAGCAAATGCTCAAGATTTAAATCTTGATCCTTCTAAATTTACACCAATATTCTCTCCTGATTTAATGGTGGGAACTGGAAAATTAGAAATAGGAGAAATATATTATCCAGATGAGGTAACTCTAGACAATGGTATGGTAAACAAGGGTATACCACAAGAATATGGAACTGGTGTTATAGGAGAAATGAAAATGTTGCAAGAAAAGATTGTAGAAGAAAATAAACCTATAGCTCAAAGATTAGTTAATTATCCAAAGTCTACATCAATGACATGGAATGAGTTTAATGATATTGAAGATTCAGATCAAATACATGACATGTATATGAACATGCTTAATTTTATAGATAATGCTGATAATTACTTACCTTCTTACATGACATTAGATACAAAAACTAAATCAGATATTGCATATAGTATATATAACCTAAGAGGTAATATGTCTATGTTTAATGAAGGTGTTGATAAGATGGCAGCTAATTACATGCAGGTTCAACAACATTTAGTAGGAACAGATGAGGACTTTAAATATGCTGCACAAGATGGAGGTTCTATTTTTAATAATGATGGTATACTTATAGATAGAGAAGAATGGAAAAAAAGATATGTAGATAAATGGACTAAAATATCAAATGCAGAAATTAGGTCAAACATGACTCAACAGAATTTTCAAGGTGAGCAATTTCTACCTCCTAACATGTTAGACAATACACCTGATGATATTTTGCAGGCTATTAACAAAACTAAGGGTGATGGAACAAACACTCTTCCTGCAGCAGATGCAGACCTTAACCAAATGCAGATTATAAATGAAGAAGAGAATCAGATAAATGTTCCATGGTCTCTTACTAGTGGAAAATATTGGCAAGCAAATATGATGGGTACTGAAATGCCAGGTGGAAATGGAATACAAGAATACCACATTACTACACCCCAACCAAGATTTGATCAGATTCAAAACGATGCAGATTTATATTATGATTATATGTATGCTGAAATAAATAAAAAAATGACAAAAGATGGTGAAAATGCTGCTGAGTTTGGATTTAACTTAAGTGCACAGTTAAATGGTCAACCTGAAACTATAGGTGGAGATTTGTTTCAATCTGGAGAACATCAGTTTAAGTTTGATGAAAATGCATCTACTGAAGTAAATGCTCCATCAGTAGACTTTGCAAATCAAGTACTAGAAATCTTAGATGGTGATCCATCAAGCTTTAGCGTATATGCAGGAGGTAATATAATACTAGAGAAGGGAGAAATACTAGGTGTTCAAAATCCTGAGATGATGAATGTTATCCAACAATGGTATTATTCAATGGGAGATAACTACGGTAATAATAAAGCAGACGGAGGTGGTGCACCAAAAGCAGATGGTTTAGACTTCTCCATTTCTTATGCTAAGAATAGAGGTGGTTCTGATGCTGATGTTGCTGGATATGAAATACACATTGGTACTGACTGGGCTAACTCAAGTGTATTAGGAAGATATGATAAAGAAACAGATGACTATATAACTGGAATGGTAACTGAGGATAAGAGTAAAGCATTTTTAACAGATAATGTAATTACAATTCTATTTGACAAAGCACTTGATAATAATAAATATAAAACTGGTGATAAAGAAACACAGTGGGTAATGAATGAATTAAGTAACAATGATGGACGTATTGTTAGAAATGTACCAGGTGCAGGAACTATAACAATATTTAGTACAGGTGATGGTAGATATATGTATAGTGAACAATTAATCCAATATGAAGGTAATAAGAAAATACCATTTGCTGGACAACAAATAGAAATACCTGCTTCTCAAATAGCAAATGTTCTTGCTACCCAACAACAAAGATTAACCGAAATGGGTACAGCAAATATGGAACAGCTTAAAGCATATAACATATCTAATAAAATTATACAATAGGAATGGCTGAAATAGATGAAACCACACAAGGAAATACTAACCTTCCTCAAGATCAAAATATATCTAATCAAATGGTACAGGAAGAGTCTATTCCTGAGAGTAATGTACCTCAAGTAAGTGATATAAATTTTGAAGATATTGCTGATATGATAGGTTCACCTACTGGTAACTTAGCTAGCCTTCAGCTTAGAGATCCTGTATTTGAGGGGATGTTAAGACAAGCTGCAATACCTATTAACTCAGCACCACCTATGACTGGTTTACATTCTTCATCTAATCCTTTACCTGGTAAAGCAACACAACATTATAATCCATATGAAGATTCCACGCCACCTGACATGACCACTATAGAGGGTAAGAAAAAGATGATGATGCAAGGAATGCATCAAGCTATGGTTAATCCAAGACAACAAAAAGCTCCAGGTTATAGATCAGATTTAGAATATGGAATAAGAGAAACAAATTTTGATAGATATTATGCACATAATAAATATGATGAATTAGGATTTCATCCTTTTAGAAATAATGAACAAATATATAATGCTAATGCCACACTCTGGGATGATCATGCTAGAGCATGGAAACAAACAAGCCGTACTTATTGGACTGGTTTCACTTCTAGTTATGATGCTATAGGAGATTGGTTATCTGGTGATGGATACCTTTCTCCAGATAGAGATGGTGCAGAAGCTTTTGTTGATGCTATGCGTATTGGTAACTCATCAAAAGAAGGAGTAGGAGGTGCAGCAATAAGGTTTGGTTTAAATTCAGGATATACATTTGGTATTATATCTAATATCATGGCAGAAGAAATAGTACTTGCAGGTGTTACTGCACTTTCAGGAACAGGAGCTGCTCCAGTTGCAGCAGCAAGAACTGCTCAGAATGTTGGAAGACTAAAAACGGCATGGAATGCATTTGGGACAGCATTTAAAACAGGTGTTGGTCAGTCAACTAGAATATCAGCAGGTGCAAAACTTATGAAGGATATGAATAAGGTGGAAAATGCTAGACATTTTTTTACTGCTGTAGGTGAGGGTGCTTTAAACTTTGTTACTCCAGGAACAATGCAGGCTATCCGAACTCTTAACACTTCCAAAGGAGTTGTAAGAGGTGCTCAAAGTATTAAAAATGCAAATGCAGTATTTGGTGGATTTTATAGAGATATGAGACAAATCAATCTTGCAATAGCAGAAAGTAAGTTAGAATCAGGAATTGTTTATAATCAAATGATTGATGGTTTATATCATGATTATGTTGCACAATATGGTGATACTCCACCTTCAGAAAAGATAGATGAGATACGTCAAAAAGCAACTGCAGCTTCTAGTGCTACTATGGGTTTCAATGCTCCTCTTATATATTTATCTAATAAAATTGTATTAGGTACATTATTTCAAGGAATGGGTGGTGGTCTTAGTAGACTAGCATCAAGATATGAAGGTAAAGGTGCAGCACGTCTTTTTAGAAATAGTACAGTTAAACCAGCTGCAGCAAAAGCTACTACTGATGTAGCTAAAAAAACAATGTATGATGGTGGTTCAACTTTTATAAAGAGACTTAAAAATTTAGGTGTTAAAGGTTCAGCTGGTTCTGTTGGTGCTTTTGCATTAAGATACACAGGTGCTAACTTTGCTGAAGGTATTCAAGAACTTTCACAAGAGGTTATTGCTAAAACAGCAGAAGATTATTACACTGGTTTATTTTTAGATCCAGCATCTATACAAAATATGTTATTGGATGCATCCCTTAAGGATGCAATAAATGCACAAATAAGCCCTCAAGGGTTTGAGGTATTTATGTCTGGGTTCTTAATGGGTGGTTTAGTTCAACCTGTACAACAAGGTCTAATGGTTGGATTACCTTCACTGTACCAAATGGGTAAAGGTCATTATGGTACTAAACAAGATAAAGCAAAGTACCAACAATATAAAAAAACTAAAGAAGAATTTCTTTCTAAGTCTTTAGAAAACTTAAACCTTATTGCAGAAGATCCTTTAAAGTATTTTGATCCTACAAAATTAAATGCAGTAGAACAGAAGCAAATAAATGAAAGATTATTACAATCTTCATACTCATCTGATATGTTATCATTCATGGATGATAAAGATCAGTCTATGTTCTCTCAACTTGATTACTTGTATAAGACTGGTAAATCTTCAGAATTTAAGTATCTATTAGAGGACTATACTAAATTATCTGATGCAGAACTCTTAGAAGGTTTTCCTGAATATACAAAAGAGATTAAGTCAGGTAAGTTAAGAGGAAAATTAGAAAAAGCTATCAGTAAGATTGATGAGTTTAAAAAAGGTTGGGATATGGTAAAGATGAGTTATCCAAACCCATATGATCCATCTGAATTTATGGAGGGTTCTGCTGAATGGAATATAACAGCATTACAATCATTAGCATATGATCATTCTACAAAACTATTAATGTATTCACAAGATACTTTTAAAAGAGCACTTGAAAGATCAAATAGTATATTTGAAAGGTTAAGTGGTGAATCTGTAATAAGTAAGTTTAATACTAATGATATATCTGCATTATTAGATCTTAAGAGTCTTAAAACTGAAATGGAACTTCTTAAGTCTGAAATTGAACTTGGAGCAACAACATCAGAACAGAAAGAACTTATAGAGACAAAAACAAAAAGGTTAGAGTTACTACAAAATTACTTTGATATAATCACTAACCCAGAAAACTTTACTAAAAGAAGTGAAGATAATATTGCTATATCTGCAAAAACAGATATGGAAGCAACAGAAGAGACTGGAGATGACACTATGGAAATTGGTGGTCAAAGATATAAAGCAGCTAGAAAAGTAACTTCTGAAGTTGGAACTTTTGATAGAAGAAAAATTAATAAGTTAACTCCAGCATTTAATGCATATATCAATTTCTTAGCAGAACAGAAAGGAGAATTCATTCATGGTAATGATATGACTGATGTGTTAAAAGATATAGTAGATTATAAATTTCTAAAAGGAAGATCACAAACATACTTCAGAGCTATTGAAAATTTGAATAATCCAGAAGCTATGGGTGATACAGCTCAGAGAATTGCTGAAAGATTAAAGATTATATTTGATAGAAATAAAGAGGATGTTGAAGTTGCAGTTAAAAAGTATGTAAATGATTTAGAGAAAAATGAATTAATAAATCAATTTGCATCTCAGCTTATTTACCCTGATGCAGATCAAGTTATTTTATTTTTCCAAGAAGGTATTATACCAACTATATTTCAATCTCCATCTGGACAAATTACAGCACAAGATAATACAGGTAAGTGGGAAGCTATACAAAACCTAATCAAAGCATACCAAAATAGACCAGGAACAGAAACAACTGTTCAACCTGGAGATGCTGTTACTGAAGATGAAATAAATAATGAAGATGAGTTTGATAGACTAGCAAATCAAGCTGAACAGAAAGTTACTGAAATATCAGAATCTACTAATGCTGTATTAGTTACAAAATGGAAATCATATGTTCAGTCTAGAGTTGGTACTTCTGGAAAAGTTTTATCATGGAATGATTGGCAGAATACTAAAGAAGCAAAAAATATAAAAGCTATTAGAGCAGAGTTAGATGTTGTTTATTTAAGTAACTTAACTTTAGATCAACAACAACAAAAATCTTTTGATAAATGGTTAATTGAAAATCAAAGAACACCTGAAGTATATAGAATACTTGACTCAAAGGGTGGGTCAATAAGTGATTATATTATTACTGATTCTGACACAGCACAAACTGATAAGTTAGATGCTGGAGATGTATTAACTGAAAGTCCTACAGGTATAAACATATTAAAGAAACTAGTGTCTAGTCAATCAGGTGATGATGAATTTTTCTATGAAGTTGTAGATAATAATATGAATAATCTACATCAACAATATGTAAATGTTGATCCTAGTATAATGGATACATATGCTACTATGGGTGAGGCTTTAAAAGCTCAAGATGCAATTATAAAGTTACTACCTAGTAATAGCACTTTCCCATTTCAAGGTAGAGATTTTCATTATAAACAGATATTACAAGATAACAACAAAGAACTTTTTACAGTAATCACAACACCTTCATTATTTAATAAGGGTGGTAAATTATACTTAAGACCTCTTGAATTTGCAAATGATCCTAAGAAAAGCTTTGAAGTAACTGATGTGGGTAATTATAGTCCATTAGATGCTACTAATTTTAAGGCATCATCAAAGCAGGATAACTTATTAAAACTTAGACAATCAGAACCTATTAGACTATATGCTAGAAGAGCAGATAATGAAACAGCTGAAGATGCTGAAGTAAGATTAACTGATAGATTAAAAGAAATACCTCAAGAACAAGTTCGTGCTTTTACATTAAAGGTCTCTAGAAATGCTAAATGGGAAAGCTTTTTAAATGAAGAACCAACAAATAGAGGTAAGTTAGGTACTGAAGAGTTTAATAATCCAAGATTAAGAATTGGTTCAGAAGAATTAACTGTTGCTGTAATGCATGGACGTGAAATACTTGGATACTTACAGGGACCTACTGGATCTATTATTTTAGATGCATATGATAATGTTATAAATCCTTTATCTTTAACTGAAGATCAAGCAGAAGAGTACTTTCAAATATATAAAACATCTTCTACACAACTTAGAACTGCTGCAGAACAACTTCAAATAATAAAAAATAACTATGCAAGTAGTATTTTATTAAATAAAAAGCTAAGAGATCTATTAGGAAGTGATCAAGAAGCAGATATTCCTATAGCAAAAATCAAAGGTTTAGATCTTAGAATATCTCCAGGTGAAATGTCATTTGCTGCTAAAGGTAAAGGAGTAACATTTTCTGAATTACATAGTAGTACAGTTGATGGAAAGAATATATGGGTAGTAGATAACCGTAGTGATGGTAATGGTGGTATAATTACAAATATTACTGATGATGAAGTTTATGAAAAGACTGATGCATTAGTAAGTGCAGCAACTGATCAGTCAGGATATAATCCTTTAAATACTAAAAGTAGATATGTTGCAGCAGTAAGACTTAACAATGGAACATTTACATTTGTAGAATTAAAAGCAGGTGAATTAACTAGTGATGAGAAAAGTCAGTTAACATTAGATATTCTAAATGAACAAGATAAAACATTAGCTGAAAACATTGATAAAGAAAATGATGAAGTAAAAGATGCTACTGTTAATTTTGCATTCAATGAAAAACTTAAAAATGATTTCTATGTATTTGGAAAAACTGGAGAGTTTATTGATATAGAACTTACAGCTAGAGGTGATGTACAAGTCATATATAGAAATACAAAGAAAGCTGGAAAAGATGGTAAAGCATTAAGAGTTACATATACTGTAAATGAGAATGAACTTAAAGGTGTTAAAGAATCTGCAAATCCTTTTAAAGAATTCTTAACTGTAATCAATAACAAAATTAAATTTAAAGATTCATCTATTGAAGTAAAGAGTGGTCTTAAATTAAGCTCAGATAACTTTAGATCATCTATACCTAAAGAAGCTACAATACAAGATCTTGCATCTGTAGTTACTAACTTTAATAAAGGACTAAGAGAAAACATTAGAATTGAAGCAGTCATTGCTGATTCAGCTCAGATTAATAATATTTTAAATAATGTAGAGCTCCCATCTTTTGTAAAGAATAGTGTTAAAGAACAAATAGAAAATACAGATCAAGTACTACTTGAAGCTGAAAGTGAAGCACCTGAGTTGACTCCAGAGTATATGAGACGTTTATTTGCAGAAGGATATGTAAATATAGACACTAACATTATAAAAGCAATAGCTAGAAAGCTAGCAACTAATATAGAATTATCAGCAGCTGAACGTACAATTTATGCTAATAATAAAAATACACAAGTACGTGATGATATAAACTTATTAAAGCTTACATATAGATCAGGTGTAATTGAAGAGGGTGGTTCCACTGATATTGATATTGAAGGTAATCCAGTTGTAGTTGAAAAATCTCCATCAAGAAAAATAGCTGATCAAATTAAAGATCTTGAAGAAGAATCTGGTAAGTTAGAAGATAAAATTTGGGAAGATACATATTATAGCATTGCTTCTGATGAACAAATTAAAGCAGATCCTAGTGTGATAAAAGAAGGTAACATTGCTGCTAATGATGCTATTGAGAATAGTGAAGAATTAAAAAGTATTGAAGCTAAGATTGCTGAGTTAAAAAAGAACTTAGCTCCAAAGGTTATTAATGAAAGACTTGGTCAAGAACATATTGAACAAATTGATGAATTTATTACTTGGTCTCAACAGAACTTACCTGACTTTATTCAAATACAAGACATAAGAGATTTATCAGCTAGACTAAAAGAGAATGGTAAGACAGCTGGTATGTTTACATTAGAACTAAACACATTAGGAAATAATATAGAAGGTAATATATATGTAGGTGCACAAACACCATTTAAATACCACGAAGCATTTCACGGGGTGTTTAGAATGTTACTTAGTGAAGAAGAGATTAGAAAATATATTTCACTTGCTAAAACAGAGAAGCTTGCTGCACTTAGGAAAGAAGGTAAAAAACTATCACAAGCTCTTAATGAACTTAGAACATCACATAGTATCTATAATAAACTATCTAAAACAGAATTAGAACATAGACTATATGAAGAATACTTAGCAGATGCATTTGACGCATTTAAAATGAAGCCTAAGGGAACTAAAACTTCTTCTGAAATTAAGAGTCTGTTTACAAGAATTATAGAATGGATTAAAGCTGTATTTAATAGATTTAGTAAGAATGAATTAACAACTTTATTTGAGAATATTGATTCAGCAAAATACTCTATATCTTCAGTTCAATCTAATAGGTTTACAACTGCTACAGAAACTGGCATAACCTCAGCTGCACCAAAAGTAATTGCTATAGATAGTTTTGAGAATACATATACAGATCCATTCACAGGACAAGAGATTGTAAGTTTATCTAATATATATATGCCTGCTAATGATCAAAGACAATTAATTGCTACTGTTTCAGCACTATACAGAAGCTATGTAGAGAGAGGTGATTTATTAACTATGTCTAAAAGAGATGTGTTAAATACAGCTATTGCTGATTACACTAAACTTCTTAATCCAAGAAGAACTTACTACACTAGTGAATCAAATGGTATATCATTTAGAAGTATAAGAAAGAAACTTAAAACATACTATAAAGCTTTAAAAACAAATAGAGACGTAATTGCTGAGAACGTTACTAATTATTTAGCAATCTTTGATGCCAAATATCAAATTGAACAAGATGCATTTGAAGAGCATATACATAATGAAGATAACAACATAAGGAAGGTTGACCAGTATGGTAAAGATGCTAGTCAAATAGGAGGAGCTATGTCATTATCAACTGAATTAAGAACATTTATTGCAACTACAGTATTATCAGAACAAGATTTATTTGGAAATACAGAAACACTAGAGGGAATTCCTATTGTAACTACAGTTGATTTTAACTTTGCATATAGTGGTCTTCTAAAAGCTTTATCTGATAAGACAACAGACTTGGAATTATTAAGAGCACTTGCTTTATTTAGTTCATCTAATAAGAATACTGCAGCTGTAGCTAATAATATATTTAATGAAATAGGTATAATAGATCCAATATCTTTATTAGATGCAGAACAATTACCTGAAATATCAAATCCAAATTTCTTACAAAAAGTTATAAAAGGATTTAATATGTTTAGAGTAGACTATATGTTTGCTCATAAAGATGATGATACTGGTATTGTGTTCTTATATGCAGCAAATAAGAAAGATGATGCACATTCACAAATAGATCATTGGTCTCAGCACTTTGATGAAGTTTATCCTACATTATTAACTGATGATGGAAAGAAAAAAGCTGTATCATTACTTAACTTGTTTTACTCTAAACTTCAGAATCCAAAAGAAAGAAGTAGGAATGCATTAGACATAGAATCAAAGGATATAGCTAAAAAGATATATGAACAAATTGGTATACAACTAAACGCTGAAACTATTAAGTATAGTATATTATCTACCAAAGTAGTTAGAAAGAACTGGGAAGAAGCAATTGTTTCTTTAGGTTTGTCTGCTGGAGCTGATCCAATTGTATCAGAAGATATTGCTGAGTTAAGAAATTCAATTTCAAGAGGGGAAAACATATTCTTAGATAATCAAACTAACATACCTGAGAATGAAGCTGAAGAACAAAGCACACCTGAGGTGGTTGAACAAAGTACAGGTATTAGTAGTAGATTAAAAAAGATGGCTAATACAAATGCTAACTTTGATGAGACAGTAGGTGCTACAGTATTTAGAGATCCAAAAGGTAATTTAATATATGCTCATCAGATGCCTACATTCCATTTAGTGAAGATTGCTGAAATGAGTGAAGCTAATTGGGCAAGTACTAAATTAGAAGAGAATAAATTCTTTAATAGAAATTACTTATTAAACAATGATAAGTTCTTGGCTCATGCAAAATCTGGACAATTAAAGGTATCAAGATTTATAGGAAGTAAGGAAGGTAGACTAACTGAGAATGAACAAGGAACTCTAATAGAGAATAGAGGTTTAAACACTAATCAAAAAGATGGTGTATCATTTGGAGAATCAACAGGTGCAGAATTTATTGCTGATGTTCTTAACTCTTATGTATATAACTATAATAGAAATAGTCAATCTGTACCCTTAAACCCATATGATAAAAATGGTAAGGAGTTATTTTATATAACTGCTCCCGTAGATTTGAAAGTATTATCTGATGCTAGTACTTCAGACTTTGTTGATCTACCAATTGAAAAAATGATAGAGCAAGATGAATCAGGAGATATTAAACTTACTGACCATACTCTTGATGCATTGATCAATAACATTTTACAATATGAATATGACCGTGTTGCAGATGAATTAAATGCAGAGACAACTGCTAAAGATGTCATAGAAGGATTCAATACAGATATTATAAAGAAAGGAGTACAAACAGGTCAAAGAGGAAAGAGGTTTGTAAGATCAAGAGGATTTATTACTTCAAGAAAATCTAAGATTAAAGTATTAGGTGGTATTAAAACACCTCTGATGTCTGAAAAGACAAGAGCAGATATTGCAATAGGAGAACAAAGAATAATATTAAGGGGTGGAAAGGCTCTTGGAAAGATTGGTTTAGATTCAGGACAAGAATCACCTATATCAATTGACTATAAAGTTGAAGGTGAAACAAAGTTTGAATCATTTATACTAAAGAATAAAGGCCTTGTATCTGTAGATAACATCAACTTAGATGAGTATTTAACAAATCTTGGTGAAGCTAAGAGCACTAAACCTTTTGCTGGTAAGAAGAAACAGAACACTGCTAAGTTAGGGGATGTAACTTATTACTTCCAAAGAGGTGATGATGCTAGATTCTTTAATGGTACAATACAACAATATGCATATGAGTTTATCCCATTAGGAGAAGCAAATATAGAGATAGGTGTTGAAGAAGTTAAAACTGTATCAACACAACAAACTACTGAGGTTAAAGCTACGGCAGGAACAAATTATAAAATTAAAAAGTATGATACTGGTTTAGAGAGTCTTTTACTTTCTAGAGGTGGAAAAGAAATAGGACATATAGATATAGACTCAAGTGAAAAAAATATAGCAGACGAAGAAGTTAATGCTATGTATAATGCTAATCCTGAAAGAAAAACTATTGTTAATATAGAAATAAATAAAGCTGAACAAGGAAAAGGACTAGGAAAATATTTATATAAATTAGCAGCTAAAGAATACGGTACTTTAAGGTCTGATATTTCTATAAGTCCTGAAGCTTTTCGTGTATATGAAAGTTTAGTTAAAGAAGGGTATGCAAAAAAGATAACTAATATAAAACAAATAGAAGGAAATGTTGGAACGTTTTTAATTCAAGATACAGCAGGTCAACAAACTACAGAATCAGATGTAGCTTACTTTGAGTCAGATACATTTGTGGAAGAGACTTTAATCAATGCTGCTAAAGAAGGGTTAACCTTTGATCAGGCAGTAGATAGAATAGGTAAAGATAAGTTAAAAGGAATAATAGAAGAAAGAATTCTTACAGATTTCTTTGACTTCAGACGTTTGCTTACTAATACCAAAGCTACTGCTAAACTTAGTAGTGAGCTTACTGAAGGTTTAGGTATGATAGTTAGACCTGAAAAAGGTAAAAAAGGTAAAGCTTATCATAAAGTTACAAATGAGGGAAGGAAAGCAATGACACTATATAATCTTAAAGAGAATGATCTAGATTATAATCTTGCTCAAATATTCATGCATGGTTATGTAAATGCAAGATCCTTTAATGATTTACTATTAGGTGATCATGCTTTACTATTTGAAAACTTTACTGCTGAAACTAAAAGGGCTAAAATGCAAAATGCATCAGGACCTAGTGCAGCCTCAGCTATAGTAGCACCTAAGCTTGGTATTAATCATACATTCATGGCTGATAATAGTATTAGTTTATTTACTTATCATGATCCAAAAGTTCAGAAGAGATTTTCAAATGGTACGATTGAATCAACAGATGCACAAATGGTTGGTACAGTTAAATCATTTAGACACCTTTGGTTTGGTGTAGGTAAACTATCTCCAGCACAATCAGATCTATTAGATAGAATAGAAAGAGGTGATGTGATTACTGCTGAGGATATGTGGGGTGATGTGAAGTTAGGTACTGAAGGTTATATAAAACTTAATGCTATAATAAACTCTAAGAAGTTTGTTTATGGTGATGGTAATGTATTTGCTAAGATGTCATTCTTTATGTTAAGTAAAGGTCTTACGTCATACAAAAACAAATTTGGAGAATGGGTTGCACTTCCACAAATGGAAGAGCTTCATAATTTAAGAGTAAAGCTTGAAGCTGCTGAAAAAGGTACTCAAAAAGTATCACTTGCTATACCAACATCAGGTTCTAAAATGATGAAGAAGAATGTAATCACTGCAAAAGAAATGTATGGTTCTAAATCTATACTTGAGATACAGGAAGATTATAAAGATGTAAATGGATCACACAGGAGTATAACACAAGGATTAAATCCTAAATGGATGAGACTTCAAGTTATTAATCCATCAAACAAGCTAGAGGGAATTGATCCACGTCAGATGAAGCAACTAGCTACAACTGAACAAACTGATAATATAGAAGTAGTTATAGGTGGTGTACCAATTTCTATAAAGAAAATAAAAGAAGCATATCATAAATCTGTTTCTGATCAAGTTACATTAAGATATAGAAACAAAAGAAATCTTGTGTTTAATTTAGGAACTGCTTTAGATGAGATAGGGAAGAGTGTAGATATTAATAAAGTAACAGTTAACCTTAGATCATTCTTACGTTATGCTATATCTGGACTTGAAGCTTCAAAGTCTAAAACACAAATGTTAGAGTTCTTCTCCTTTGATGAAGTAGGTAACCCTAAGTTTAATTTAAATAATCCCATTACAATAGATAAGTTCCAAGAGTTATTCTTAGGTTACTTTAGTAAAGGTGTTCTTGCTGGTAAACAAGCTGAGATTACAGCAGCATTAGTTTCTAGTCATGGAGCAAAACCTATGAGGAAAGTTTTAGAGTTAGATGAAAATGGTCAACCTTTAAGAACTCAGGTTATAAGAATGGATGAGTTTAAAGAAATGAAGACTAAACCAGAAATAGCTGATAAGTTTATTGAAATTGATAATGAACCAGGTAAATGGGTAGGTCTTAAAGTAGGAGATGTAATACTACAGAAGTTACAACATAATGTATATGATCCAATAACGAAAGAGTACTATAGTGAATTTATGATGGCAGCACATCATAGAGAAGTTTATAAGAATCTTAAACCTGGGGACATAATTCCTATTGAAATTGCAGAAGCTTTGGGTATACGTATCCCTTCACAAGATAAACATTCTGCTATGAGTTTAAGACTTGTAGATTTCTTACCTGTCTATTATGGATCCTCTGCAATGTTCTCTGATGAGTTAATTGAAATATCAGGAGCGGATTTTGATATTGATAAATTATTCATGCATATTAAAGAGTGGTATTATGCAAAAGGGAAATTTAATGAATACGGTAAAAGCAATACAGATAAGGGAAGATATGCAGAATATATAAGAAATGTTTTATCTCAAGTAAATAAGAGAGGAACAGCAGTATCTGACGCAGTTACTAATTGGAGTACAAATGATTCAGCATTCCTAGACGAGGAAGAAACAGCAGATTTGCAAGATGACTTAGCTAGACAAACAGCATCTGAATTAAAAGTAAATGCAAGCTTATTTAAAGAAGCATATAGTGCAAAAATTATATCTTATGTATTAGAAATAAATGATAGTATAACAGATGAACAAGTGATAAAACTGTACAATAAGAATGAAGATTTATATGGTGCTTTACAAAGTTTAGGTCTTCCTGTTACATTAAAAGAATATAAAGCATATTTTGAGAAGAATGGTGAACCATATGAAGCAGCAATAAACAATGATATACTTGATCAAAGGATTGCTTTGATTGGTAATGAAGGGATTGTTAAACCTAAAGACGGAAGACAAATAGGTATTGGAAATGAGCCAGCAGATCTAGAACCTTTATATGAAATTAGAGATTATCTTAAAGAAGAGTTTCCTGAGTTAGCTGATTTTGCTAATCCTGAAGATATTGATCCTGATAACATGTTAGGTCTTCTTGAGACTTGGAATAGTATTAAAACTGGTGAAGGAGGTATTGGTGCAGCTGTAAGACCAAATGTTGTTCTTAATATGTTAGGTGAGAATGGTATTAAGGTTCAGAGTAATATTGCTGCAGGAAGAGAGTTGAATCCTCAGATTAGATTTAATAGTACTACATTTAGTGAGTTTGCAACTAAGTATTCTATTGAAGGTAAGGGTAATGATAAAGCTGTAAGAACACAGTATCTTATATCATCTCTGATTACAATGATGACAGATAATGCTAAAGAGAGATTAGCTGATGTATTAAGTATAAATAAGAATTCACTTGCAGTTGTAACAACGTTATCTTCATTAGGTGTACCAATTAAGACTAGTATGTTATTACTTAAGAATCCTATTATTAAATTAGGATATGACTTAGCAATAAATAAAGTATCCCCAATGGACCCTGGTATATCATCTATACTAAAGAAAAGATTAACATTCTTAAATAATGATTATGAAATATCTACTGTCCCTGTAACAGATGCTATACTTACTGGAGCTATAATGAATGACTGGGTTAACCCAACTCTTCCTTTAACTTCAGGTTTTGGTACAGATATGACAGGTCAAACTCCTGAAGGATATACTGATGAAGAAGCTTCTCTTGAATACTCAGTAATTAAACAATTTGTTAATGCACGTAGATTGACAGACTATACAGGTAAATTAGGATCACTTGTGGATTTACTTGCTGGGTTTGGTAGAAGCACTCAAGATATAGATAAAGCTGCTAATGACTTTAAAGAACTTGGTGTAGGATTATCTGACTCAGAATTTAAGAAACTTAAAGATAAAGACGGAGTTGCAATTCCTATTGATGTAAGACCAATATTTGAAGGTAATGATTTCCGTGCAACTTACTATAATATATTTAAAGAATTCACAGAAGATTTATTACCTGCTGTATTTATAACACGTACTGCTGAGTTTGTTAAAATGAAAGAAGCAGTGGTTGCAAATATGATAAGTAATAATATGCTAGTAGATGAGAGAAGAGTAAATATTATTGAGAAGGATGTACTTAGTTATTTAACTATGACTTCATACAAGCAGTTCTTACTTAATTCTCCAGATGGTGCAGAGAAATTAGGTTCATTACAGAACGGTTTAATATATGATGATCTTGGAGGAGAAAACTCTGTTACTATAGATAATGTTATAACTAGTGTTAGGAATTACTTCAAAGCAGAAGGTAAAGAAAATTACTTCATAGAGAAGTTTATATATCTAGACTTAGCTTCTAATGATACTAATAAGGCTGGTATTAATAGAGCTAAAGCAAACAACTGGACACAGATGAGTGATTCTAAAGTTGTAGACTTACAAGCTAGTTTTGCAGAGATCTATAGTGAACCAGCATTAAGAACACACGCTTATGATCTTATGCATTACCTTTTAGTTAAAGATGGCATGCAATTTAAAAATAACACTTTCTTAAGTGCTATACCTGGGTTTATGTTTGATAGAGTATTGAATGCAATATCAGCAGGACATACATTATTGAAATCTACAACTGCAACAGATTCTTCATACAACTTAGTATTTGGTAAATCTTCAGAGATGCTAGCTAATGATTTTGTAGAAGGTTATCTTAAGTCAAATCAAAATGGTTGGTTATTACCTATGGTAAAATCTATAACTACTGATGAAGCACAAGCTGCACATATAAATAAAGAAGGTAACTTAATTGTTAATATGTTTAATGGTGTAAAATCTTTCACAGAACAGAAGGGTACAAAAGTAATTAAAGGTAAAAAGTATAAATTCCAACGAGAAGGTAAATCTATATTTGTAGATCAAAAGAGTAAGCAATATAAAGCTCTTGCTAAGAACATGGGTCAACTAGGTGGAATGGGTTTTAAATTTGAAAATATAAAGAAAGGAGAAAAAGCTTTAGAATTAGTTCTTCCATTATATGTAAGAAATATATACAAAGATGACTTTGGGACTACATATGTAAAGAACTTTGAGTTACAACAAACATATAGAGAAAAGAGATTTTCTAAGTCTGGTGATATTATGAACATGTTAGATGGTGAAGAACTTGTAGCTAAAGGTTACCAGGCAGTATATGTTCCTGTAGAATTAGTTGGTTCAAATCAAGTTACTCCAGTTAGTTTTGCATTAGGAGAAGTTCCTACATACAAGTCACTAAGAGATAAGTATAAATCAGATCCTATGGATGGGCTTATTAATAGTTTAAATTTAGATCAGATTGAAGAAGATATTAAATCATTTGGTAATATGGACGCTGCTGCAATGCAAGATCTTTATAATCAAGCTACTAATTCTGGAGCTTCTGTTAGTAATACTAACAAGTCTGTAAAGATAGATGGTACAAACATAAACAATGAACCTACAATTATTGAACCTGAGTTTAATTACACTGTGGATAGTATGCCTAAAGAGATTTCTGATGCAGCTATAGCAAGTACTCAGTTACTAATGTCTCAGCTAAGTGTAGAACCAAGTAAGGAGTCTAGTAAGTCAGATGTAGAAATAGCAACTGTAAGAGATTGGTGGGCAGATATTAAAACAGATAAGTATGGAGCACAAAAATATACAAAGAGATCTGGTATTGATGGTATATTAAATGAATTTGATACCTTTGACGGCACAGCAGAAAGATTTATAGAAATAATAGAAAATTGTAAATAGATATGGCAACTTGTTATAACAAAAATACTCCACAGTATAAAGCTTTAGAAAAGAAATTTAAAAGCTCATTAAAGATTGACGGTTACATTGATGCATATCAACGTACTTCTAAATCAGATCAGATTCCTTCAGTAGCTAATGTTGAGACTATGCTAAAGAGAAGACAAACAATGTTATCTATAAAGAAAAGAGGATATAAGAAATCTATATTATCAAATTTGAGCAGAATGAAATTAGTTAATAATCACTATGGTCAATACAAAGTTAATCATAGTAATCCAATTACAAGAACATATAGCCCTACTATATTAAACAGAAACTATCAGACTATATTAAAAGTACTACAACATAATAGAATACCTATTGAAGCTGTAACTTTTAAGAACATATCTAACAATATAGTTTCTACTGAGCCAGGATACTTTGAATCATTTACAGTTGATATAAATGAAAACCTTCTTAAAAATTTAGATGAGTTAAAAGATACTATAGATACTAGTAAGACTAATGTAATTAGCATAATCAATCAATTGAAATCTACATTCCCTAATGTACAAGTAGATATTGTTTCAAATAAAGAAGCAGAAGAATACTATAATCTATTACCTGCTTCTAAGAGAGCTAAAGTACCTTTCAATTTAATTAACGCATATTACCAAGGTGGTGTAGTTAAGTTAATTGAAAACAAAGTAACTTCAGAGATTGCAGTAGAAGAAATGTTACATCCTTTTATATCTGCTATAAAGCAGGATAACAATAAGTTATATAAGAGTCTGTTAACTGAAGCAAAGAAGATGTTCCCTTTACTTAATCAAGAGATTGCTGACTCATATATTGTATCAAGAGGGTTTAGTCAAACAGATAGGGACTTAGAATTAGTAACCCAATCATTAGCATTACACTTTAAAAAAGAATATCAAGAAGCTCCTACAGAAAATTGGAAATCAAACATAGTAGATTTATTAAAATGGTTTTTAGATTTAGTTGGTAAGGTGTCTGACTATATTGTAGGTGATAAGTTAAGAATAACTGTAGATGTTTTAAAACCTACATCAAACCTAACAGATATTGCTAAGTTGCTAAACACAGATCAACTGCAGATACTTTTAAATACAAAGGTTGATGAGCAAGTTAGATACTCATTGGATCCAGAATCTAAAAGAGTTGTAGATTACGTAAAGGGTAAGAGTAATGATGTTCAGAAAGCTATTATAGACAACTTCTTTAATATTGTTACAAATTTAGACTTTGAAGTAAATCAATTGACTACGGATAACGTTATACTGGAAAGAGATACACATACATATGTAAACCTATCTGATTCAAGCATTACATATAAGTCATCAACTACAGCAATCAAAGGTCCACTTACTGATACAGAAGGTGCATATGAATTAAATAGATTAATAGGTAATGATTTTGACACTATACTTGAAAGCATTACAATGAATATACCTCTTGAAGAAATGCCTAAGTTAGATGTATTAGCTGAGGATGTAGCCAAAAGAGCATATGAAGCTTTGCAAAATTATACATTTGGTATGGAAGCAGATGGTAGTGTATTAATACCACAGATAATAGTATCAGATAGAGAGAGTAAAATAGCAGGAATGATTGATCTATTACGTATTCATCCTGATGGAAGTCTTACAATTATAGATTTAAAGTCAAGTAAAAACTCAAGTGACTCTTTTGGTTATACTGATATGGTCTATCCTGTTAGTGAAGGTAGTGTATTTTTTGATCCAAAAGATCCTGGTAAGAAAGTATTTACAACTAGCCAACAACATTCTATACAGACAAATCTATATAGAAGAATGCTAGAAAACATGGGGTATACAGTAACCCCTGAGTCACAAACATTTCATGTACTAGTTGGTATAGAAGGTAAAGGTAAGAATCAAAAGTTCACAGGTGAGTTCAAACTAGATGGTACAAAGTTTCATCCAGCTACACAGAGTAAAACATATGTAGATCAGATAGTTCCTTATAGAGTTAATGAGTCTTCAGAAAAAGCTTTAGAAGGTGCTCTTGAGAGTGCAGGAATATTTTCACCAGCTGATATTATAAATGATCAACCACAAGAACAAGCTCCTCAAAGTGACGCCCCTTCAAATGCTGCATATAGTTCAATGTTTGACGTTGTAAAAGAATTTAAGAAAAATGTTATAACAAGAAAATCTGCAATTGAAAAGTTAAAGAGTAGTACTTTATTTAATATGTCTCAAACAGAATACTTAGATGAACTACAACAAACTGTTTCTGCTATCAATGTATCAATGTTGAGAGGTACAGCAGATGTAGTGTTTACTGAGTTACTAAGAGATGGTATAAAAAAGATCAAGGATGTTACTGAATACTTAGGAACTAAAGAGAATTTTAAAAGTCCTGAGTATATCAAACATGTACTATATTGGAAAAAGTTTGTTGAAACATACCGTGGATTAGTTGATATATCTAATGCTGATGGTTTAAACAAGACTCAATTACAATATAAAGAATTATTACAGACAGGTCTTAATGCACTTGTAGGTGAAAAGCAAAATGATGCAGGAGATAAACTACCAGGTATACTTGATAGTGCTTTAGAAAATTATGTAGTTGCATGGTCTTTGGATAAAACTAATAGAGATGATATGACAGAGGATGATGTAAGAGCTATGTCTAAACATACTGAGGATATTGGCATGCTAGAACATTTAACAGGAGATCTTGACACTTCTGCTGATATGTTATCAGCTCTTATGGCTAAAGAATTTAAGGCTACAAAACAAAAGATGCTTGATAAGGTTGAGGATATTAGTGATGATATAAGAAATTCTGCAAATAACTTAATGATGGAAACTTTAGGTAATAAAGTTGACTATAAGTTTATGCAAGTTTTTGATGAGGATGGGATATGGACAGGGAGATATGTTAAGAAAATTGGTTATCAGTACTACAGTAAGTTAGATCAATTATCTAAAAATTTAAGTGATACTGACGGAACCCCGTTGAGATATATAGAAAAAACAAACCTTGAAGATTATACAGCAAGTGATATAGAGCATAATCAGAAACTTGCTAAAGCAAAAGTAGAGTATTCAAAGTTTATGAATCCTGAAAAGACTAGTAAGCAAGGTTATTCAGACGGTGAATTTCATAAATTGACAGAGGAGTTTAAAACTGCTAGAAATAAAGTAATGGAGTATAGAAGATCTATACAGCAGTGGGTTAGAAAAAATGGTATATCAGATTTAGAAGTAGAGAACTTTAAAGGTAAGTACTATGATACAATAGAGTACTACAAGAAAAGTAAAGATGCCTATGGTGATTTTACTGGTATGGTTAAGTTAGATACTATGACAGTAATCAAAAAAGACAATGTAGAGAAGAGAGAAATATCTGCATCAGGAGAAGAAATGAGAGATAGTAAGTATTTAAGTATTATGGATCCTCAGAATTCTTTACAGAGTGCAGAGAAACAATTTTACTTAATGTTTAGAAGAGTATATGAAGATGAGTTGTTACCTAAACTACCTAAAAATATTGGGTCAATGATGCTTGGTAGAAGTCCAGTTGTTAAGGATAGATTTCAAAAGGAGTTAGAAACTAAACCTGAATTTATCCAAGGTTTTTGGGCAAAGACTCAAACAGGATTCCAGAATTTCTTTAATACAACTACAAAACAAGAGATAGTTGCATTTGATGAATTTGGTAATTTTGTTGAAGATACATTGCCTATTTTTTATGTAGGTCAACCTAGAACAGAAGCTGAACTTGTAAAGATACAAGATGAAATAGCTAGCAAAGTAAAACTTAGAAGTACAGCAAAGACTGCTGAAGAATTACAAGAAATTGATTCTGCTCTAAGTCAACTGAGACTCAATAGAACAAGATTACAAGATCAACCTACTAGAAGTCAGATGAGTACAGACATGACTGATAATCTTTTAAGATTTGCGGGGATGGCACAAAATTATGAAAGTCTTGGAATAGTTGAAGATACTTTTAAAGCTATAATGACTACTATGGCTAAAAGAAAATATGATCCAAAAGAGTATGGGGTATTTTCTAGAATAGGTAAGGGTGTTAATGCTAAATTAGAAAAGGTAGGTATAAGAGGTACAGGAAGTTCAAGGGGTGATGCCAAAATATTACAGAGAGCACGTAAGTATATGAGTATGACTTTCTATGATAATGAAAAGAGAAGTCTTGAATGGTATGATAAACTGGCTGCCAAGATTGTATCTTTTTCATCATTAGGATATGTAGGTTTTAATGTCTTTGGTAATATTAATAACTTTGTGATGGGTAGAGTTAATAATGGTATTGAGGCTGCAGGTGCATTATACTTTGATAGAGGTGCTTATGCTTTAGCTACATTAGAGTTTAATAAAAGAATGTCTACTGACATGTTTAATAAATGGGCTCATAATTATAATGGTGCATTTGGTAAAGGTAAATATAAGAAGTACATTCCTATTAGTAAATTTGAGGGAGCTGTTGATTGGTTTAGAATGTTAGATGATAAAACAGATATACGTGAAACTGTAAAGACTCCAGGTGTAGAAGGAAGAGCAATGAGAATAGTAGAGTCTGTAGGTTATTCTTTGAATGATGCTTTTGAATACAATGTACAAACTAAAACTGGTCTGGCCATTCTTTATACTCTTCAGGTAGACAATGGTAAAGCTGAAGGAGAGGGTGGTAGAGAGACTATGAGTTTGTATGATGCTATGCAATGGAATAATACCTCAGGTACTATGGACCTTAAAGATGGCTTTACTCATATCACACTTAAGAATGGTAAGAGAAAAGTTTTCAATGATGATGTTAGATATGAGATTAGAAATTATATACGTGAGGTAAATAAGCAAATCCATGGTAATTATGCTAGAGAAGATAGAATGGTTATACAAGCACATACTATTGGACAACTTGCTGCACAATTTCATAAGTGGATTGCCCCAGCTATTAAGGCTAGGTTTAGAGCAGAGTACTTTGATGAAAACTTAGGATTTGTAGAAGGAAGATATAGGTCCATGTTGAATTTTTTAGCATACTCAACACGGAACCTAACTCAAATAGGAAAACTTCAAAGTAACTATAAAGCCTTTAATGGTAAAGATGGTTTAGTTAAATTAAAAAATGTACATAGAACACTTGGGGAACTAGCAATATTCATGACAGTAGTGTCATTAAATTCATTACTGAAAGATTGGGATGAAGATGATGATGACTCTAAAAAATCAGCTACTAGAAAAAGATTAGAGAATGCACTAATCTACCAAATGAATAGACTACAAAAAGAATTAGTACTTTATTTACCTGTCTTTGGTGGAGCAGAACAAATGCAAATGCTTGATGGTCCAATATCTTCAACAAGATTAGTTGGAGAATTTAGTGGAGCATTTATGGAGACACTAGGTTGGATACCACATTTACCAGCTTATATGTCTAAAGAAGGACAAGAATTTGAAAACTGGAAAAAAGACTCTGGTCTATACTATACAAGAGGTACTAGAAAAGGAAAAGTAAAGCTTTCTAAAGAATGGGGTGATGTAATACCAGGTTGGTATACTATTAATAGATGGTTAGCATTTGATAATATTAAAAACTTTTATGTCAAGTAGAACAGAAGGTGCTAGCTAATTTCACACGCACCTCCTGCACAAGCTAACTCACCTTTAAGATCAGTATTATCTTCTATTTCAACTACATTATCTAGATTAATATCCATTAGAGATTTTATTAATTCATTATATTTCTCTTCTGTAATGTCTTCAAATGGAGCTTGAATATATGTTCCACCATCATAGGGTAAGACAGCTAAACCATTATAGTGTTCTCTGTTATCCCACATCCATTTTCCAGCAGCATCCCATTCATGATCTCTTAAAGAAATAGTAGCAGATACATTATGAGTATTTGATCCTGCTCTATGTCCAGTGTTAACCCATTCAGTAGCAACTTTTTTAACTCTTTCAAGTAATTGAAAAGGTGACTCAGTTCTAAGTATAGAACCTTTAGGTGCCATTTGTGGAATACTAATACATGCAGTATCATGAGGTCTAAAGTAATCATCTTCTAATAACTCTGGATGATTGATGCTTAAGTAATTATAGATTGATTCATTTTTACCTACACGCATTCTTCTGATGTAGAAATCATTATGCCAAGCATGAATACCTGAACTTGTACCTAATGTTAATGATGTAGTACCTGCAGGTTTAACGCATGTTGTCCTTGCTGCTTTGTTTATCCCTATCAGTTTTGCTACTCTTGAGTTTTCTCTCTTTACTATACTTGCAGCTTCCTTCATATCCAGCTGGAGCACAGCGGCACTCCCTATTCCTGTCATTGACACACCTATAAGTGCGTCCTTCTCTGTTGTGCTTTGCCATATCTCTCTTAAATAATGAAAATTAGTATAACCTGCTTGAAGTGTACCAATGAATGCAGCCATTTTAACTCTTTCATTTAGATCCTCTTGTGATTCTATGTTTGAAACATTTACTTCACATAGATTACAGAACTGATATGGTCTTAATGCAATTTCACAACACGGATTTGTTCCCCAATCCTTATCATTGTTTAAATATATACCTGGTTCACCCGCTCCAGATAACTCAACACGTTTCCATAAGTTCATGAAGAATTCTTTAGTTATTTTATGTCTCATTAATACTGCAGAGTTGTTTGATCTACCTCTTTGTGGATTTTTTTCCCACCAGTCTCCAGTTTTACATGAAATCATTTCTTCATCATGAGCACTAAACAAACTAATCAAAGCTGCTCTTCTAATACCACCAGCTAATACAGCATCAGCAATATGGCAAACCATATCATGAACTTCTAAACTAGACAACTGACTACCATCATCTTTAGAATCTAACAGACCTTCAAGCTTTAATAAACATTCTTTAAGTGGTTGAGGTCCAGGAGCCTTACCACCTGATGTTACTAATCTTGCACCCTTTGCTCTAATGTCAGAATAGTCAAATACAACTTTAGATGACCTACCATTAAGATAAGACTTAATTAATACTTTAACAGCATCAGCCCATCCTTCAATTGAGTCTCCAATTAAATATCTTTTAAATCTTTTATCATATGGTTTGTTAATAGGAGGTAATTTATTAACATGATGTTGTTGAACAGAATAACCAACACCTGTACCACCTAATAGTAAAAACATAGTTTCACTAAATGAGTGAATATTATCTATAGGAAGATAAGCACAGTTATAAACTCTATTAGGGCTTATTTCAATAGGTTTACCACCAAATTGCATTGACCTCATTGATGGTAAAACTTTTTTATCATATACAAATTTATATGCTTTAGTAATTTCTTCAACTATACCTGGATATTTCTTTATATGCATAGCTTTGTTTCTGTCAACTAACTCACTCCATGTCTCTCTTCTTTGTACTTCTGGTAAATATTTTGCGTATTTCATATGGACAGTAATGTCACTCAGAATTTTGTTACTTAAATTCATATTTTGATTGGTTTTAATAAAAGGATTAATAATTCCCTGTTAAGGGTAGATACAAGATAAATAAAATATCTTAAATTTTATAGTATATGCATGAACAAATTCACACGTTTTTAATTTTAAATGTAATATTCTTTTTGTATATTGTATATATACTACAAAAGTATAATAATATTTATAAATAAAAAAATTTAAAACCATGAGTTATAGTTTAATTAAAAAATACAACTGGACTTACTTTGCAGAGAAAATTCTTAATGCTTTAACAGGATCAAAAAATACTTATATGGCAAATATAGCTGCAGGTGAAACTGAAATGCTTCCAATAGCTTTTAGATCTATTTCTATAATGAATACACATGCAACAAATACTATTAAAGTTCAAAATTCTACACAAAATATCATTCTTCCTGCACTTACTACAGTAACTTTTGATGCAGTTCAAGGCTCTCTCTATTCTGGAGATATAACAATTATAACAGGATTTGGTACAGCAATTGTAGCAGGAACATATTAAAACATTTTTGAATGGCAACTAATATTAATACACAAAAGGTTTTATCAAGAAGAATATCTGGAATTGATGGAATAGGTGGTGCAATAGCTTTCACAGATAAGTATTCAATAAGTTTTGATGGAAGTAATGAATATCTTGCTTTGTCTTCAGTTCCATTATTAGGTACACTTGGTACAGGAGATTTTAGCATATCTTTATGGGTTAATGTTACTAATCTTACTGGACAAGGAAATCAAAGACTCGTTACATTTGGAGCAGGAGGATCATATCAAACTGCTATGGCTGTTAATAATACTGGTAATTTAACTTTTTCTGGACCATGGAGTGATCAATTTGCTTGGGGAGGAACAGCTGGAAATTGGAGACATGTGATATATAGAGTAAATAGACAATCAATTTCTAATAATGTAGGTTTTGCTGTAGATGGAATAATATATGACAATAAAAACGTTAATACTACAGGAATCACTTTTGATACTACTGGTAATGGATACATTGGTAGAAACGCAGGATCATTTAATTTTGCAGGAAATATAGATGAGATTGCTGTTTGGACTAAATACCTTACTAACGCAGAGTGTGTAGAAATATATAATTCTGGAGTTCCTACTGATTTACAGGCATCAAGTGTTTCAGCTAATTTACAAAGCTGGTGGAGAATGGGTGATCCTGGAGGGCCTGGTTCTTATCCTACTATTGTAGATCAGGAATCAGGAAATAATGCTACAATGACAAATATGCTAGGTGCAAATATAACTACTAATGTACCAACATAATGAGAAAATTAATCCTAATATTATTTTTATTAATATCTTATACTACTGTTGCTCAAGATAAATGGAAGGAGTTTTGTAAGAAAACATTTAAGTTTTCTACATTTTACGCTGCAGTCAATGGAGGGACATCAATTTCAGATGTAGATAGATACTCAATCACTAACGGTTTAGAAACAGAAATAGTTAAAACACCATATGATTACGCTATAACGTTAGGGATAAGAAAAATAGCTAGATTTGGATATGAGAATAAAGCCAATACATTTTACGATGGAACAGAAAACTCTTGGTCTGATGCTGCTACAATAGGTAAGAGGGATGGTTTAGAATTTCTTTTTGAGATAGATTTACGAAGATTACAAGGACAAGACTACTTAGACCAACATCATTTTTTAAGGTATGTTGCTCCTGACTGGATTACGAAGATTGAATATTTACAGAATGGATTTGCAGATATACAATATTTTGAAGCATCAGAAAGATATAGATATAAACTCAATAATAAGCTTTCTTTTAACATAGGGAGTGCTCAAAGGATAGCAGAACCTTATGGATATGATCCTTTAGAGGAATGGTTGCTATCAAATGGCAACTTACATTATACGTATTTAGCTATAGAAGAGGGTTATAATTATAATTTATATGCAAATGAATATAGTGACCCTAGTGGTAATATAGTTGCTACTAGCAGTGAGGTATGGAAAGAATTAATAATACCTGTAGTTCTTTCAGATTATTCTGAGAAGAAACGGAATGAATTAAAAAGACAATGGACATACTCTGTAGTCCTGGGTGCAGATTACTATTATTATAAGAAGGATAAATGGTTACATGCTTGGGGTAATTTAATGCCTTATCATTATGATGAAGGTAACGAATATTCCTATCACAATTATGTAGATGGTCAATGGTTAGATTACTCTGGAGGACTTATATTAGGTTATAAAATTACTAAGAGTTTAGGATTCTTTGTAGAGGGTAAATATAACAAGTATTGGAACAAAGAATGGTATGATTTTAAATTTGGACTTAACTACATAATACTATAATTTTTAGTATATTATATATATATGGTTAAGCACAGTAAACATTACTATGATACTACAAGGAATTTATCATATGAAACAATTAAAAAAAATAAAAAAATGAATTGGATTAATAGTTGGAACACTGGAAATAAGAAGTTAAAATATGAAATTGAAATAAGAATAGGTAAAATAACTATTTTAGACATTAAAGCATGTCTTTTTTGTGATGTAGATTGTGCTGCAAAGAGGTTTAGATTTATTGTATTCAATCTTGGATTTGAGATATAATGAGTAGAAGATTAAATGTAAAACCTAACATGGCGAGAGCATTGCAAAATGCTGCTGGTAGAAATGTTAGACCTAAACCTGTACTAAGAAATGGTGGCAGACCACTACCTGTTAAAAAAGTAGGTGGTTGTGGATGTGGAAAGTAATTGAAAATGGGTAAAAAAGTATGTTGGAAATATGGTAAAGGAAAATATTGTGGTACTTTAATTCCTAGTAAGGAAACAAAGACACATAGATATGCTAGAACTGAGAATGGTAAAATAAAATCTTTACCTAAAAAGAAAAAAAAATGACAAAAGAATTAAGTGAAGATACAGCAATCAAATTAAGTATAAAAACCTTAGGGGGAATTGCTACACTAATTGCTATACTAGTTGGGATGTGGTTTAATTTACACGGTGAGATTGCAGAGGCTAAAACTCTTCCAGCTCCAGTACCACCAGACGTAAGTAGAATGGAATTTGATATGAAAGATCAAAACATCAGGTTGTCTATTGAAAATACTGAAAAAGCTGTTGATGACTTAAAAAACAGATTAATTAGAATGGAAGATAAATTAGATAAGCTACGATGAAAGTTATTTGGAGAATATTTACTGGGTATTTATTAATATTATTATTTTTAATATTTAGTTCAAATGTCTCAGGTCAAATTGTAGTAACTCATTTTAATGCTGCCTGGAATGATCCTAATAAAGTAAGTTACATTGGAGATCTAACAGACTGTGATATAGTTTATGTTGATATAGCAGTAGCACCAAAACTACAAACTAAACATAAAATAGTAGTAGTACCAACTGTTATTATCTATAAAGATGGAGAAGAACAAAAAAGATACCAAGCTGACATATCATTTAGTATGAAAGCTACAAGAAAAGAAATGCAAGATTATATTGACGAATTATTAATGGAAGACTTCTAATGAAAAACTTACTAATATTATTATTATTACCATTAAGTATATTTGCTCAAGACTCATGGGTAAATTTTAAAGTTCAGTATGATTTTTATGCACCACAAGAAGCTAACTTCTTTATGGTAGAAGATACAGTATCAGGGGATACAGTAATGTTTCATCAACCTACAGTAGGTTATGAATATTTAGACACAGTAATTAATATAAACTCAGGTAACTATGTTGTTACATTAACAGATAATTTTGGAGATGGTTGGGTTTCAAATCAACCAGCTTGGTTTAAAATGAGTAATGATTGTCAGGGAGCAATATTAGATTATACACCTTTAACACAGGCTTTCTTTACTCTAGATACTTTAGTAAATATATGGCCATGTGCTCCACCTCAACCACTAGGACCTCTAGTACCTACTAACATTATAATTAACTTAGATCAATTTACACCAGAAACCTCTTGGGATATACAAGATTCAAACGGTATTGTATATGCATCTGGATCAGGATATGGCTCACTTGCAGCTTACTCTGTAGTAGATACAATAGTAGAGATACCTAAAGGATCATTAAAATTTAACATATATGATTTATATGGTGATGGTTTAGAAGGTTCTGCATGGCAAGGTGCTGATGGTTCTTATTTTGTAAAACAATGTAATGATACACTAGTGTATGGTACAGATCCAGCTTTTGGTTTTGATACTATACACTGTTTTGTTTCTGACTCATGTCCACCTATACTAGGTTGTACAGATGATGACTATTTAGAATATGATTACTATGCTGATATAGATGATGGGAGTTGTCTTACATTAAAAGTATATGGATGTACTGATATTTCTATGTATAATTTTGATGCTTTAGCTAACACAATGGATATGTTAGATGAATGTGAGTTTACTCTTATCCTACATGACCTTATAGGAAATGGATGGGTGGGATCTTATTTACAATTATTTACTCCAGATACATCATATATTTTTACACACACTTCTGGATTTACTGATATTTATCAAGTAACTATAACATCTCCTGACCCTATATCATTTGTATTTAGTATAGATCCTTTAGCACAGGCTACAACAATAGAATGTGGATTTACTTTAATTAATCCAGATGGAGATACTATGATTAATATCCAACCTCCTTTTATTACTCCTTCTTTTGTTTATCCTTTGATTACTGCTTGTGGTAATGAATGTGTAGAAATGGTTTATGGATGCACATATACTAATGCAATTAACTATGATTCATTAGCTAACACAGATGATGTTAGTTGTTACTATAACCCAGGGTGTACTAACCCTGTCTACTTAGAGTATAATGCTAATTACGATCAAGAAGATGGTTCTTGCAGTACTTTAGTTGTAATAGGCTGTATGGATTCTACAGCATTTAATTATGTAGATACAGCAAACACAGAACTACCTAACTCATGTATAGCAGTTGTTGAAGGATGTATGCAAGCTTTAGCTTTTAATTATAATGTGAATGCTAACACATCAGATACTTGTATTGCTATTGTTTATGGGTGTATGAGCCAATTAGCATTAAATTATGACTCAGTAGCAAATGTAGATGACAATAGTTGTATAGGGATTGTTTATGGGTGTATTGATACATTAGCATTCAATTTCTCTCCTATGGCTAATGTTGATGACGGAGGGTGTATTCCTGTTATATATGGTTGTATTAATCCAATTATGTTTAACTTTGACAATAGTGCTAACACTAATGATGGAACTTGTATTCCTTTTATTTATGGTTGTACTGACTCAACAATGTTTAATTTTAATCCCTTAGCTAATGCAGATAATAATACTTGCAATCCTTTTGTTTATGGTTGCACTGACCCAAGTGCCCTTAACTTTAATCCGTCTGCAAATACAGAAGATTTTAATTGTGTTACTTATATGTATGGTTGTATGGATGCAACTGCTTTTAACTATGATACGTTGGCTAATACTGATAATGGTTCATGTGTGGCTATTGTTGAAGGGTGTGTGGATCAAACAGCGTTTAATTATAATTCAAGTGTTAATGTGGTTGATAGTTTGTCTTGTTTATATAGTGCTAATTGTATTACTGGTGACAGTATTCCGTATTGGTTGAATGATCCTTGCTATGCTTGGGTAATAGATGTAGATGACTATTGTTGTGATAATGAATGGGATGATATTTGTCAATTAACATATGATTACTGTAATAGTTCATGGGTTGGTAATCAACCTGAATCTAGAACAATAAGTGATAATATTAATCTATATCCTAATCCTACTACAGGAGTAGTTAATTTCTCTGTAAATGTAGACATAAGTGTCTTCAATACGTTAGGAGAAGAGTTAATACATGAAATAAATGTTAAATCAATAGATTTATCATCTTTTAGCAAAGGTATTTACCATTTTGCTATTAAATATCAAAATAAATTTGTAAATTATAATATAGTGAAGAACTAAATAAAATTAAATACCATGGCAACATACAATATAACATCTAAATTAACACTTACTGGGCAAGGGGTAAGTTCAGATGTACTAAATCAAACAAATACACAAACCTTCAACGTTACACAACCTACAGTTGAATCTGGAGCTTTAGATCTTTCTACATCTAAAACTACATTAGGTACAATGGATGGTATAAAGAACACTGGTACTACATATCTTTATCTTAAGAATACTGGATCAGCTACTCAAGGAACTGCAGAAATAGGTGTAGACACTGAAACTCAAGGAATAGCATTTCTTGCCTTTATTGGAAACCCTGCAAATGCTGGAACAATTACTCTTATATCTACAGATTTAACATCTAAAGTTTATACAGCTGCTGCTGCTGAAAATTTAACAAACAATGAATTTAAAAGTACAGGTAGTATTACTCAAGTAGCAGAATCATTACAAAAGTGTATACAAGCTAGTACAGGTCATGCAGGTAAGATTGTTGTATCATCTTTAGTAGGAGTATTAACCTTAACTCAAGCTAAAGGAGGTAGTACTGGGAATTCTGCTATTACTGTTACGACAACATCTACAGTTTCTTCTGCTGTTTTTACTGGAGGAGGTAGTAATGTACGAAATAAAATGGTAGTATTAAAACCAGGGCAATTTACAACAATACCAGTTGCAAAAAATGTAGATCTTTCACTATCTAGTTCTTTAACAACAACATGTGAATACGGTTGGTGGACACTTGTATAACAATTAAATAAATAAAAAAAAATGGCAACTATTAACTCTCAAATAATTTTATCTGGAGCTGGAATAACTTCAGAACCTTTATTAATAAATCATACTTCAACATTAGTTGTAAGAAATCCTGCAATTGAATCAGGTACTTTAAATGTAACTACAACAGCAGCTACTTTAGTACCTACAAATGCAAGTAAAGTATATCTATATGCAAGAAATACTGGTGCAATAAATACTGCTGATAGTATAAATATAAAAACAATAGGTGGTACAAATATTATAGAGTTAGCACCAAGTGATTGGTGTTTTCTTCCTATTGAACAAAATTTAGGGTTAGATGTTGAATCTGTTACTGCATCAGGAATAAGTACAATTGAATTTTCTTATTTTACAGCAGCATAATGGCTAAAAAATTTATGGGTATTAATCCTGATCATAAAGGATATTGTACTCCAATGACTAAAGCAACTTGTACACCAAGACGTAAAGCTTTAGCTAAAAGGTTAAAACCAGGAGGAGATTTATATAAAGGAAGTATGGGTGGATCAATGATAGAAGGATTAAAAATGAGAAAAAAATTTAATAAAATATAATGGCAAATATATTAGGAAAAATATTTTCAGCAGGTGCAGGTGAACTTGTTAAAAGTGTAGGAGGAGTTATAGATAACCTTCATACATCTAAAGATGAAAAGCTAGCAGCTGAATTAAAAGTAAAAGAGCTTATAGCTAAGTATGAGACTGATATGGAGAAAGAAATATCTAGCAGATGGTCAGCTGATATGGCTTCTGACTCTTGGTTAAGTAAAAATGTCAGACCGTTAGTATTAATATTCTTAGTAGTAGCTACAGTGCTATTAATATTTATTGATGCTGGAGTAATAAATTTTGTAGTAGAAGCTAAATGGACTGACCTACTGCAGTTAGTATTAATAACAGTGATAGGTGCCTACTTTGGTGGCCGTTCACTAGAAAAAACCAAAAAATAATGGCAAAGTATAAAGTAATTACAGAGTTTGATCAAACACAATCAAAGGGTAGAGTTTTTAATTGGAGAAAAATTAAAACAAGTCCTAAAGGTCAAGAACAAATGAAAGAAGCATATGATTTAGGATTAACTAGTTACATTGAAAAAATTGAAGACGTTAAACCTGAAGTTAAGAAAGTTGTAGTAAAGAAAGATAAAAAAGATGATTTAGAATCCTTATAACATGGCAAAGTGCAAATGTGGTAAAACAAAAGCTGAAGATGGGACCTGTGATGGTTCACATCAAGAAAGCTGTAAAAAATAAATAATTTATTATGAAAAATAACTATAGAATTGCTTTAAATAAAGCACATAAAGGTGTAGAACACCGTAAAATAAAAGCTCAAGATATTGGTGAGTACAACGTAGCACCAGGATATAATTCAGCAATAATGGGACCTAGGCAACCAGTTATATCAGATGAGAATGTACAAATTACTAATCCTACACCAATATGGCCTGCTGATAAAACTCGTGCTGCATATGATGCTGGTGCAATTACAAATGATGGAGCTATGGGGATCACTTCAGGAGGTGAAGGATTTATGCCTTCAGGAGAAAGTATGCGTGATAATAGTTATGCTTCTGTTGATTCAAGATCTATGCTTGGAAATATTGGAACAAGAATAGGTAATATATTTAGATCAAATGAAAAAGATATAGACCCTAGAAGAAAAATAGTAGAACATGATGGTAGTTCATCTCCCATAAAGAAAAATATCAGGAAACAAGGAGGTACTACTAATTACCAAGCAGCATTAAAAGCCTATAAAAAAGGTGGCAATGTCAAATAAAAATCCAGTGTCTAATAATAAGTTAAATTCTATTATGAGGCAAAACCGTGTGAGTAGAGTTAAAAAGCTTAATAATTCTAAAAGAACAATTCCTAAGTCTGATTGTGCTATGATTATGAAAAATGGAGGTGATACTCATAAAATGCCTGATGGTACAGTACATGCAGGTAGATCACATGCTGAATATTTAAAGATGTTAAAGAACAAACCCAGCGGCTATTAAGCTACTGGGTTCTTTCATATATAGGAAAAAGTTGGTTTATGGAAGTCAAAACCTATATATAAGCGTTCTTTAATTAAAAAATATATCTAATTGTGTTCCAGGGTATAATTTCATTATGTAGTTCTTTAAATTGTTTTATACTCTTTCTTTTAAATCTGTATTCATATCTTATATTTTCTCCACCATATTGTGATATTTTAGTTTCTTGAATTTCTGGTTTCCATAGTGTAATCTCTGTCTCAGGATGATTTTCTGTATTAACTATATGCTTTTTAAAATTGTGTGTAAGAAATATAACTTCAGACTTAACTTTATCTTTATTCTTTTTTTCTACTAAGCTATTAACTTCTTTAAACAGCATTTCATAGTCTTCTAACCAAGTATCTGTAATAATGACTGGAGAAAAATTTATGTGTACGTCATATCCTGCTTCTATAAAAGTATTAATTGCTTTAATTCTATCAGTAATTTTAGATGTATTAGGTTCATGTATATCAGCCATCTTTTGTGGCATAAGGCTGAATCTGATTCTTATCTTACCTTCAGGATTAAATGATAGTAATTTTTTATTTACATATTTAGTTGCAAAAGACCCCATAGCAATAGGATGATCTTTAAAAAACTCAAATATTCTTTCCCACTCATGATATTTAGCATGTAAAGCAAAATCTTCATTACAACTTATATCATATGTAACAAAATCTGCGTGTGTTTGATTAGGTTTTTTAACAGTTGAGAAATATGCATGATTATTAACTTCTGTTAGGATGTCACCTGTGTTAGTTGCAACAGTTAATCCTTTTGGCTTATGTCTTTTCATGTAGCAATAGCTACAATCATAAAGACAACCGTGTCCAAAACTTGGACTTATAAAATCTGTAGATCTACCAGATTCTCTTATTTTAAATGTCTTCCTTCTTATTTTTTGTATCATCTATAGAAATTTTTAGTAAACATAGGTAACCTATAAGATCATCTATAGTATCATATGTTGCTGGACATAAACCAGCATTTTGAATACGTGCAAGTTTATCATCTATCCTTGCACATATATTTTCTTTAGCTGAACCATTCCCAAATATATTACAGGGATTTGTAGCTGAGTCACCATAACTTTCATTTTTACTTAATAAAAGACTAGTAACCTCACTCATTATTTTTTTAATTTTATATTCTGTTCTCATTTTTTAACATTTTTAAAGTCAACATTAAATTCAGGTAAAGATAATCTTGCAGGTAATACAATTTCTAAATAACATTTATTACATACACTACCATCTTCTGAATTTTTAACAGGTGCAGGATTATTTCCATAACCTTCTATAATATTATTACATATAATACATTTCATAATATTTATTTTTTTGTCCATACTGAGTAAACTTTTACGCCATTCTGAGTTACACATTCTAATTTTTTTTCTTCTTTACTTTCTTGAGATAATTTATCTCTATTTAAGTACTTAGGGTTCTTACTATTTAATTTTCTTTTTTTTGTCATTATGGTATTGAGTTAAGGTTAAACATATAGGGAAGGCTTTTCACTCTAGAGTAGTACACCCTTGCTAGTCAGCCTTCTTCTATATGACAATCATGTCAGTGATTAAATTTTAAAATCTTTAAATGTATCATAATCTTGTGCTTCCATGTCAGCTAAACTATTTAAATCTACATCAATTATATTATCATCTAAGTGACCTGCTTTATAATTTTTTAATAAAAATTCTGAAACATCTCTGTTTTTAATGTTTAAGTGACTTAATAATTCAGTAGTCATAAATTTATGAAATTTTTGTTGATTAGACATCCATGACCTTGGATGAGATGACTTAAGAGCATGTGTAACATGATTATAAAATGACCATGCATTATTTAATGAACAACTATAATTAAAAGTTGGTTTATTCATTTCTCTTTTTATTGTTGACATTTGTGTTGCATCAATAATTTCTTCTTCAATAAATAAACGACCTAGTAACTCAGATTGATCTTTTCTTGAAAGAGTATGATTCTTAAATTGATCTTTATCTTGAATTAATTGATTAAAATGCTTATGTGCATATTTAACTTGTGAACCAATTTGACTTTGAACATCTAAATCTGCTGTTCCAGTATGTTTTCTTGCATATGAAGCCATGTCACCATGAATCATACCATTATTGCAAACAAATACATATGCTCCTATTCCACACTGAAACCTTGTGCTTTTATCATATGAGTTTGTCCAGGCAAACATCATACCTAAATCATCATCATGTGTACTTACTATTTGATAAATACCTTGTACTACTTTTGCACCTGCATTAGATCTGAATGACTTATTCTTTATAACAAAGTTATTCTCTTTTAATAGATTATCTGTATAATCTATGATGCTTCTATGTGGAATAACTGTGTAAGTTTTTCCGTGTGTTGGTAGTTCTGCATTGCATAAATCTACCTCAGTAATTGTTGTTGGTTTTGTATATCCCATATCCTTATTTTTTACAAATATATAAATTAATTTTAATCAAACAAACTTATTTGGTTTGTTTTAACTCCCAGAATGTTATTTATTTCTCTCTCAATAGCATCTAAGTAATACTTTTGATTGATGTCATAATTTTCCCATTCTTGTTCTATCATGTTGTTGTTTACTGTTTGTAACCAACGACCAGCTTCTAATTGTATTTCTCTATTATCAGTCTTATTTACTTTAGTTATTTTAACACCTTTATTAGAAATAAAATATCTATTAATTTTCTGAAGTTCCTCTTCATATGGATGACCATCTTTAATTGATCTTGCTATTTGTTTCCAGTTACCCTTGGATTTCCCTCCTATGCAATAATCTAATATGTTTTTATTTTGATTTATTGTATCTTCAGGTAATATTCCATTAACAAAATATGAGTAGATAGCTTTTGGTATTATAAGTTTTGATTTATTCTTGTGAAGTGCTAAATTCTTAAATTCAAATCTTCCCTTACATTTTGTTTCACCATCATTATTTATTGCAATATAATTATTAACATCAGCAAGAACTATCTTTTTATATTGATCATGTTCAAGATTAAGATTAGTTATTTCTTCCCATTTTTTGCATACTTCCATATATAAGTCAATTTTAGACCTAGGTATGATTGTCTCAACACCATCAGTGTTTTGTAATAAAGGAATAGCTTCAGGTATTGCAAGCATTATCATTTCATAAAGCATCATTAATGTCAATTGACCATTTACAGTAATAAACATAGTAAACTGCGGGTCATACAGGAAAGAGTTCTTGTCATTAGATAAACCATATGTACTATTAAGTATAATTTTATATACATAATTCATAGGGTTACTCTTAGGGATTTTCTTTCTCTCCTCAAAGAACCATTCATATAGTTCACAAAATGCTTTATTATCTAGATGTGCAGGTGCAATCTTATTCATGATAGCTAAGTTTGGATAGAAACTTGTAACATCAGATGACATTATAATATTCTCTTCATCAGATTCATAAACACCAGGTCTAGCTGCTCCATGAGCTCCTCCTAAACCAAAATCTGTCTTAACTCCTTTATACTTAACAGAGTACTTAAAACCTCCTTTAGTATGAAGCGGGTCCAACTCAACAGCTTTAAATCTTTCTAGAAGATTTTTAAATTCAGGTGTTTCAAACTTAATATAGTCAAGTATAAGTCCATCAATCTTAATAACACTTCTAAATGTTCTTAGTTTTTTAAGTTCATACTTTGGTATCTTAAGTTCTTTGCTTAAATAATATGCAAATAACTCTTTACTGATACGTGGTTCAGATGCACTGTATAGATTAATGTTATATTGATCAGTAAGATTTTTTCTTAATTTGATTAAAGGTTTAGATCTATTAAAGATCTCTTTAGTTGCGTCTACATCATTAATACAATATCCAATTATAAGACTTAATTGTTGTTGAGTCTCTATTTTTGTTTCATGATGTATTGGCATATCAAGAATATTATCCCAATCCATAGTATATTCAATCCATTTTAAACTAGAACGTTTAGCAGGATTATCCCAGTGATTAAGTTTAAAAACATCAATTTGTTGTATAGTCATGTTCCACTCAGGAAAATCATGAAACTCTTTATTGTTAGAGTTAGTGATTGCTCTCTGTGCATAACCATATATTTCCTCAGCAATAGATTCACCATCCATTAGCAATAAGTTCTTATGATTTTTTATTATATTGTGGGTCACTTGTGCATCAAATGCTAATCCATTATAGGATATGTGCCACTCTTTTTCTTCAAGATTTTGTTTTAGGAATTCACTAAACTTTGGATAATCATTTTGTAGTTTACATATAGAAAAGACGTGTGTCTCTTCAGTTTTATAATGTTTAAATACTGCTACAAAACAATTACATAAAGTTTCATAATCCATGACCCAGTGATTCATGGCCATATTACTACAATATTAGAAGATTTTATAGTTCCACCACAACTTGCACATAACTTACCACTTGGAGTAGGAGAGCTTTCTCCACAATTACACTCGTATCTATTCATAATATTATTTATTTAATTTTTTCAAATTTTAACTCTAACCACTCATAACATGCCTGTGGTGTTTTTTTCTTTGTAGATGATGATTTTCTCCACGGACCTAACTTTGTTCTTTTATAAACATTAGCTTTCCAAAAGCTTCCTGATGGATAAACTTCTATCCACATGTTTCTTTTAAGTAAATATTCTATGTCTGATTCTTCCATGATTTATAATTTAAGACAAAAAAAAGGGACACTAGGCCCCTTTTCATGTCAATTTATATAATGTTATTTAATAACACTCATGTTAGACTCCATCATAGCAGGTTGTGCCTGAACTTGATTTTCTAACTCTTTTTCAATATGTTCAACAAAGTTGAAGCTGTCTGCATTTAAACAAAAGCCATTAAGGAATGTTTCAATTTCAGATTTTTCAGATAGATAGTATTCAGCATATGTTTCTATTAGCCTTCTTTCTTCTCTGAAATCTTTTCCATTTTCACGTTTTCCTAATTTTAATTTTTGTGGATCACCATTATCATCAAGCTTTGGTAGCATATGATAAGATTGTTTACATTGTTTTGAGATCACTGCAAGTATTTTACTGCTTGGATCAAAGATTGCTTCCATATAAGGGCAATCTGGGTTAATTGGAATTGCTTTAAAAGACTTGTAAGGACCCCAATTTGATGAGATCAATAACATGCTTTTCTCTACATTGATAGTAGAATTTACTTTTTTTGCCATAATTTAAATTTAATTTGTTAACTCTGCAAAGATATAAACTTTTGCTTAAATAGTTGTAATTCATTAGAGTTATATTTGAAACACTCTTTTTCTAGGTTAGGTAAGTCACATAATTCATGCACTTCATGTATGTATTTAATGTCTACAGCTAATAATGCTGCATAATCTTCATGCCAATATATTGGATGTAAGAAACTTTCTACATATTCTGCAATTTTTCCATGCTCACCAAAGAATTCAGTAATTAGTTCTTTTGTTTTTAATGATATTTTTGAATACTCTCCTTTAATTAATCTATTTATGTCATATTTATACTTAGTTAAGTCAAATATAACTGCTATTTTATTTTCATACTCTAAATTAAATTTTGCTTTGTAGCTTTTATTAGTTATTATATACTTCTCTTCAAATAACTTAAAACTAGATAGTTGTTTATCAGGAATATCATAAATACATACTAAATGATAGTCCTCTATATTATATACATCATCCCAACTCATGTAGGTTTCACAAGGTACAAACTTTACCCCCTTCTTTATGTTTAGTAGAGGGTAAAGGAAGACTTTGCTTTTTTGAAAATAATCTTTATATAAGTCTTTCAAACTTTTTGTATTAGTTATACTTACAGTGATAAACATTAATTATAAATGTACATTTCCTTTTAAGAAATCATATGGTAATTCATATCTACACTCTGTATAATGGAAGTTAATCATTTCTAGTATTTTATGCAAATTATCTGTCCATTGATTTAATGTAGCACTTGATACATCAAAAGCATAGGTTTGATCATATTTATCTATGACTACAAACTTAAAAGAAATTTTATAACTGCTTGCTATTTCCTGAGAAACATTTTTACCAACTAGTATAACATAGATAGCTGCTTGAAGCCAATATCTATAGAACTCTAATGTATCAGGAAAATCTGTCAAACTTTTACCTGAAGTTTTTAAGTCAATAATAGTAATAGTCTTTGTCTCATGATCAATAACATATCTATCTACATAACCATGAAGTCCAAACTTATACTTAACAAGATCACAAGTCAAATACTTTTCATTAAATACTTCTAGATTATCCATTTCAAAATCAGTTACCTCATTAGTAAACAATTTCATTATAGAATCATTAGATTTCATTAATGAAACTCTTTCAGTAGCTTTAGTTAACATATCATTATCTATTACATCTTTACCTGCTGATGTACGTATAAATTTAAGATAGTTTTCATTATCTACTGTTTGAATTTTAGCAACTTTCTTTGAATCATCTTTCATAGATTGATATAAATTTTCATTTATCAATGCTTGTATGATTTCTGGTTCAAGATCTTCTAGAGTTTCAGATATAGTTTCACTAGGAAGGATGGGTAATCTACTCTTAATATCATTAAGAACCCTACGCACTGCATCTGAAGGCAATTTACCAGGAGTTACAGAAAACTCTTCATAGAGCTTCTCAGGCTGTAACAGCATCAAGTGAAGAAGTTTACCCTCCACTAGATGTTTATCTGTTCTAACCTCTTTTTCCTGTAGTATGTACTCTTTATAGAATATTTTAGGAGAAAACAATAGTCTGTTCATTGATGAATAACTAAAGTTGAATTCTTTATCCATGAATTCCTTTTCTTTCTGTTTATTTATTTTCATAATTAAAATGGTAATGTGTCTAATGCAAGATGTTCCTCATTTATCACCTGACCTAAGTTTTTATCAATACATTTCTTTTTATATTCAGGTTTAAGTTTTAGATCAGTTCTTTTGAATTCAAATACTGAATCAGCATCCATTCCAAAACTACTTTCTATAACAGTTTGATATAATGAGTCAAGTACAGAATTCATTACATACTTAGTTAAACCTTTATCTTCAATTAATTTAGTAATAAAAGAATTGTAAGGATGCACGCTATGTCTAGCATAGGTTAATGCATATTTCTCAAATTTAGATCTAATAGTTTTAAAGTTAACATGGCTCCATGATTTTCCAGCTCTAAATGTTTGCTCATATTGAAAGAACAATAATGCTATAAAACCTTTTGAATCTTCAACATTACAATTAGATATTATTTCCATACCTAACATTATGTTTTCTTGATCAGAACTTTTAAACATTGCATTTAATTGATCATATACTTTTGCATCAATGGTTAATGAATCTTCAGTTGCAATATCATTTACATATGTATCCATTATCAAATTGTCAGACTCTGCATTTAAATAATCCCAAATTTCTATATGTCCAGGTATAACATAACTATGATAACCTCTACTGCTAGTTATATCTTCTAACTTTTGTAGAAATTTTTGAGCTTTTGTATTTTGAGTATTCCAATAATATGTAGATGTTGATTTTATTATATAATAGTTGCTTACATCTAATTTAGATATGAAATCATTTTCTAATGTAGTATTTTTAAAACCATTTTTTCCTTTATACATTCCCGTTAATAATGCAATAAAGTCTTCTCCAGTTACTAAAGAATCCCAAGTTGTACTAACTAAAGAGTTTATGTATGTCACACTAGTTATAATACAATCAGCCTTTTTCATATCTCTTGTTGACTTAGTATTATATTTATCATGTACTATATTTAATTTTTCTCTTGGTAAAGATAGTTTAGGTGTTCTATATATTAGTTTACCACTTAAATTATTAAAATCAATTTTGTTTAAATTTGCATCTTCAATAATTCCAACATCTATTTCAGTACTATTTTGCCATTTATCTGAGCTACTTTTATAAATACCTATCTCATTTAAGTAAAATGCATCTAAACACTGATCTTTTTCATTTGCATTAAAGCTTACTTCTATAATTTTTTTCATATTTTCATTTTTTTATATAATTTATACTCAGGCTTAAGTTCTACTTTGAAAGTATATAAGTCTCTGTTCTCAATTCTTATTTCTTTTCTTACAATACCTTCTAAATATTGAAAAGATTCATTATTAAGAAGTTCTTGCTCTTCAAGATATTGTATCATTTCAAGTGCACTACGTCTACGTATTTCTTGGATTTCAGAAACACTTATCCAGAATTGTACATCCTTATTTCTATTAAAGTTATATAGATTATCTAATTCTTGAGATAGTGCCCAAAGTAAATGGTACTTTTCCTTATACTTTATAGTAGGAAGAATAGAACCAATCATATTATGATCATCATTATTACGAGAATTCTGTAAAGCTGTAATATCTGATATTAGTTGTTCTGTTAGGTCAACTTTATTTGCAGATTGATTTAAAACTTTTTCAACATGCCATACTTCAGCATTACCCATTTCTACATTGTATGCACAATTCACTGCCATCCCAGTTAATAACCAAGACTCAACTGGCATTGAGAATGTTGTAAACAAACGCCTGTTGAACCATTGATCAAGTTTATCATCAACTATTATTCTTGCTCTTTCACCACCCTTCATATTATTAGTGTCATCAGTATAGTTTGTTATTATTGTAGAACCTTCTTCTACAGAGTCATAATTCCACAATTTAGGAAATAAAGTTGTTGATTTAACTGTATCTCCATTTTCAAAATTACCATTTATCATAAAATGAGTTATATAAACATCTGCTAATTCATAATCATTTGTTACAGTAACTTTATGTTCTTTTAATGCAGATTTAATTCTATCTTGTGATACATCACATCCAGGAAATACAAAAGCTTTTTTTAACTTAGTTAAATCAGGAGCTTTAGTTTCATCATCATCTGATAATATTGCTTTTAACTTTCTCCAAGTATGTGCGCTTTCATCAGCGTGAACTTTTTCTATATTGCCATTAGACCCACTGACCATGATCCCATAAGGATCACAGTCAATGTTAAAGTGGTCAATAGCTGCTTGTAATGTTGGTTGGTTAACATTTTTTGTTGCCATATTATTTTACAGTCATTTTCATTATTTCAGGATTCATCATTAATTTGTTGAATTTCTGTTTGTTACCATTGAAGATTGTTCTAATAACTAAGTATTTAAGATCATTAGTAAAGTAATCCTTAGTACATAATGCTATTATTCTATCAGTAATCTTCTGAGTTACAGTTTTCTCATTTGAGTATACCACGGCATAGTTAGCTAATCTTGTTGCTAAAGTAGAGGCAATGTCTGCTCTATAATCATCATCTTTACCAATACAACTACCAAGTTCACCAAGAATATAAGCTTCATTATCATGAGTTAATAAATCTTTTGGATTTACTAATTTATCTAACTTGTTATTAATAAATGTAGTAAACATAGAAGCAAACTCATCTCCTACAGATCCTTCCCCAATCATTTGGATTAATGGTAAATCTTTCTCAAAGTTCTCAATACTAGATATAGCATTAAAGAATGTTGTAATAGATCTTGCATTAGTCTCTTGTGTAACTAACTCAGGATGCATTAATAAGAAGTTAATACATCTTGTATCAATACCTTCTGATTCTGCCCAACGAGCCCATACATCTACATCAAACTTTAAGTTAGCTGTGATATATCTTGTCTTTTGTGCTGAATCCACACTGTTAACCATATAATCTCCATTGTCAGGATTAGAAGTTAAAATGATATGCCAGTCTTTTGGAAGAGACCATGAAATGTAAGTCTGTCTATCTACTAACTCCATTACTGCTTGAATAAATCTCATGTCTGCACGGTTCCAGTCATCAAGAAGAAGTATACCACCTTCTTTTGCATCAGCAATCCATTCAGGTGCACAGTAAGACATTCTGTTTTTACCAGTTACTTTCCATCCTTGTCTAAGATATTCTTCAACTGCAAGTTCATCAACCCATTGTCCAACTTTTTTAGTTTGAGTTGAATTTGCTGCTGCTGCTTGTGCTTGTGCAGGTGAATAGCTTAAATCATCTATCTTTTTAGCTACTTGCTTCTCTTTATACATTTGGAATTGTCTAACAGGAAATCCAACTAAATCACCTAATTCTTCTATCTGAGCAAGATTAAGTTTAACAAATTTTAATTTATTTTCTTGAGCTAATTGTATTACAGCTGTTGTTTTACCAATACCTGATTCACCAACTATCTCAATTGCTACTGGTTTTTTACCTCCTTCTTGTAGAAATCTATTGTTTTTAATAACATGATTTGTGAAATCTTTTACTTCATCAATGTTTAAATTTACTTGTGCCATTTTCTTTTTTTTTATTTTATTAATTAAGTTGTATTTTTTGTCCTGGTAAATCTTCATTTATCTGACATCTTGTACTATGAACCCATAACGCATTTTGAGGGCATTCTTCTGGTGGATATGCTTCACCATCTGTTAAATATATTAAAGCAGTATACTTCCCTACTTTATTGTAATGATCTATTACTGGTTGGAATTCTGTACCTCCCCTACCTTTAACTTCCCAATCTTTCTTTGGATTAAAGTCTTCTATAGAATTTATTTGTGTATCACATTGTGCTACGGTAATCTTATGGCCTGTTTTATGCATGTGAACTAACTCATTCATGAATTCTTTGAGTTCATCATTAGACACAGATCCTGATGTGTCAACACCAACAAGTATATGATTTTTAAATTTAATCTTTAAACCAGGATTAGCAGCATATCTTTTATTATACTTTCTCCTTAACTTCTTAGTATATGAGATAGTAGAATTACCAATAAATCTCTTTAAATAACCTTTCCAGTCAAATGATGGTGGTTCAATATGTGTTAACCTATCAATAAGTTCAGCAAGCTCGCCAGGAACATGACCACATCTTTTAACAGTTTGATCTGCAGTTTCTTTCAATTGATGTTCAACTTGTTTATGTACAAGTTTTTTATCAGCTTCAGATAATTCATCAAATTCTTGCCATGTTGGATGATCATATGGACTATCACCATTCATTTGTTGCATTACATTATTTAATGCATCACATTCACCATCTTCACAGGCCTGGTCTAATAAGTCATAATAAACTTTAGTACCTGCTTTAGTTGGAAGATTTAATTCTGCAAATGTTTCTAATTTTAAACCTCCATCTGGAAGATAATCATCATCTATATATTGATTAATCTCTATATCTGCTGCTATGTTAAACAACTTAAAGTTTGGAAATCTATCTTTCATTATCATATGTCCAAATGACACATGTAATAATTCATGTTTAAGCAAGCCTATTTGATGTTTATCAGGTAATCTTGTAAAAAATTCAGGGTTAATTGATAATTGTATACCAATACCTTTTGGACTCACACCTGCTGTAGGAATGTCCTTTCTAAAGACTTTATTAAGCCCAATTAAAAAGAGCCCATAAAAGGGCTCTGATAATATTAATGTTTTACTAGCTCTTGCAAGCTTGTCCTGCATAAGTTGTTTATTCATAATTTAAATTTATTTTAATATCTTTGATGATCTTTGTTCCTCCTATATGTTTAAGATGATTAGTAGCTAACTCTAGAATCATTTCTTCTATTATTTTCATTTCAATATTAGGAATCATTTGAGTTTTTGATATATGTTTTTTAATAACTGGAAATAGATTTTTCCATTCTAAGTTAATACCAAACATATCATCTACAACTAGAAAAAGACTATTTGATATTGATCTACGTAATTTAACCCTATTCTCTTTATATAATGATTTTAATAATAATGTCATCATTACTTTGTTTGGCTCTAAGTTTTTAAGAACTTCTATAGCAACATTATAATCATCCTCTATATCATTGTTTAACATTTTTTTTATGTTGTGAAATTCTTCATAGCTTAATTTCACTTTAGTTTATATGGTTTATTAAACTCTGCATCATCAGGTTTTGACATCTTAACATCAGAATCTTTCTTCTTGTTCTTAGATTCATATTTACCTTCTATTTTTATTAATACTCCTGGTTCTTCTTTGTTGTATTCAAAGTCTTCTAGGACTGGTATGATAAATGTTGCATTATCATCTTCTATCCAACCATGTTTAGTCATTTCATCCTGCACAGTCTGTAAAGGATTAATGTGATCAAACTTATGGCGTGAACCTCTTATAAATTTAAAAGAAACATATACTGGTGTTTCATACTTTGCAAACTCTTTAGCAAAAGATGCTGCAGTACTCTTATAGATACTGTCTGTATCTTTTCTGTACTTCATTGTTGTTTTACTTGCTATAAAGAATTTTCCTGTCCACCTTCTGCTATTTTTAGAACTTGGTACATTACCTGGTATAAACCATGATGAAAATGAACCTAATATTGAATCATCTTTCATTTGTTTAAAGCTTTTAGATTCTTAATTTCTTTTAAGTATTTTCTAATAGTTTTTGAAACAGTTGCATAGTGACAATCTAGATCTATGGCTATTACTTTCATAGGTGTATCCATATTGTTCAACCAGTATTCAAGTATTTTAGAACGTTTATCTGTTCTTATTGTATACTTACCTTTATCTAAAAGTAATATACTTTCTTTCTCTATTAACTTTTTACTTAAAAGTTCTTCAGAAGAAGCTTCAGTTTCTCCACTGTATTTCCACAGTTGATCTGCAGTCTTAACAATAGGACCATTATCTTTTTGCCATTGTTGTTCTTCTTCCATTTGTATGGCTACGTGATGTCTATTAATCATCCCTGTGTTTGTTCATTTCTTCTAGTACTTTTTCTAATGCCCACTTTTCTGCAAAACGTAT